AAAACCCGAGTCGCTATCCTGGCAATTAAGCGCGTCCTTACAAAATATCCTGACTTCAAAACTCTTGTGGTTGTCCCTTCTACAAATCTAAAAGACCAATGGGAAGAAAACCTGAGACAATGGAATCTCGAAAAGTCATGTGTCGTTCGTGTGATTAATACGGTCATCATGCATAGGTGGAAATGTGATATTCTTATCATAGATGAGTTACATCTCATACCTAGCGAGAACCGCATCAGTGTATTCAACAAGGTCGAGTATAAACTCGTGCTCGGCCTTACCGCAACCTATGAAAGGCTAGATGGTAGGGAGTCATTACTGGATCGATACTGTCCAGTATGTGATGAAATAACAATGTCAGATGTCATAGCTAACCACTGGGTGGCAGACTATGTTGAATATGAGGTTCTTATAGATGTGGATAATCTCAGCGAATACGAGGAGATACAGAGAAAGTGGACTCAACACTTCGAGTTCTTCTCGTTTGATTTCCAGCTTATGATGAAAATGAATGGGCCAGAAGGTTTTAAGTGCAGGCAAGAGTTCGCAAAAGCTCTATGTACTAAACCCGCACAGTATAAAGAGATGCTGAAAACTGTAACACTCCACGCTATAGGAGCAATGCAAGCAATGCAACAGAAGAAAGCATTTCTGAATAACCATTCAAAAAAGATCGAGCTCACACGAAAAATAATCGAAGCACGACCTAATGCGAAGATCATAACCTTCTCAAACAATATAAAGATGGCGGAAGCTATCGGAATTGGCGGGGTGGTTAGTGGTAAAGAATCGAAGAAGAAGAACAGGACAACACTTGAAGAATTCGCCAAAGCAGATAGTGGAGTTGTGAATAGCAGCAAACTGTTAGTAGCTGGCGCAGATATTCCAGGTGTTAATTGTCTTATCATCCTCGGGCACGATTCAAGCACTACAAGAGCAACGCAAGCAAGAGGTCGAGGCATACGTGTTGAAGGTGATAAGTTCACAGAAATTTTTAATCTTGTTATCAATGATACGCAAGAAACGAAATGGTGTGAATCAGCCCACAAGAATTCTGAAATGGTCAGGATTGATGAGGCTAATCTTGAAAAGGTTTTGAAGCATGAGCCTTTCGAAACCTATAAGAGACCACTCGAAAAGTTTAACTATAGATTTTGACAAGATGACAATAGAAAGAATGCTTGAGCTTTTGATATTACGGGACATACTTCAAAAAGGAGTAGGCCATGGATATAGAGAGAGCAGAATGTGGGATAGGTACCACGAATTAAAAGCAGAATTCCTAAAACCATACCGCATTTAAACCATAGACTCCAAAATGCGGGGACTAGATCAGCACATCAAACTTTAAACAAATCAACCAGTGCTGACTTATACTTTAACATTTGAAAACGAGCTCGCAGCGATGCGACGCTATGGAATAACACCCGACGAGTTATATATTGCGCGTTTAATCTTGATGTGTAAAGATTCAAGCATAGGTGTCAACTATATGAATCAATACCTCGAGACATCAGAAGACGCAAGAAAGATAGTTCGTCCAGTGTTGAAGAACTTGCAAGAAAAGGGAATCATTCTCAAATCTTTCGATCCAGAACAGGAGAAGATTGTTCCAGCAGATATACCGTTTAATAAAAACGCGACTAAGTTTTTCTATCGTGCAGCATTTGATATGGGAAAAGAACTTTTCGATGTCTATCCCAAGTATGCAATGATAGATGGAAACTGCGTTTCTATTTCCGGTGTCAGCAAACGGTTCAACTCTCAAGAAGACGCGTTCAATTTCTACGGTCGAGAGATTAGATGGAATCCGGAAACTCATAACCATATTGTAGAGATTACAAAATGGGCAGCTGAGAATACAAGAATGATAAACTGCGTGTTCAGTAGTTATATTATCGACCATAGGTGGGAATTTATCGAGTCGATGAGAAACGGCGAACAGGGCAACGTTAATTTTGACACAATCCGTATGCTCTGATGGTCGTTGATTCACTACTTGCACAAATAGAAAATGGACGAGCTGGTCATAGCCAAGGGATAAGTATGGGCCTGCCCAAATTGGAGGGCATCATTGACGGAGTAACCAGACAAACATATAGCATTGTTTTCGGCCAAAGTTCGACAGGTAAAATTTTGCCGTCTGTATGAGTAATTATGCAGATCATCAGCCAACAATATCGGTAGAAGCACAAGCTGATCCCGAGATAATTGATTGAGTAATATCAATCAAAATTGTACAGCGTAGGAAGTGAACCTTTGCAAAAAGAATATAACCTTCCCAAGAGTGTTGGCCTCCCATTTTGGGAGAATATGTACGCGGGACTTATTTATAAGATGTGCGAATAAAAAGTCGCACGATAACAAAACGAAAACTTCACTGGCCATTTATGCTTATGTTTATCGTCCATGCATGGAACATTTAGAAGACGAAGATTTTCACGTGATCTATTACTCGCTAGAGATCAGCGCCGAATTACTAATGGCGAAATTATTATCCATTTATATCTTCGAGAAGTATCACGTGGAACTCTCAACGAAAGATATCCTATCACGTACAAAAGGCGGACTTTTGTCTGATGAATATTTTCATATCGTCGAAGAATGTATCCCATGGCTGCGAAGAATAGAAAGTATGATTACGATTTTCGATGGCTCTTTGAATGCTCAGACTTTATATTCGACGCTCGTAAATGAGCTAGCAAAAGCCGGGCAGTTCGTGGAGGAAGAGGGAAGAAAAAAATACATCCCTAATAATCCAAAACAAATTGTCGTCGTGGTTATTGATCATATGAATCTATTAACACATACAATGGGGCGAACAATCAAACAAGAGATTGACCTAGCAAGTCAACAACTCGTTGGCCTCAGGAATATGTGCGGAATCTCACCTGTTGCTATCATGCAGGCAAACAGGGACTCTATGTCTATGTCTCGCCGTGACATGTTAGGCTCTGGCGACTGTAGGATTTCAGATATCCGAGACAGTGCCGGCCCCTCACAAGACGCGGAAATCGTGATCGGTATATATAACCCGTTTAGGGATAAGATCGCTAACTATAGAGGCTATGACATCAAACAATTGCAGGATGTATTCAGAAGTATCACCGTATTGAAAAATCGATATGGTGAATCAGAAGTTGCTGATTGCATTTGTTTCTACGGAAAGATCGGGATGTTTGTTGAACCACCAACACCCGACAAGATTTATGATTACAGTAAGTTTCAAAGTCCACTGTGGACATTGGAACCAAAACAAGATGAAGAAGATGAAGATGATAAACCTAAAACTTTAAACTTTACGTTATGAGCGTAGTATTGCCAACAAAGAAAGTAGCAGCTGAAACACAGGATCCAAAGAACCTTATCATTTACGGGGCGCCCAAGGTCGGGAAAACGACTTTGTTAGCAGAACTACCCGAGTCTCTATTAATAGATACAGAGGGCGGTTCTTCTTATGTATCAGCAGTAAAAGTAAAAGCAACAACGATTCCGGAATTAACGGAAGTATGCAAGGCTATCTTGGATGCTGGCAAACCATATAAATTTCTTATTCTCGATACCATCACAGCACTCGAAGAGATGTGTAAGCCATTGGCCGCTAAGTTGTATATGTCAACACCAATGGGTAAGAATTACACAGGAGGAGCTGAGGGAATTCTTAATCTGCCGCAAGGCGCGGGTTCTTACCGAGCTCGTTCTTGGTTAATTGCGGGAAACTCCTTAGAGCTTCAAATACTGCGCATTGTAGCGATACGAATGGCAGCAGCAAACGTAACGGTTTGTGGGTAGTAAAAACTTTGAAGATTGGACAATCCGCAGCTGAGCTTCTTAAATAGAAGAGAGTTCATCGACTATCCCGGGAGGGAGTACATTAATTAGATTAATGGAAATACCAAGATGATTTGTTATTATTTAACTTATTCATTGTGAAATGAAACTAAGTGAAAAATCATATCCCGCTGTAATGTGTATATATATAAAATAGTAAATATACAAAACAATAAAGTTTATATCGGAAGCACAAATTTATTCAACCGTAGAATGCAAAAGCATAAATACGAATTAAGGCATGGCAAACATACAAATCTTTATTTGCAAAATTCGTATAACTTATACGGCGCTGATTCTTTTGAAGTATATATTGAGCAACAATTTGACGTTCCTATTCCAATGACAGAATTGCATAAAATAGAGCAAACGTATATTGACAAATATAATTCAAGAGATGAAAATTTTGGATATAATTTAATGGATGTAGATATTCCTCGGTCATTCAATGAATGGTCAGAAGAATCGAGGAATAAATTGTTGGCGTATATTGATACACGGAAAATTCCTGTTCTTGCATTTTCTAAAGATACAGGAGATTTTATTGGAGAGTATAAATCTGTAACAGAAGCAGCTGAGTCTATACATACAAGTAGCACAAATGTATCTGCCGTTTGTAAGCATAGGCTAAATTATTTTAAAGGCGCCGTATTTATATATAAAAACGAATATGATGCAAACAAATCATATAAATATATTAGGCCAAAGCGAGAATTTACAGAGGAGCATATACAACATTTAAGACTGAGTTGTCGGAAAAGTATAGCGGTTGATAAGTTTGATGCAAACGGAAATGTTATTCAACATTTTACTAGCATTTCTGATGCAATAAGAACAGATAAACTAAAAAGCCACTTCTTAAAATATTGTGATGAAGAAATGGCTAATGGTTATATTTATAAGAAAATAACAAATCAAAGATATAGTCAGCCCGTTACTGAAAAGTAATGGATAAAGCGTGGGGATACCTCAGGCAGGCTATCGAGAAAGTTATTGATATGGTTTCAAAGTGTTCCGAGAACTTGGTGATCGTAGGACATGTAAAGGATAAGGCTATCGTAGATGCCGAAGGAAAGGAAGCTGGCAGCATTAAAGATTTCGACCTAAGTGGTAAAACTGGTCGAATACTTGCAGCCAAGTCAGACGGGATCGGATTTTGCCACAGAGACAAAGATTCTAACCTTTGCATTAACTTTGAAAACGGCGGTCTGGTTACTGCTGGTGCTCGTCCTAAGCACTTAGCCAATAAGGATATTATAGTTGCAGAAAACAATGGTGACGGAACGTTCACCTCTCATTGGGAAAGAATATTCCCTTCTTTGAAAGCATGATTTTGAATTATATTTTCTCTATCGACACTGACACGATGGAGTTTACAATTAGAGATGCTGAAGCTCCGAAGAATGCAGTAAGTGTAAAACTTCCTGTTTCTGAAGAGCCAAAGCTTGTATTGAGCGATAACAAGTTCACGTTGAACGACGAGGCTATACGTCTCTTACGTGTCAGTGTGGGCGATAAGATCGCTATAGTGTTTGATTCAATCGGTAGGCCCATGATCGGGTCTGCCGATTCTTTACACATAGACGGAGGGAACAAGTTGACTAAGTCAAAGACTGTATCTTTCCGTGGAAAGATGAATGGGCAGCTTGCCAAGTTTGGTAATGAGTTCATTATTAAGGAAGACGGCGAAGGTATAGGAGTCCTTACTTCCAACGGTGAGCCTATCGAAGTTGTCGAAGAAGTGGTGCCTGATGAAGAGCCACTAGAGAAAACCGACAACTCTATAGCTACCGATCTTTTTGATCTTGTAGGAAGTGATGACGATTTCACTATGAGCTCGTTTGATTTTTCTTTTAAATGACTAAACCTTTTATGTTTAGGTTAGTCTTATCATTGAGTATAAACAAAAAAACAGTTTAAATTATGTTGGATTTTTCAATTAACAGTAGTGTTTCAGCAGTATCAAACAGTATTAAGCAGCTCGCACCTTTTGCAATCTATGACGTAAAATATGAGAAAAGTGAGATAGTAGAGTTTGACGGAAAGAAAGACCCAAGCCAGCACTATAAGACGCTCCGTGTTCGGTTTAGTAATGCTGACGGATATTACGAGGAAACAATTTTCTTCCCTACGCCGGCTGATGCTGAGAGAAGGAAGTTTGAAAACTCCGATGGAACAACTCGCGAAATGCCAAGCAATTGGGAGAGGATAAAGTTCTTCATGGCTCAGGTCATGGAGGTTTTGAATCCCGATGGATATAAGAAGTTCTGCGAGGCAAGTTCCAAATTTAAGGATTTCGAGATGATGTCCAACGCATTCATCAAGGTCCTCGAGCCCGCAGTTGGTAAGGAGACAAAACTGAAGCTCATGGGTCGTACTGATGCCAACGGCAATGTACACGCTGTGCTTCCAAATTTCTTGAACATCAGCAAGGAGGGCCAGCTTTATGTATCTACAAACTTCATTGGTGACCGTGTGTTCTTCTCTACTTATGAGGAGGGCCAGGTTCAGAAGTTCAAGAACGCCAAGCCTACAGCTATGCCTGACATTGCAGCTGATCCGCTCGCAATCACACCGAAGGCTGAGGAAACTAAGAAGGACGATGTGATCGATCTTGACAGTTTGCTTTCATAATATTATGGTTTTATTTTAGGGAGGGGTTCGCCCCTCCCTTTTTAATATTATCATTGTCAAAACTATGATATTATGCCACTTGACTTTGAAATAGAACCAATCCTGAACAAGGACTTCTTGCTTGGACATTATACCGAGGAAACGTATATGTCCTATTATACAGGCCTACCTATTAAGAAGGGCCTGTTTCTCTCTCCGCTTCGCGAAGATAGGAAACCATCAGTCGCTTTTTACAGAACGAGTAATGGACAACTTATCTATAAAGATTTTGGAGACAATACACACGTTAGCTTTATCGGGCTTGTGATGAAGATGTATTCGCTGAGTTATTACCAAGCGATACGAAAGATTGCCGAAGACTTCGGACTTGTAAAAAGAAAAAGTCAGGAAGTGGAAGCAATAAAACCGATTAAAGTAATCAATACAAGATTTGAAGAATCGAAGCCTTCAATCATAAATGTTGAAGTGCAGGATTTCACAGATCGGGATATTGCGTGGTGGGGACAATACAACATAAGCGTTGAACTACTGCAAAAGTTCCACGTCTATTCTTGCAAGTATGTCTTCCTGAACTCTAGAGTCTTTGCTGAATGTACGGATAAAAACCCGATCTATGGGTATTACTTCGGAAAGAAAAACGGAGAAGAGAAATGGAAGATATACATGCCAAATAGGACAGAATGGAAATGGATTTGCAACACAGGAAACGAAACGATACAAGGATATCGTGAGCTTCCACCTCGAGGTAATGTTTGCGTCATTACGAAATCTTTAAAAGACGTATTGTGCCTTAGATCGTTTGGCATTTATGCAGTCGCTCCTAACAGTGAACACTTATTCGTATCTGATGAGATACTAGAGAATCTAAAGCGTAGATTCAAGACTATCGTAGTCTTATACGATAATGACCACACAGGCATGAGGAGAACCGTAGAGATACGGCAACAACATCCAGAGTTGTTTTACGCGCTGATTCCTAAATGTTCAGGCTGTAAAGATCTATCTGATTATGTGAAAACAAACGGAGTAGAAAAAGCTAAAAGTTTAATCAATGAGTACGTTAAACACATCAGAAATTCCGAATAGTTTCTTTGGTCATACGATCAGAGCAACGCAAAAACAGCTTGAGCTATTGTTTGGGTTTGATCATAATGCAAGCAAAGACGGAAAAAGTCGGTGCATCTGGCATAAAACAATCGACGATATGCCTTTTTGTGTATATGATTGGAAGACAGAAGCAGAACCAGATGAAACTATAGACTGGCACATTGGAGCGAGAAATGAAGAAGAAAGTAAAAAGATACAACGAATTTTGAATAATGTAAAAACTAATGAATTATGAGACCACCTTTTTTTAAACCATCATGTAAAGACACATCGTGCAAGGTAACATTCCCCGATGGTCACACATAGGAATTTGAGACAATCGAACAGGCAGCAGAAGCAACCGGTGTATCACTCGCAGCCTTGAAGAAGCGCTGCAAGTACCCAGGGAAGGAAACAAAAGATGGGATACTCTGCGAGTATCTCAACCCTGCTATGCTCCGTAAGGTTCGTAATAAAGCGAACAGAAGCAAAGGCTGCTCTTTCGAGCGCGATATTATCAACAGGCTCAAAGAGGAAGGATTTGAGGAATGCGTATCCTCTCGTCAGTACTCCCGAGCTATGGATAAGGCAAAGATTGATGTATGCGATCCAAGTGGTAAGCTCCCGGTATATATTCAAGCGAAGTATACAACAAGCACACCGCAGTATACAAAGATCAAGAACGCTTGTCCGTTTAATGATAAGCCTTTCGTGACTATCTGGAAGCAGGCAACTAGAGACGGGAGCAACAGCCCCGGAACGATTGCGATGTTAGATTACGAGTTTTTTATTCAACTTTTAAAAAGTTTTGTCAAGGATGATTGCAACAATAGCGGTATATGATAATACTAACGGTGACATATACGTACAAAAGCTAGGACAGTTTGACCACGTAGACAATGAGAAAGCACAAGAAGCCGTGAGGGATTTCCTTGTTGATAACTACTGGGCACGAGAGTTTGCACAAAAGGCAAAAATGCATAGCTACGACTACGATGAACTAATCGAAGACGCAGCATGCGATGGAGTTATAATTGGTGAAATACAATATCTTTAATATGAGAATAACGGCTATGATACTTGTCATTTTTACTGTTGTTGGTGTGTTGATTTTTGCTTTGTTAAGTTTCAGAACTTTCGAGTTTGAAACATTCGTTCCGTACGAATACAGACTTTGTGCTGATGAGGCATATAACATAGACAAGATCGATGTCGCTAATGATTACATGCAATCAACGGTCAAGATTTTCAAAGATAAGATAACTATCACGGATTACTACAGCAACAAATCCGAGTATGGTGCCATTATCAGAAACGGAAAAATCAAAGAAGACCGAGCAGTATTTGAAGATTGCGATTTCCCCGATCTTCTTATGATTAAAAATGACAACGGGGACATTGAGTGTTTAGTAAATGACAAACCATTCATGTACTTTTATTATAAATGATAAAGATAGGGCTAGATTTAGATGATACCATAAACTATTGGTATGACGTGTACGTCAAGAGGTTTGGCATACCAAAATCTGATAGTGAGATTACGCATAATGTCTGGAATGTGCTAAGGCACGACCAGGAATTTTGGGAGACCCTGCCAGTCAAGAATAGGCTGGTAGGGTTTGTTCCTGAATTGTATTGTACATCTCGAGTAAACAACAAGAGATGGACGAGAAACTGGTTGAAGAAAAACGATTTTCCAAATAAGCCGATATATCAGCGTTTTGGTTTTGGGTTATCCAAGGCGCCATTGATAAAGGGAAGGGTTGACGTCTTTATTGACGACAGCCCTTTTAATGTTTTTGACCTGAACAAAAAAGGTATCCCTTGTTTAATGTTGACAACCCCAGCGAATGCTCACATACGTTTTGATTATAGGATAGAAAGTTTAAACTATGAAGAAATCAAAATCCAATATGAAAAAATTATTCAATAAATTGAAAAAGGGTTTCTCTTTCAATTTGTTTTTTCTTATTACCTGGACCATACTGATTTGTGTAGTTGTGCCGCTTTGTGGTAGATGTGAGAACACACAAGAAGACTATGGCGAAGATTTAAGGATTGACTTTTAAACTTTTCATTCTTTCTTTAGTCTAATTTTAAGATAACAAATTAAAAAGATGATCATTATGAAACAAAAAATATATATGAAATGCCTAGGCAGGAAGGAAAAACAGACATTTTTGTCAACGACTTATTGCGTAAGTCAGGGATCAGTCTCTCATCACAAGATGCAGATATAAATATTGACCTAAGGGATGCGTTGCAAAGTGCATCCAAGAATGGAACAGGCAATGTGGGCTATCCTGATTATTGTGGAATTGTCAATGGATATGTCTTTGTCATAGAAGATAAGGCGAGCGTTTATGATCACGCCAAATATCTTGACGATAAGGAGACAGAGCTTGATATGTCCCAGCAAGCCATTAAGAAGTACGCACTCAATGGTGCTGTTCATTATGCCATTAAGATAATGGCAAGCGCACCATATGAGCAACTGTTCGGATTTGGAGTTTCCGGAAATGAAGATGGATATCGTATCACTCCGTTCTTTCTGAGATCGAGAGAAACGAAACCTATGATTCTTGAACCGATTAATGATTTCAACTCATTCTCTCATGATAACATTGGGACATATTATTGTATGAATGTGTTAAAGGAAAAACTCGATATAAATAAGAGTGTTGCAGAAGTAAGACGTGACGCTGCAGCTTTACATGAGCATTTCCGAAATTATGGATCATTGACTACTGCACAAAAGCCAGGTATTGTCTCAGGTATTTTGATTGCTTTAACTGAAACAGAAACTGGGAATCTGAATATTCAATCATTAGTTGGAGATCCAGACAATACTGATGGCGATAAGATTATGCTTGCAATTAAAATCGCACTCAAAAAACGAGGAATAGAAAATTCGACTATTCTCGGTCAATATTCGTTCATTAGTACAAACGTACAAATTAATTCCATAAATGCAAACCTTGGGAAAACTCCACTGAGATATTTTGTGGAATTGATTTACAACTATGTTTTCAAAAACATAAAGTATAAATCGACAACAGAGGATCTAGTTGGTAAGTTCTATAATGAATTTGTTTCCTACTCTGGTGGTGATGGTCAGACTTTAGGGATTATTTTAACACCTACACATATAACAGAATTGTTCTGTGATCTTGTAAATCTTAAACCTAACGATCGTGTGTTTGATCCGTGTTGTGGAACTGGTGGTTTCTTGATTGCAGCTTTGCACAGAATGATTGCAGGATGTGATAAGTCAGATGTAGAGATTCGACGAATAAAGAACCACTCACTTTTTGGAATTGAAATGCAGGACTATATGTATAGTATTGCGTTCTCAAATTTATATTTGAGAAATTGCAACACAAACAATTTGTTGTGCGATAACTTTTTCAAAGTAAAAGCAAACGATCTCGGAAGCAAAGGGTTTACTGTTGGAATGATTAATCCACCATACTCCCAAGGATCAGCAAAGAATCCAGAACTTTATGAAATTAATTTCATATTGAGAATGGTTGATTGTTTAATACCAGGAGGAAGAGGAATCGCAATTGTTCCACAATCTACAATGTCCGGAAAATCTAAGATAGAAATAGAAGCAAAACGTTTGTTACTTGAACGTCATACATTGGAAGGTGTGATCACATTAAATCCTCAAACATTCTTTGGTGTGGGAGTTAACCCTTGTATCTGTGTGTTTACAGCAGGAGTTCCACATGACAAGAATAAGCTTGTGAAATTTATTGATTTCTCCGATGATGGGTATGTTGTAGAAATGAAACAAGGTTTAATAGCCTCTCCTTCAGTAGCAGAAAAGAAGAAATATCTTTTACAAATCTGGAATGAAGAAATAGAAGATGATTTAATCTGTACTAAATGTACTGTTGGATTTGATGATGATTGGATATATCATGCACAAAAGAAAACTAAATTGAATTTGACAGATGATTTATTTGATTCATATGTAAAAGATTTTGCTGATATAATTCAGAAGTAAAAAAAAATATGTTGTCAATTAAAAATTTAAATATTAAACCATTTATACTTGGTGACATCTTTGAAATAAAAAAGTCAAAGTCAATTGATAAAAATAAAATTCAACAAGGTAATGGTGAGATTCCATATGTCACACGAACTAAATTTAATGGCGGAATTACAAAATTTGTTTGTGATCAAGGTGTTGAAAAATTAAATTCTGGAAATGTTATTACAGTTGGTTTTAATACACAGGAAGTATTCTATCAACCACGCGATTATTATAGTTCGCAGAATGTGCTGAGGCTAGAAAATAGTCAATTAAATTGTTATAGAGCTACATTTATTGTTCCTATACTGAGACAAATTTTAAAACAAAAATTTAGCTATGGTTTTAATTCAACTATGCAGCGAATCTCAGCTCTTAAAATTCCCCTTCCATTTACCTTAGACGGAAAACCTGATTGGGATATGATGGAGACATACATCAAAGACAGAATGGATTGTGTTAAACAGCAAGAGAAGGAAGAACTAAAAAGAAAAATCGAAGAATTAAAAACTCGTGTTTTGCCAAAACCAAATATTCCGAGGCCAACAATAGCTGGAAAAGCTACCGCTGATTTTCCACTTGGTCAAGTATTCCCAACTATTACACGAGGGATTCAAATCTCAAAACGAAACCGTAAGCCAGGAACTCTTCCGTACATTTCGGCATCACTATTAAATCACGGTGAGGTTGACTTTATATCTGTGGATGAAAAATACATCTATAAAGATTGCTTGACTGTCCCGTTTATTGGAGGAAAGAATTGCACGTTTTATCATGATGGAGAATTTGTGCCAAGCGCAAATGTCATAATATTGAAAAACGAAAAACTTGACAAGTTTATGTATATATTCTTGATTGGAATCATTGACATCATAATGACACGATTCAATTATGGATATGTTGCTTCCCTTGAACGATTGCAGAAACAAACAATCCCTCTCCCCATCACTTCCGACGGAAATCCCGACTGGGAATTTATGTCTGACTATATAAAGACACAATCTCAAATTGTATTTGAGAAAGAACTGAAACGACTAAAATCTAAACTCGATGAGTGATATTGATTTTTCTAAGATTAGAGTGAGTCCTATAATGGACTCACTCGTGATTGATAAGATAACAGACGAGGTATATTTCAGCGAGAAATACGCGGATTATATCAGCAATAGCAGGCTCAAGCTTATCAATCCAGACCAAGGCGGAAGTCCTGAACAATATTTCGAAGGATTCTCTGGAATCTATTCAGACGCTTTGATTCAAGGTTCGGCTGTCCACGAGTTAGTACTCCAGCCCGAATATTTTGAACTGGTCGAAACCATAAATCGGCCAACAGGAAAACCAGGATTCATTTCAGATATTGTTTACAAGAAAACTGTTCTGCCAACAGACGAGGAGCTCATAGCGGCTGCCAAAGAGGTTGATTACTACAGCGGAAATCTCAACACTATACAGATGAAAGAATTGAAAGCTAAGGTCTTGCCATACTGTGAACAGAGAATGAATTATGAGGCAAGGTACACGGGAGATAAAGAGCTTATCTTTCTCGGTGAAGCTATGAGAGAAAAGGTCAAAGCCTGTGTTTCTAACCTCTTAGAGAATGCCGAGATCTATTCACTCCTTCATCCTACCGGGTTATTGACAAATCCCATATCAGAGAATGAGCAAGCTATTCTTGTTGATCTAGCCGTTGATGTAGAAGGCCATGAGCCGATAGTGTTAAAGCTGAAGGCAAAGCTTGATAACTTCACGATAGATAAAGAGAATAACAAACTCATCATCAACGATATCAAAACACACGGTCGAAAGATCGGAGAGTTTGGTGATGCTGTTAACAACTGGCGATATATGAGAGAAATGGCAGTGTATGCCACATTGCTGAATCTTGTGGCTCAAAAGTTCTATGGTATGGATAGAACAGACATCGAGGCCAACTTCTTAGTTGTCTCTACTATCCCGCCATATTACACAAAAGTCCACAGACTACGCAGGGAAGATTTTCTGGTTGGTGTTGAAGAGTTTCAAAGATTATTAAAAATGGTTGCATATTATACATGCTATGGAATATGAAGATAAAAAACTTGAGTATATCGAACGTTTCGGTTTAGGATATATTGGTCCTGATATAGAGAAACGTTTTGTACTAATAGGTCTTGTGTGTTATCTTACACATAAGGCAAGGGAGAAGAACCCATCGACTACGTGTTTGGAAATCGTCCAGGCTTTAAACAAAAAGTTCTGGATCGAGGAGAGTTTACAGGAGAGGATCGCAATTATCTCAGAAGACTTTATGTACGGATGCACGAAATTTTCTACATTCGGAATTAAGCCTTCCGAGATAATTAACACTCTAAAAGATATAATCGATGAGATGTTGCCATTTTAAGATCAGAAAGTAAAATGAAAATACGCGATGAATGTTGTACACAGTCGGAGAGTTCACTAGAAAAACGGTGAGCGGATACAATGAAGGCGAGGCATTCTCGAAGCTGCCGTTTATGGTAGTCGGGAGTGCCACGCAAGCATTCAATAAATGGAAAGAGAACTATAAGCACCCTATGAATGAGATGGCCGAAAATCAGTTCATGCTTGACTATCTTGCTAAGATGTCAAAGAATGCGCCAGGTATCGGCTACTCAATTCTTATAGACAAGCCACATCAAGACACACGAGTCAGACCCTGGAAGTTTACAAGTATCCCAGGATATAAGAGACTAACACGTAGGAAGTTAGAAGATGTGATCCAAGTCATAGGATACGATAAGGAAGGGCACACCTTCCTTTTGGGAGAGCTTAAAGGACACTATAAAGACGCCATGAAGGTAGCACGTCAAGCATTCGCTGACGGCTTCAAAGGACACATCGAAGGGCGCCATATCTATCGAGTACCTCAGGATTGCGTCGAGCTTTGCTTTGCTGCTGATTACGCACCTAGCAAGTTTGCCAATGAGGGAATTTGGATTTGTTTTGGCATTGTTAATAAACCAATAGTGGAGAAAGAAGAAGGATGAACAGACCGGAGGTTTACGTTGTGCTTGTTGGAGACGGAGAAGACAAGCATGTGCATTGTGTGACAAAAGGCCCACAGATAGCCAAGAGAATCCAAGCAGAGCTACAAGAATCCCAGAACTTCGAGGGATTGCCATATAGTAAATGGTACGCTCTACAGTATAGATTAAACTCTTTCTATTCGGAGAATAATTTGACAGATGAAGATTTGGACAGTACAGAGGGTGAGCTTATCCATAAGTATATCGACAAAACAATTGACATAGACCTTTGGAATAAAGCCACCGAGTATTACCAAGACACAGACCCAGATGTTGTTGAAATTGTAAAAACTGAAATGTATAATCGCTGATGGAAATCGAAATGAAAGATCTGCTCGAAGGGCAGTCAACAATTATTAGGGGAAAAGAATTTAACGAGACAAAGGCATATGTTCAGCCTTTTATTGATAGATTCAAAAGTGAGACGGATGATTTCCGAATACGTGTCATTTCACCTTCGCAACTTTCAGTATCTGCTGATGGGACAGTAAATCAGGTATATAACCGTGTACTTATTGAGGCGGTTATTCCTACTGCTTTTGATATCGCTGATGTTGTAGGTATGACCTATGCGCTGGATGTTAGATATCCTGTTGTCAAGTTCTTCAAGGGAGTCAAGAATAACCTGGAAGGTGGGCAGTTGTACATAGACAATACGAACAACATAGTCTATGGAGACATTACACCAGATGCTCCTATTGATTACTCTATTCTTGATAGGCTCATTGCAAAAGAGGTGAAGACTAACGAGTGGATGGAGAGTTTGAAGACTAAGGATTTCGATGCATCCAATGATAATGTCAACTATACACTCGGACAATGGGTGCGTTTTGCGTTGAATATAGAGAGAAGCACAGACTACGGAACAATAAAAATAGGATATGCTGATATCGTTTCCGGATACAAATATCTTTTTGAGACACGAGACAGCAATTACTACAAAGGGCTTGGAGTTCATACCGATTATTTCAACATCTTCTCAGCTATGAGTGATGTAATCTACAACGGCAAAGACATCGTAAATATTCCAGAAAAAACCGTATTATTGAAACAGATATTGTCCATTTGAACTAGCGGGGATTTCCCCGCTTTTTTGGTCTATATATGTTTAATTTTAAATAATACGAGTTATGAAAGTAAAAAAGAGGAATGGAGAATTGCAGGATTTTGACTTCAACAAAATCAGATGTGCCGTTATGAAAGCCTTCAAGGAGTGCGGCGTTCAGTTATCGAAATATGAAGAGAAGGACCTATTCGAGTCTATAGAAGACAAGATCCCGGATTTGGAGAAAGACGGAGTAGTTGATCTTGAGGATATACAAAACCTGAATGAAAGTCAGTTGATGTTCTGGGGATATTATGACGTAGCTAAAGCGTATATCATATACCGGTATAATAGGCAAGTTGAACGTGATAATAAGTTCGAGGAAAAACTTTTAGGAAAGAAAATCGACAATCAGAACGCAAACGTTGACGAGTATTCTTTCGGTGGAAGAACCGGAGAGGCAAGTCGGATAATGACGCAGAACTACGCACTTAATCATTGCATGTCCAAGCTTGCCAAAGAGCGACACCTTAACAATCAGATCTACACTCATGATTTGGATTCTTATGCGACAGGTATGCATAACTGTTTGACTTTGCCTTTTGATAAGTTGCTTGCAAATGGATTTAATACAAGACAGACAGATGTAAGACCAGCGAATAGTATAAATACTGCATTCCAACTTGTGGCGGTTCTCTTCCAATTGCAAAGTCTACAACAGTTTGGTGGAGTTTCAGCTAGTCATCTTGATTGGACAATGGTTCCATATGTTAGAAAATCTTTCGCCAAACATTTTGTGGATGGCGTGAAATTTTTAAAGAATCAAGAATTGAACAAGAACGAATATTCGTCTCTGGAAATTGACAACAAAAAGTATAGGGAATTTGGTGATGAGTGTTTTAATTATGCGAAAGAGTTAACCGAAAAAGAATTGAAGCAGGCAGTCGAAGGGTTATACCATAATTTGAATACACTTCAAAGCAGGTCAGGAAATCAACTCCCTTTCACATCTATCAATTACGGAACTTGTACCTTATCAGAAGGTCGGATGGTTATCTCGGCACTTCTTAATGGTTCAATAAACGGAGTTGGTAAATTTCATAGGACGGCAATTTTCCCATGTGGAATTTTCCAGATTATGAAAGGTGTGAATAAAGAACCAGGAACGCCAAACTACGACCTCAAACTTCTTGCTTTAAAGTCTACATCTTTAAGACTTTATCCAAATTATGCAAACGTAGACTGGAGTGGAAATGCTGGATATGATCGTAATGATCCCAGAACCTACTTCTCTACCATGGGTAAGTGAAAACTACAGCTCATGTAAAACTCCACTAAAACGGTTAGGTCTTTAATAGATGAGATCCGTGCTAAACAAAATGTGTATCGACTAGTCGAAAGACGTAGGGGCGAAAGCTTCGAAATATGGAGCCACAAATATTGTGGAAGATATAGTCAGTGCTGATGGCGACATCAGATAACATGTGTAGAACCGCAAATGGTTTTGATATTAACGGATTCGGCCAACTCAAAGATGGTCGAGGAAATATTTGCCCTTGTACGATAATCCTACCAACGATTGCGATGGAAGCCAATGGAAATATTAAGCGATTTATGGAAATCCTCGACGAAAGAATCCATGAAACAAAAGATATATTGATCGAACGTTTCAATTGGATTTGTAGTCAGAACCCAAAATCTGCGAAGTTCATGTGGGAAAATGGAACGATGGAAGGATATATTCCAAAAGAAGGTATCCGGAGCGCATTGAAACATGGAACACTTGCTGTTGGTTTACTTGGTATTGCAGAAACTTTACAATTGTTGATTGGCGAAGATCAGACAACACAAAAAGGTTTAGAACTTGCGAAACGTATTTTGCAGTTATTCAAAATTCGATGCGCAGAATTTAAGGAACAGAATAAATTAAATTTTGGTGTATATTTTACTCCTGAACATAATGCATAATGTCTGCGGGAGCTAGCATAGAAATATGCTATGAAAAAATCACCTAAAACGGGGAACTAAAAGAATCCCGTGCTAAGAAATACTATATATCCTGTCATTGTTAAAATTTATGAATTATGATATTTGATGAATTACCGTCAGGTGTTGAGAGAATACCTGGCACATTAAATTGGATTGATAAAAATGGAAACATATATGGACAGGAAACACGAACCATAATGAATAGATACACTGGGAAAAGAACAAGACATAAAAATTACGGGAAATATTTTAAATATCATACATTTAAAAACAATCATAATGGCTATGTATATTGTAGTATAAAATACATAGTCGACGAGACAACACGAACGTATATTAATAAACAGCGAAGAGTCCATATTCTAGTTGCTCAAGTGTTTCTGGAAAATCCAGATAACTTGCCAATTGTTGGACATAAAAATAATATCAAGCATGATAATCGTGTTGAAAATCTTTATTGGACAACAGCTCAAGAAAATACACAAAAAGCCGTTGACGATGGATTAATGATAAATGATAAAGGATACGATGATTCACAATCGCATCCTGTCGTTATGTTTGACACTTATACGAATCAAGAAATAGGACGCTTTGGCAGTTGTCGAGAAGCTAGTAATGCAACAGGAATAGCTATCAACACAATATCCAGACAAGCGAAATATAAACGACCCGTAAGAAAACCGTTCTATTTTAGATTTCAGAATGATGAATCTATACAACCCCCAGCAATTGTTATTCGTTATGACTTAAAAACCCATGAAGAGATTGGGCGATATTTTAATACTGGAGATGCAGAACGCAAAACAGGAGTTAAAGAAAAGAATATCGCAAAGCAATGTAGGAAAGGAGTAGTTCCACCTTGGACAAAAGACGGAACGTATTTTTTATATGGTAGATAAATATTTTAAAGGGTATATAGTATTTAATGTGTAGAGACTATCGAAATTCGGAAATGAAAAGTAGAGTAGCGAACAAAACGCGAAAGGGTGATCTCGTGTGAGAAACACGATGAAAAGATAGTCCAAATAAAAATGGCAGAAAATTTATGTTTCACTGCGATGAAAAAGTTTCAAAAGAAATATGGTATAATTAAAGACGTATCTGATCATGAGTACTTTACAAATAGCATTCATGTTCCAGTATGGAAAGAGATGACACCATTTGAAAAGATCGACATTGAAAGTCAACTCACTGGATATTCTTCCGCTGGATGTATTACATATGTTGAACTTGATTCATCAGTCAAGTATAATATCGAAGGTTTGGAAGAAATCGTCGACTACGCTATGGATCATGATATACCATATTTTGCAGTAAATATTCCGAATGATACCTGTAATGATTGTGGATATACCGGAGATTTTACGGAGAACAAATGTCCGATTTGCGGTAGTGAGAATATCACAAGACTAGCAAGAGTGACCGGTTATTTATCTCAAGATTATAGGAATTTCAATTACGGTAAACAATGCGAAAAGGAGGCACGAGTTAAACATATCAGGAAAATACAATGAACAGGTATAATAGCATAACATATCCAGATCTGAATAACGGTCCAGGTTGTCGTGTTTCCATTTTCCTCCAAGGTTGTCCTATTCATTGCTCCGGGTGTTTTAACTCTGAGCTTTGGGATTTTAACGGAGGCCGGGAAGTGAATGATGAAACACTTGACACCATTCATTCTTTGGTAAATAGGCCATATATCAAAGGCTTGTCTATTCTTGGAGGGGAGCCGTTGTGTGAAGAGAACCTGCAAACTGTCGCTGCACTATGTGATATAGTCAAGGCGATCCCTGACAAGACAGTCTGGGTTTATACAGGCTACAGCTACGAAGGTTTTAATGAAGGCCAGAAACAAGCGATAGATAAAGCAGACGTAGTAGTAGATGGAAAATTTGAAAAAGGTCTGTATAATCATGACCTTATTTTTAAAGGTAGTAAGAACCAGCGAATCATCGACTGGCAGAAAACGAAAAGTGAAAATCGAATCATTCTCGTGAGTGATTACGCAGAGTAATAACTAACAGCGGGCGCCTATAACGGGTGCCCGTTTCTATTTTAAAGATTAGCCATTTAAAAGATCAAAAGATTATGATAACATACAGAAACAAACAATATGACATTCCAGGAGTATATAGAGAACCGTTTAGAAAGTCGCGCGTTGATGAACTATGAAGATCTGGTGTTAGGATTAGATAATGCACGCGTTAAGAAATTAGCATCTAACAGATATAATCGTGATAGTTTGCTTTTAAATAGCAAGACAAAGGAGGAATATATAGCCGAAGTTTTGACTTGTATATCGCAAAAGGACGCTTTCACTTGTACGTCATACGTCAAGCGTCCACTTCAGCAGAACGAGGCAGAGCTTGCACAGTTTGATTTTATCCGTGAAAACCTAGATGATTTTGATATGGAATTCACAAGGCTAAACACTACCGGCTATTCGGTAGATGATGATGGCGGTATTGTGAGCGGATCACGTCCAAGTACACACACAATAGACTTCCAGTTTTCCGGATCCTATCTGTATTATGTATATGCAAAATATACCAGCTGCTACAATGAGGCACAGATGGACGACTTGCTACATTTTGCAGAACGAGCAAAGCACAACAGAGAGAGAAACGTAAAGTTTATATTTCTCCTTGACGGCTCTTTTTATAGCAAGAAAACAAAAACACATAGCAGATATTATGGAGAAACAAGACTCGAGTATTTCAAGCATCAATATAGAAGTCAGAAATTCATAATAGGAACATCTGATGATGTAGTTAAAAAGATCGCGAGATTAGAAACTAGAAAATGTAATTTAGAACTTTAAACCTTTAATGATTTAAATAGTCAAAACAAAAGATGACATAATTATAAACTAGAAATTCTTTTTCATGGAAAAAGTAAAACTAGGAGAACAGCAAGCGCAAGCATTGGAAGAGATCCGTGAGTTTCTACTCGGTGATGATTTTGCTTTTTGTTTGTATGGCAGCGCAGGAACTGGCAAATCTTTTATGGTCAAGCAGATTATAAAACTTGCAAAGAGTATGAGGAAGCAGTATTGCCTGGTTGCCCCTACACACAAAGCCGCGCTCGTGATGCGAGCATACACCGGAGAACGTGCTGATACTCTACACTACTTGTTGGCTTTATCTCCAAACCTTGAGATTTTGAAGCTCGACCTTAACCAGTTAGAGTTTCAGAGTAAAAGCTCAGAATTTATACCGATCAAGGGCGTTGTTATCTGCGACGAAGCATCCATGATAAATGACGACCTGTACGATATCCTTATTGAGAAATGCTCGGAACTTAACACAAAGGTGATATTCTGCGGAGATATCAAACAGTTGCAGCCTGTGGAAGGTCGCAACTATTCAAAAGTTTTCCAACTGAAAAACAGATTCGAGCTTACTAAAATCTACCGACAAAAAGACGGCTCAGCCATAGCACCTTTGCTTCTTGAATTGAGAAATGACGTGATAGGCGACATTGAGACGAAGGAATCAGAGCATGGCAGCTTGTACGTATACGACGATATCAAAGAATACGCCGACCAGATGGTGCGGTGTTTTAAGGAAGGAATAGAACGCCAAGATGTGCTATACGCAAAAGCGTTGGCTTATACCAACAATAGAGTTGCAGAGTATAACCGCGTAATGCATCAGCTCGTCTTTGGAAAAGCTCCATATTACAAAGGTGAAATATTGACAGCTTACAGCAATTTCAGCGGAAAGAGAACTAAGTTTTTCAACAGCATGGATTATATCATCGCAGAGGAACCTATAACAACTGAGGCGTATGTTAAGGATCTTAGAGAAACATTTCTCGTTCATATGTTGACATTAAAGGATCCACTATCCGGATTTTCTGATGTTGTGTACATGATGGATAAAAACAACGACGAGGAAAAGTTCGATATGTTAGCAGCAGAAGTTGAAGGAATCCGTGTGAAAGCTTTAAACTCTACGGGGAAAAGGAAGTCTATGTTTTGGAGTATGTATTTTAGACTCACTGAAACATTTGTCTTGCCACTCGATCTTTATTACGAAGGTCGTATGGTTATGAAAAAAGGGCTCGATTATGGCTATGCTATAACAGTCCACAAATCACAGGGATCGTCTATCTCTAAAACCTTTGTAGATCTGAGAGATATAAGAAAACAGAAGATAAGAGACGAGCTGAGACAGTTGGAATATGTGGCATTGTCTCGTGCGTCTGGTGATGTTTTTATTTATGAATAACCTATGGTAAAAATCGATGTCGTGTTTGCTGATCCGAAAGAGATCACTGATGACGAGATGTCTCGTCTTGTTGATGATGAAGTCGTACACTATGAAATAATAGACGGTGGAAGTCTTCGAGGTATTCCAAAGATGGCAAAGTTGAAGAGTCTAACAGCTGCGAAGAAAACACCGTTTGCGGTTGTATACAATCCAGATAAGAGCATCAAGCGAGTCTATTATAGGGAAGAACACCAGAAGCCCATAGCTAAAATGCTTAGGAATATCGAGTTCGAGAAATACAGAAGGACGGGATTTTATGAAGGAATACCCAGAAATTACAATGATGAATTTTTTAAACAGCGAATCATGGAGTTAGAGGTAAACATCAAGAAGTTAGACGAGCGTGCAGTATTGCCAAAGTATGAAACAGCAGGGGCTGCATGTATGGACTTGGTACCTGTGAGTGTAGAATATAAGGAAGACATCGACTGTTGGGTTTATCATTCCGGTTTAAGCTTCGAAATTCCGGTGGGATTTTTCATGTCGATACAACCACGAAGTAGTAGCAGGAAGAGCGACGCATATATGCCAAATACACCCGGCATAGTGGATGCAGATTTTAGGGGGGAGGTTGTCGCCTGTTATAAAAACAGAGACCCAAATAACAAAAAGCAACCTTTTGAACTTAACGGTAAAGGTGTAGCTCAAATCATGATCTTACCATATCCTCGGATTATATGGCGTGAGGTTGATAAACTCACAGATACAGAACGAGGCGTTGGAGGTTTTGGATCAACAGACAAGAAGTCATGAATATCATAGATCGTTTAGCAGCTGCCACTCTCTGCTCTAAGCCTAGGGCAGAGAGTGCTTTGAAATCAAGCACAAGCTACGAGGAGGCAGTCAAACTTGTTAGATTATTACAAAAACAAGATGCGATGAATTTAGACTGTGAATGAATAATGTGTGAGACGAATTGTAATCAAACAGCTGTACACAAATGTTGATGACCAGCTGAGAAGGTATTTTCTGGATATACGCAGGATACCAGTAATGACTCCGGAAGAGGAGAAGGAGCTAATCGATCGATTGCCTGATCCAGAAGCAAGAGAGAGATTGATAAATGCGAATCTGAGATTTGTTGTTAGCATAGCCAAGATTTACCAAGGGAACGGTTTGGAACTTATGGACCTTATCTCCCTAGGAAATCTTGGCCTTTGTAAATCTGTAGAGTATTACAACAAAGACTACAACGTTAAATTTCTAAGCTACGCGGGATGGTGGATCAAGCAGGCCATCATTAACGGTTTAAGTGAAGACGTTAAGCCTGTTATAGCTCCGAATGTTGTAAGGCATGCGTTCAGTAAAATCAAGCGTGTCGTGAACGAGTACTTCGCGCAACACGGCACAGAACCGGACCAGGAGTACGTAATAGAACACGCGAAGATTACACCCTCTGAATACAACCGGGCTATGATGTGTTTTGTGTCTTTCGCTTCTCTTAGTGATACAACAGGAAGTGATGAGCATGATAAAAGAGAGATAGGCGAGACGTTGGTTGCGGATGATGCGACTTTTGAAGACGATATGGATGACCAGGGAACAAGTGAAGCTATACGCGATATGATGACTGATTTACCTTGGCGTGAAAGGATGGTCATCAAATATTCGTTTGGCTTTGATTGTCAGGCATTACCCGTTTCCAAAATCGCCAAGCTCATCAGTATAACACCTGAGAGAGTGAGGCAAATAAAAGCAAAAGTATTGGCAGAATTCAAGAAAAAAATAAGACGCGATGGATTATGACGTTGGAAATTTATGATCTTCAAGCCTATCCAAACTACATTGTTTTCACTGGATATAGGCCAAAGACTGACGAGTGGTTTATATACAGGATAGGCGAAGGGATTAACGAATACGAGGCTCTCATGGAGCATTTGGAGAGCGGGCTTTTGATGGTTGGTTTTGATAATATTTACCACGATTGGCAGATTCTACAAAATATGCTCGACTGTCGGAAGATGTTTCAAGGAAGCAATGGAACCAGTATCTGCGGGCAGATGATGCTAAGGATCGCAGGAATGAAAGATGGGACTATTGAGACAATTCCAGAGTTTAGGTTTACAGTTAGACAGATCGACCTATTCCGTATGTGGCATTTGTACAACAAGAACAGGCGCGCAACATTGAATGATATAAAGTTCAGCTGCAGGATGTCGAAGATCTACACATTGCCATATAGCTACGACTCTTTTATAGCGGATAAGGAACCAGTGGATATATACAGCAAAAATAACGTTGAAGCTATCCATCGATTCTTTCTTACCACTATCGGACGAGATGATTATCCTATATACAAGGGTATCAACAAAATCGCGTTCCGCGAAGAGTTGAGAAAAGAGTATGGTGTGCAGTGTCTGAATACTGCCGATGCTGTACTTGGGAAAAAGATGATCCTGGTTTTGTATTCAAAAGCGGTAGGCTTACCTATTGCTGAGATACGAGAGATGAAGACAGCAAGGGATACAATAAATCTTGGGTCCTGTATTCCTTGGTTCTGTAATGTAAAGACACCAGAGTTTACCAATGTATTGGATACATGGAAAAAGACAGTGATAAAATCAGACACAGAGAACGACGTAAAGATTCCCGCAGTTTTTCATGATACTCAGTTTGTTTTTACACTAGGAGGTTTGCACTCAGTAGCCAAGCCAGGAATATATGAATCAGATAATGATTTCGTAATTATGGACTATGACGTACAATCCCTATATCCTTCGATTGGCAGACTTCTTGAACTCTACCCGGAACATCTTGGCCCAGTCTTTACTAAACTCTACTCTAAGTTTCTAGATCTGAAACTTAAAGAAGCAAAGAAAGAGAACCAGGACAAGGCAAAGATCGGACTTCTCAAACTCGTTTTGAATGCTATATATGGAAACAGTAATGAGCCAAAATCATTTCTGTATGATCCATTGTACACATACAAAACAACAATAGCAGGACAAGTATTCACTGCTATGTGGTGTGAGATGTTGGTGACTATATGCCCAAATATAGAATTTATATCCGTAAATACAGACGGCATATGTTGTAAGATTCCAAAGGATAAACAAGAACTGATACTTAGATTAAATGATAAGATATACGGAAAGTTTGGCTTTCTTATAAGTGTTGAAGAATACGAGCGGTTGATAGTTAAAGATGTCAACAACTATATCGCAATCTATCCAGGAAGCACACGAGAGAATGAACACATAAAACTCAGGGGATGTTTTGATACTTCCCCTGACTATTACGGGGACACCTCAAAACGTGCCATTCCAAAGGCTCTGAAGGAGTTTTTCGTCTATGGTGTACCAATCGAGGAATCAATAAAAAATAACTCTGACGTTTACGATTTCTGTTTGAAGATTAAACCTTTAACTGGTGGCTCTGTCCTATATAGGACAATACAGCACGCACAAATAGAAACAAAGAATCTAGGAGAATTTGCGAGGTATTACATCACGAAGTCAGGGCCTGGTTCTATTCTCAGAGTGTCAGAGTCAGGAACACAGACGCTAGTTCATCCTGGGAAATCTTGCGCTCTCTTCAATTTGAATTGGGGAGAAAAGCCTATGATAGATTACAGCTTTTATATTTCCGAAGCAAATAAAATAAAAGATTCAGTAGTTAGTTTACAACTTACTTTATTCTGATGACAACAATTTCTAATGTTAAGGTTTACGATTTGGAGGAGAGCGTGATAGCAGCACGGAACGCTATGAGGCTTACACCTCCTGAATATACAGAGGAAGAATTCAATAAGTCGCTCGAAAGGGCAGTGAAGCTTACAGATAGCGGAATAAAAACAGGCATCAGTTGCCATAGCAACTATCTTGTAGGGATACGTGTGTCATTTGATATAACATATCCGCAATACCTGACCCCAGAGATGCAACGCTATCATTTCTTTGATATCGTCAGCAGTTCTTCCAAGATGCACAGGTTGTGCAAAATGGATCTTTCGAAATGTTGCAACAAATACGTTGACCCGGAGATTATAAGGATTGAGCAAAAGAAGATCGACGCATATAATATAACGATGAAGAACGAGCCAAATAATCCCGACCTATGGGAATTGTGGCGAGATGAAGCTTACCGCCTGTTTATGGAAATGGTGAGCAATTGTCCGCTTGGGCTTGAATTGTTTATGCGTGTATCTACAAACTATAAGCAACTCCAGACTATCTATTTCCAGCGCAAGCATCATAAGCTGAAAGAAGACTGGGGGGCTATATGTGAGATGATCGAGAATTTACCACATTCTGAACTAATAATTGGATCACATGGTACAGATAGCAAGGGACAAGTCGGGGCGTCTTGTGATAGGGTTAGACCTCAAAAGACACCAAATCTATAAATCAAAACAAGAGCTGAAAGATACACCTTACGGTGTGAGAGAGTGCTGGGTTATTGATGAAGCAAAGCCCCTAGAACCTAAGGAATGGATAGGTTCAAAAATGGTATTTCCCAAAAATGAGGAATATTTCAGTGAAAAAATTAAAAGTTTAACTTGGGACGATGAACCCATAAACTTATAAAAAATAAAATGAAAACAAGAATTGTAGCACTTCTGCTAGCCTGGTTTTGTGGATTCATAGGATTCCATGATTATTACCTTGACAGAAACCTTGCTGGACAAATTAAAGTGGTGATTTTTATAGCCTCATTTTTATGTAGTCTTTCATCATTCGAGTTTTTTAATGTTATCAGTGTTATAGGTTTCGCTAGTGTTATTTTATGGACACTTATCGATTTCTTTAAACTGACAGGCTTAACAGATGAAGAATTTAATAAACTTTATAACAAATAAACATGGAACAGTCAAAGGATTATTTGCGTGGATATTCTGACGGTATGGCAGACGCTAAGGAAACCATACTCAACCAGAGTTTAGCTTCAAGGATCAAAATGCTCGTAACAAACACGTTGCTTTTATGCATGTCTATTTCAATTATCATGTTATTTGGATCGATTGTGTACCATATAATGAGAGAGATTTTATGATTTGATAGATGCTTCTTGTGTACCTATAACGGTGCACTTGAAGCATTTATCATTTAATTATATTTCACCATGAGAAAAGAAAAAGAAATAATAGAGTTTTTTGAAGGACTCAAACCATTCAAAACAATTGATAATATCCCGAATATTCCAATTGTAGAAAGCGAGATATACAACAATTGTATTGTTCCAAATCTGATAAGATGTGGAGCAATACCAAAAGAAAAACTGATTACAGGAAAACGGTATGAAGGTGCTTGTAGGAATGCAAGCGAAGCAGAATGGGATGGAGAAAAGTTTACATATAAAAGGCATAAATTTGGAGATGTATATGATGAAAATATCAATCATTTCCAAGACGACGATGGATATGATTTGTTTGTGCCACTAAAAGAAATAGAAAACTAACAGAATAAAAATTCTTATATATGGTAAAAGCAAAACCTTTTATCAAGTGGGTTGGCGGTAAAAGCCAACTTATTGAACAATTGGATGCACAACTTCCAGCTGACTTTGGTAATTGGGAGAATGTAACGTACATAGAGCCCTTCGTGGGTGGTGGAGCAATGCTCTTCTATATGCTTCAGCGTTATCCTAATATCCAACACGCTATCATCAACGACATCAACCTTGACTTGGCAACATGTTATCGCACGGTTAGGGATAATCCAAACCAGCTTATAGAATCGTTGAGAGATATAGAGAGTGCATATTTCGCTCTTCAATCTGAGGAGGGGAGGAAAGAGTTCTTCATGGCTGTACGCAATAGGTATAATGAGAAGAACCTTGACCCCATCGAGAATACCACAAAATTCTTCTTCCTCAATAGGACTTGTTTCAATGGACTCTATAGAGTCAACAAGAAAGGACTGTTCAATGTCCCTTTTGGAAAATATTCAAATCCAACGATTTGCGACCCTGAAACGATACTGAAGGATAGCGGGCTGTTACAAAGGGTAGAAATATTGAATGGTGATTTTGAATGGACATTTGAATATGCGCAAGACAATACCTTGTTCTACTTCGATCCGCCATATCGTCCATTAAGTGATACATCAAGTTTTAACAATTATGCAAAAGAAGCTTTCAATGATGACGAACAGATTCGCTTAAAGAAATATTGCGACCGAATCAATGATGCAGGTTTCAAATTTATGCTCAGTAATTCTGACTGTAAAAGTGTAAATGGAGAAGATAACTTTTTTGATGTGCTATATGCTGCATATCAAATAGAAAGAGTGTGGGCATCAAGAAATATCAACTCAAATCCAAACAAACGAGGTGAGCTTACAGAAATATTAGTTCGCAATTATGCTGACACAAAAAAAATAACACTAGGTTGCAAATAATAGATTAGAGCAAATGTTGTATTTGTTGAATATATAAATAAGATTATGTACTTTATAACCGATAATAAACATGTATAGTAAATATCATGAACAAAGATTTTGATAAGTTCATGTCCCAACTTCAAGAGACAAATCAGACGCTGAATTTCTTTTGTGATTTCGATAAAATTGCAGACAATATTGATAACATAAAATTGAGTCTTTGTATGCTCAATAGTCTGATTGGTGCGACTGATTTACGTAAAAGTGTAGAAATGATATGGAACAGGGATAGTTCAGCATTCCGCATTATGGATATTCTTATTGCAGTAAGAGGAAAGAAAGTTATTTTAAACTCTGCTGGCAAATGTGTCATTCTTGACAGACTGTTTACAAGTGTAGATGGTATTATGGAGTATCTTGAAGGCACAGGACTTGCCAATATTTTCCGCGAGAAACGTATCAATAATTTAGTTGATTATGTTTCTGGAATAGAGGTTGGTCTTGATAGTAATGCTAGAAAGAATCGCAGTGGTAATGTAATGGAAGAAATGATTGCTGATATTCTGAAAAAGCATGACATAACATTTCGTCAAAAAGTGTGTTCAACAGAATGGCCAGATATTCAGAACATTCTTGGGAATGATGAAAAAGAATTTGATTTTGTTATTACGACCGATGCCAAAACGTATGTTGTTGAAGTGAATTTTTACAATAGTGGAGGCAGCAAACTTAATGAAATTGCTCGCTCTTACTCTGATATTGGTCCAAAAATAAATTCTGTACCAGGTTTTGAATTCGTATGGATTACTGATGGGGTAGGATGGAAATCCGCCAGAAACAAACTTCAAGAAGCATACAATATTATCCCAAGTATTTATAATCTTGTAAGTATCGAGGATTTTATTAAAGAAGTTAAAGAACAATAAATTATTAAAGATAACACTATAAGATTAAACCATTTGCTAGATTTAGATTCATACATTAAAAGCTTAACAATATGAAAATAATCTATAACCGATTTATTCCGTTCAAGGGATTCATAGCGGTCAATCTATTCGGTGTTTTGTTTGTCCGTAAAGAGTACAAAGATGATATGAACGAGCACGCAGAAGTCAAGAATATTGTAATAAATCACGAATCAATCCATACTGCACAAATGAAAGAGTTGTGGTTTATCGGGTTCTATCTTATGTATCTTTTCTATTATCTCTTTCTTTTAGCTAAGACTGGGAACGCGAGAACTGCATATTTAGAAATCCCATTCGAGGCTGAAGCGTACGCTAACGAAAGACAAGCTGACTATCTCGCAACACGTGAGAGGTTTGCATTTAAACATTACAAAGTATGACAAAAATCAAAGTCATGGCACTAAGCGACATGCATGGCATGCTGCCAGATCTTAGAGATCACCCTGTCGATCTTGTACTTATAGCAGGAGATATAGCGCCGGAATATACGGATTACAATACAGATATCGCGATCTCTTGGTACACTCGCGAATTCTATAGATGGTGTAAGAGCTACGTATCGGCACAGAAGGTGTTTTTTATCCTTGGATCGCATGATCATGCACTCGAAAATTTCTATCCTATGTTGTGGGAGACATTCCACAGTAACGAGATGAAAGTTCAATTTTTACATAACGAGATTAAGATTTTCAGAAAAGAAGGTCGCGAGTTATCGGTATATGGTACTGAGTATAACCTCAACAATGGCAACCACTCGTTCAGCAAAACAGATAGAGAACTTAACAAGATCTATATGAAAAACAACGAGTTTGTTGATATAGTCCTAAGTCATGAAGCACCGTATGGTTTCAGCGATACGAATAACCAGACAGAAGCCGCAGGATATCAAGGAGTACATCATGGAAGTCAAGCGTTGAGAAGATACATCCAGAGAATGGAACCTGAGGTTGTGATACATGGGAAATATCACTCGGCTACACATTTCAAGGAAAAGCTACAAGATACCGATATCTACAATGTCTGCCTCATGGATGAGAACCATGAGCTGACTTTTAAACCTTTAATTTTTGAAATATGAACAACTTCAATTGGCAGTCTTTTCTTCGTGACAATAGTGAACTTTTCAAGTACAAGCAAGAGGTAAAATTTCCAGCTAGCGATTATGATATCGATAAGGAAGCAGCGGATCTGGATGTTAAAGAAATTACCCAAATCTGCAATCATGCCTTGATCGATTTCTTGAAAAAGCAAGCAAAAACAGGAGATGTTGGAACTTTTAATTCCGCAACAGAAACAGGAGATGATGAACCACGTAGTACTATGATCAAATCAGATACAGAGGATGCTATGAATAAGGAAATAAAGCCAAAAGAAAATATGGATAACTTAGTCGACCATGCCGGTATATGTGCTGAACTTACGAACACATACAGAAAGAAGAACGCAGATTACGGGAACTCTTTTTCTAGAGCAGTAGAAAAATACGGTCTCGTCTCTGCACTTACAAGAATAAGCGACAAGTTTAACAGACTCGAAAGTCTTATTCTTCATAAGGAGCAAGAAGTAAAGGATGAATCAGTACAGGATACCCTCCTCGATCTTGCCAACTATTGCATAATGACAGTAATGGAAATAAGAAAAAATGGAATTAATTGATTTAGGTTTGCCTTCTGGCAATCTATGGTGTGAAATAAACCTGGGAGCTGATAAGATAGGAGAGAATGGTAAATGGGCAGCATGGGGAGGTCTTGAACTCCATGGCGATAAAGAAGTCGAAGAGTTCACTATGTTTTCCAATGATGGCCATGATTATAGACTCGCAGAAAATAACATCATAACAAAGTATAATCTGGACGATCACCTTGAGAAGTTAGAATCAGAGGATGATATAGCAACGCAGCTATTAGGTCCTGAGTTCTCAATTCCAGGAAAAGATGATTTCCAGGAGTTAATAGAAAATACAGAGTTCAGTATTGCAACATTCAACAATTACAAATGCGCTAAACTGAAAAGTAAAATAAACAATGCTGAAATATATTTCCCAGTTCCCGGATGGTGCGCTAACGGAAAGGTAGAGTGTCCAGGAGAAGGCGGGATCTATATGACTGCTGATTTAACACCTAACCCGATGAAAGCCTACGTGGCAGTTGTTGATGGAGGAAACGGGAAAATGACAATATCTGGGTTTGGTCTCCGTTTGTTAGGTGTACAAGTTAGAGCAATAAAAAGAAAAGTCAATGAAACTTAAAGTATTCAATGGATCTGAAGTGTTCTTTACCTCAGATACACATTTTGATCACGAGGCTATCATCGGACTATGCAATCGTCCGTTTACATGTGTCGGGGATATGAACGCCAAGCTTATCGAAAACTGGAATGCCACAGTCGGACCAGGTGATACAGTATTCCATCTTGGCGATTTCTCAATGAAAGGTACGCAACGAATACTACACATAAGAGAGTACCTAAACGGTAAGATTCACCTGATACTTGGCAATCATGATATTCCAAAAATAAACCTAGCAACTATAAGGGATGCGTTTGAGTCAATAACAGAGCAGCAAAGCATCATGATTGACGGAATCAAAATCATACTGAATCACTACCCGTTCCTCTGTTTTCCTGGACAGTATAACCCGCACATGTGGCAATTGTTCGGGCATGTACACACAAGAGAAAACAACACGGGATGTGATAGGGACAGATTGAAATATCTTTTCCCTACACAATATGACGTGGGAGTTGACAATAATGACTACCGACCGGTTAGCTGGGCTGTGGTAAAAGAGAAAATAGAAAAGCAAATAGCAGAGTATGACAAAGAAAGAAAAGCTGGAAAATGTGGCTAATATAGCACTCTCAGCTGGAGCGATAGTTTCACTGTTAGCTGGAGCCAAAGCGATAAGTTGTTTGCTGTTTGGTTTGGTTCTATTCATGGTAAATACAAAGTGGTTAATATTTAAAATGAAAAATAAACTATGGTGGAAAAAATAAAAGAAGCGTTTGGCTTGCTTATTCTGTTCGTATTTAATATGCTCGGTGTTGGATGGTCTATTCTTGGAATAGATCTTCTGGCAATATCGCAAGCGATTAGCCTTTTGATTGCTATGATCTTTTTGATTGTAGGCACATCTACTGGCTATGTTTTAGCTCTTGCTCTTGCAGGGCTTTTTGGTGCTGCGAATATTCTTTCATCACTCGCATTTTTCGGATTTGTGTTTTACGTTAAAGGTGAGACATTGAAGAAAATAAAAGAGGAATTTTTCTGCTAATATATGAAGACAATAATAAGAGAGATTGAGATATTGTTCATGTGTTTTGTTTCCAGTATGACAGGAATCGCGTTTTTTTGAAGTAAACGCGAAACTTGTCGGAAGCATTCAGTGTTTCATTTTTATTTTTGGGTGGATGTGCATTTTAGCCGGATGGAGATTTGAGGAATTGGGAATTTATCTCTTATTGTTCAACCTGACAATTGCAGCTATTCATACTTTAATTTTTGAAATTACTTATATAATAAAAGCGAGAGATGGAAAAGAAAATGTACCAAGTATTTAGCCTTGATATGTCATTCCAGCCATTCGAGACAGAAGAGCACTTGATAGGTGCAGAGTCAGCGGATGACCTGATAGAGCATTTGCACGACGTATTCCCTGATCAAACATACATCGTAGAACGCGAAGATTGGATGGAAGATGAGGATTGGGAAGAAGTGCTCGAAATGGAAGAGTGCGAACCAGGAACTGAGAAAGTACTGCCTGGAATTTCCGAGGAAAAAGAAGCGGAAATCAGGGAGTCTATGGAAGGACATTTTCCGAGAGTTAAACTTGTCGAGGGATTATTTAGCGATAAGAAATACGTAATTTTATACACAGATTATCATATAGAATAAAATGGAAAGATGTAATATGTTTAAGTGCGCAATGGCTTTTCTTTGGAGTTTGTTCATTGCATTTTTTATTTTGCTTTGTCTGACATCATGCGAGTATGAAAAACCGATAACTCCAGATAAAGAATTTGTGAAACTTGAAATTTCTATTTCGCCAAATATTGAAACAAGAGCAACTATAGATACAGTTAAATGGCACGAAGAATAGTGAAACGTACATATGCAGATGGAAGATCTGAGTATGTAATACAAACCAATAGGATTTTTGGATTCATACCTATCCCATGGTGGATGGAGGAATTTGATACTGAAATATATTATACACTAGACGCAGCGATGGACGCTTTGAATTATTCAACACTTGTAAAGTCAGAAGTAATAAAAACATGTAAATAGAACACAAGGGGGTGGTGAGTATCTGGAAAAATCCAGGTATTCATCACCCCCTTTTTTTTTAAAATGGAATCAAGCTTCTTCTTTCTTTTCTACTTTAAATAAATCTGGATTATTATTTTTAATTGTTTGTTTAAATATTCTGACAACTGGAGCATTACTAAATATAAAATCGTTAAATGTTTTTTTACCCATTACGGTTTTCCATACATCTTTTACAATTTTGATATTTGTTGTCGCTACCGTTGGCTCAAGATCATTTACACAATAACTAATAATATTCCAAGGACCAAAGAAACCATCGAAAGATTGATAAGATGAGTTGTATAACAATTCTGTTATACCACTTGCTACAACATCATCTGTATCTTTCATTTTCTTTTTGTCTTCGTACCAAGGAGTAAGAGCACATCCGAAAATTAACGCGAACAATCCAATCATTAACATATCAGCCAATGCCTTGTTGAGGTTATCTCTATTTGTTCTGTATCTCCAGATATTATTTAAGAAAGATTCTTTACTAAATCCATCTTCTTTAAATACGTCCCAAACATCTTTGAATGTATACATTATACCCTAAACAGGAATTGGCACTTGTTCAACGACTGGGCACTTCCCATCATTTGCTTCCTCTTCTCCTTTTTCATTATAGTATTTATCTCCAATTTTTTCAACTATACCGCCATCATCTCTAAAATATAAATCATTTCCCGCTTGACTTTGCCGTATCATTGGCTTGCCGTCTATTGTTTGAGTTGTAAAATATCCATTATATTTTCCTTGTTTCTTAAACCACGTCGCAGCGATACCGTTCATCCAAGTAGTAAAGATTCCAAGGTTTTGGCCAAGTGATATTTGCTCATACCTCGCTCTCTGTGATCTATCATATGCACCATATATTTCATCTGCGAAAACTTTAAAGGATGCAATATCCTGATTATTATAAGGCTCTGGAAGAAGATCTTCTCCTACTTTAATTTTTCTATCTGGATTTTCCTTATTATATGCTATAACAGCAGAGAAATAACGAGACTATGCCTGATGATACTCTTCCGTTCCTGGGGTTCCGTGAAAGTATGCATAGAAACGTTTATCTTTTTTAGGATCATAAACCAACCTATTGTCTTTTATATCGAATGCATCCCAACATCCATCATGAATACATCGAGATACAAACAATGTCATACGATTTAAAAAATCGGGACCACGCAATGTTCCAAATGACATGTACATAGGATTCATAATTCCGCCTTTACCGGTTTTTGCTCGTTCGGCAATTTTTGCAGTATCACAATTAGAAAGTCTATATTTCAGACAAAGCTCAGACATAATATTTAATGACCTCTCAGAAGTAAAAATATGCTTTAAAACTTCACCATATCCTTCTGCTACTTCTTTGCTACTTAAATCATTATGATAGTGACTTAATGTTCTAACAGTATTTTGCCATAGACCTTCAAATGAATCTCGGAACATAGAACGCAAGTTTGCTGCAAGGTACATAGTGTTTATTATCTATTTAAAAGGACGCATAACCTATTGGACAGATTGCCCAAATTTTGACATGATAGATTTTTGATATAGATTTACCATCATCTATTCCTGTAGGTATTTTGCAGAATCGTTAAGCAATCGTTTGGATCTTTCTCCCATATGCTCACCAGTCATATACATTTCAAAAAGCAAAGCTTTGCCTAATAATTCAACATCACGCATGCGATTATAATAACACTATTGAGTTAAATATTCTGCAAGTATATTTCCTATGTTTGTTTCAAAATAAGAAGCATCATGATTTTTTAATAATCTTGCACGTGCTTGATCGTTCTCAGATAAAAGTAATGTTTTGGTGCTCATTAATGGATCGCCATCAAGGTCATAGATAGAAACAAAATCATCGCTTCCCATTACGCTTTTTGATCCCTTACTATGAAGACTATTTTTAAGAACTGTTACAATTCCATCAACATTAGAACATTGTTTAGCAACTTTGTTTACTTTTGCTGTCATTGTCTAATATGTATGCCTTATATTTGTTGCTTTAATTAATGGAACCAAGAAATAATGATTAGATGGTTTTTTTATGAATTCCATAAGTCTTGGATCATTAATTCCTGTAAAATCAAAATGTAAATCAGGGTTATTTTCTGCACGCACTTTAGCAAATTGGAATAATATCTTTTTTAAGAAAGTTCTATCTTCAGTTGTTAATCCCGCAATAGCAGACTCGTCATCACTATATGGGTTAACAAACATAAAAGTATTAACTCCAGTTGCTGGATCTTTTTTGTAAAATTTATCATATACGTGCTCTGTACTACCTATAATTTTTGTATCAATAATAGTAACACCAGCATCAGATTCGTATTTTTCAATATCTGGTTTTATTTCAGCCCATCTGTGTACGAAATCATTAGCGGCTCTATTGGCTGCATTTGCATATGCGTTATTAAAAAATCGGACATTCTCATCAGGGTTAGCATATTGAGGTAAAACATTTCTCAATAATTCATTTACATGTTCTACAGAAACTGCACGGACGCCGTTGTAATTTAACATCCACAATGCACAATGATGATATACCTGATATAATGTCCTCATTTTAGGGCTATCATGATTTCGATATCTTTCTATTAATTCGGGATTTGCAGTATGGAAGATTTCATGCTCCAACATCTGCATAACTCTTTTGATATGCTGGTATTTAGCCTCATAATCATCTGCAGATTTCATCCCAGGTAAATCAAACCCTTTATTATTTGCTATACTTTCTATTAGAGATAATACAACATCATACGAATCAGCAATTTTAGTATTAGAGAAATTGTTTTTATATGATGTTCCTAATTTATTGTTAATGAATTTTTGAATTTTTGAAAATTCCTATATTATATATGATGCCGAATATGTCATTCCAGAACCACGAAAATAAGGAGAATAAGCACTAATTTTTCCAAGCTTCATATTTGGCACAAGATCACATATTGAATTCAAAATGCTAGCTGCTCGCATCATTTCCATGTGTCCATAACAGCTTTTTAGATCAGTTGCATCTTCCAAATTCATGCAATAATGAGCCAAAAGATTACTCTGCGAGTGCTTGTTTGGTATCATCTCATCTAATTTCAAAGATGATAAGCACACAACATCTATCTCATTTGTTTCATTATTTTGGAAAAGGAAAATTCCTAATTCGTTTAATTCGTCATTTAACAATGGTGTATATTCATGAATCACATCACCTTTTACTTCATGAGTTCTAAAATAGACTCCAAGATTTTCATTTAGAAATCTCTAAGCAGCTTTAAATCCGAAACCCTCAAAATTAGCATATCCAAGTTCGTAAGAGTTACGAATTGATTTAACAATTTGCTAAGTTACAACCGGTAGCTCTTGATTAAGTTTTTTAAGATTATCAGTTACGTATTGTAGTAGTTCTTGGTTCTTATAATACTCTTCATTACTTTCTATGTGGTGCGTATTGCCATCTGGATCAATGACATCCCAACCTATACCATTTTCTGGTTTTAGAATTGTTACGTTTATATTCTATGAGATATAAGCTTTAGCGCTTATATTTAATCCTTTCGCTGCTGCATCATATTCTGGGATAATCTATCTTAAAAATTCATCTTCTGCCTACAATCTTCCTTGCAACTATAACATTGGAATGTTATTTACTTTCTATTCTATCATAGCATTAAACAAGTCATCTTGCAATTTCTGCTATGCTTTAATAACTGGACTAGACACTCCATCTTGTACGTTATAGTTTATTCCATAGTTTTCATTACCCGATTCATCTTTTAATAGTAAGTCAACTATTTTCCCTTCTTTATTATATACAATCTATATTGGGATATTAAAATAACTTGAACCTTCTGAATTAAATCCATTTTGTTCAAATATTTCTTTAATTGCACCCATTTCAAGATCGTACTTTTGAAGTTTTACTTTAGCCCATGATGCAAATGGAGTCAAACCAAATTTGTAATTAAAGATGTGATAATGCCCGTATTTATCAATCTAGATATTATCAACATGTATTCCGACTTTATCTGCGCCTAAACGTTCTTTTAATTCTGGACGAATAGATGTGCTTAGATGTATATTCCGAAGCATTGGTTCACTATCTTTGCGTACATCTTTGCACATCCGATGAAGATAATAATTTAATTTTGCAATTTTCGCATATAAATCTTTCATAGGCATGGCGAAACGATCATATAGTGTTTCACCATTTTCTAATTTAAATTTCTTTAAACTGTTCACAAAAGCATCTGCGTCTTCATCTATAGCTAAACCGGCACTGATTCCAAATGGCATCCAATTATGTAAAGCCATACCATCAGTACATGAACGCTTCCAACTATCACGTATTTCTGCGACTTCTTTTATTATCTCTTCTTCTGTTTTAGTTCCCGGCTCAATCTATGTTTTTATATACCACTAAATATATTCTTCATCAGAAGCTTCAAATGGAATATTACTCCCAAGTTCTTGATATAGTTCTTCTATGCATTGCAGTGGGGTTATACGATTCGGATCTTTGATTGTATATTCTCCTCCGACTTCATTTCCATTTATGGAAATTTCAGCTTTCTCTTTCTAATTAACTTGTTTAAGTTTATTGATAACCTCAGTAGACTATACACTAAACTTAGTACTATAATCTCTAATTGAAATTAATTTCTCACTTAATGTTGATCCGCTTGTCATTTTTAATGTCAAAATCAACTATTCTAAAGTTAATTCAGGTAAAACTTGTTCGCCAGATTTTATTTTAAACTTGCAATTTGTTAAATTTATTGATTCCATTTTCTTGTTTTAACATAAATTACTTACAATACCTATATATACCATCTTTATTTTCTTCAACTCCTTGCAGTTTTTCAAGGTCATTTTTGCTTACATCATATATTTTATCCTTATTATCTTCAAGCATTTGTTGAATTTGTGAAATTAGTTCTGTCTTAAATCCACTAGTACCTGCCATTCCTCTAATTCCAAAGCCTATGCGTTTTCTGTCTTTTTCAAATCCATTAAGCAAACTTTTGAATATATTAAATTGACCGTTAGCTACATCAAATAGATTAAACGTCTCCCCAAATATATCATCTTTTTCTATAATCGTTTTCATAGATGCAAATATATCCGGAAAAGATACATTCTATTCTGATATGAATTTGGCAAAATCATCTGCAAATTCTTCTTCCAATATATACATGGCAATTTCAGCAGCATGCTCTTTTTCATTAAGACCTTGCTCTTCTATTTGTCTTTTATAAAACTCGTTAGTTGTTAATTTGCCTGATGTCAATACGTCTTTTATGCTTAATTTATATTTTTCCTAACAATAAGCTTCTAAAAGCTAAGCATAAACATCCTAATCTCTATGTCTAACTAACGACAATAATATGTGTGTATACTCATGGAATGGAGACTAGAAAGATGCATATTTAGGATTAATATAAATTATTCCGTTCTAAGTAAATCCACGGAGTTTTTCTTTGCTGTCTTGTCCGATAATACTTTTAACCTATTCATCGGTTAAGAGAACCATTTTTATACCATTTTCTTCAAAAATATGCTATATTGTTTGCCAGTCTACAATTCGCGTAATTCTTCCTTTCTTTATTTGAGCTGCTTCGGAAACTTTTTCTTCTTTGATTTGAAAATCTTCATCACTCATTTTCCTGAAACGAGTATAAAAAGATCTCGTTTCACTTCCAAAACTTTTGTAGCCAATTGCAACTGTATCATCAACTGCAATATATGAATCTGTTTTTGCTTTTGATAACTCATCAAGTACTACTCTGATATTATTATCACTTACAGTTGATAAATTAAGCCCGAATCTAGAATAAAATAAAGCAACTTTTTCTACAGTGTTTAATTTTGATATAATATATGCACCAAGGTTTTTCGGAGCGGTTTTAAGAATTGACTCGAAATAGTCTTTAACTGTAAGATCTTGACGAACACTTTCTATATTTCCAAATTCTGCATCAAGTACTTCTACAATTTGCCCCTTTTTATACCATCTTGATTTTGGTGATTCCATGGGATCATACTCGACCCTGCCTTTTTTAAGTGCTCTATTAATAAAGAAACCAGAAAAGACTGTAGATTTTAAAAACGTTTCATAAGCAGCTTTCTGTGCTTCACTTTTAGAGCTAAATAGTTTAATATATTTGTCGTATCTACTCCATGGGTTTTGTGTTATGAAATATTTTCCGCCATAATTATAAACATAAAATCCATATGGCTTTAATATTTCACCAGTGTCATCATCTGTTAATGGTGATATGTTGTATACCTCATTTAATTTCTTTATGATTATAGGCTCATCTTCATTAGTCCGTATTGCACCAACTGTTTTTGTCGACAATAATCCATATGTTGTTTTTGACTATCTCTTAAAATACATCCCAGAAGTAGACTTCCCGAAATTTGTCTCGTAAAATCCAACATCAGATTCCAGAAATAATTTTTGAACTTTCTATCTAATCAAATTGATATTTTTAATATCGTCTTTTTGAATCATTCCAGTTTCTACCATATATTTACCCATTATATTATACGGGATAAATTTAGTATTCTAAGTTCCTTGTAATAGGTAGGTCAAAAAGTTAACGAAATCAGATTCAGAAGTTCGTTTTGATTTGTATCCTGAGAGCTAAATTAAAATATCATTTATTCTAGCATCTACTTCGTAACTTTTTAATGCTAAGTTAGAAATATTGCTGTCTCCATTTATGATGCTATTTAGGAATACTTTAAGATTTTCCTCTTGACTTTTACTTTCATCTATTTTAGCTTCTGCCTGAGCATTTTCTACTATACTCTCAGCATTGCTTTCGCTTTCTTCTTGTACTACTAAACCCTTTTTTATAAGATTTTCCTGAAGTTTATTTTCGATATTTTCAACAACCTACTATCGTGTTTCTTCATCTGCAGCAATAACCTATAATCCAGGACGATTTGCAATAAATTCCTTAAATATTTTCAAAGAGTTATCCCTGCCCTTAATTGTTCTATATCCAGATTTATCATAATCTGCCATTCTTTTTTCTAGAACCTCAACATATGTTCCTAAAGAAAGACAGTCATTTAAAAGCTTTTTTATCCTTTGTATTTTTAGTATATCAGGCAAATCTTTAAACCCTGGCTCTTTCTCGAATTCATAAGCATATTGTTCAATCTATGTTATGTGCTTTTTAAGTGATTTATATGACTTAATAAATTCTTCCGCATTTGTATTATCTAAAAGATTTCTCAAGTCATGGTGTAGCGGTGAGATTCCAGTATTCTCATCTCTTTGCAAATAGCCAACAATATATTTTAATTCAGCATATCCTATTTTACTGACCTTAGAAACATAATTCGGATCATCAACCCTTAAAAAAAATGGATCAACCTTGCCATTTTCATCTTTACCAGATCTAAGCCACACGCTAATGGCATCATAATAATTTCGGCCGAAATTTTTCTTATATCCACTTTTAGTACTAATAAATCTAAGTTCAGCAGAATCCAAGCTATCAATTAAAAATCGGATATCTGCACTTAAATTTCTTCCGGTTGAATCAGTCTATGTTGTTTTAAGCTATAGATTACTTGATTCAATGTATGTTCTCAAATCTTCTATATCTTCAATTATTTTTCTGTTTGCTTCGTCTTTTGATAAAGCAGCCAAATATGCAATATATGTGTTATATTCTTCCTCATTTAATACTGTCTTATAATCTTCTGGAGTTATATCTTCAAGCTTGGCTTTCGTCTATTCAATAAATGTCTTCATTTTATAGATTTCGTCCTCAGTCAAAAATTTATATTCAGGAAGCTTTCTTGCAGCTTCCTGAATTCTAGTATATCTCGCAAAGTTTCTAAGTTCTGACGTTGGTATAACATATACTGCACTTTGTGTTCCATCAGCATTTAATTTTATTGCTTTAAATCCAAATGCATTTTTACTAACACCAGATGCAGCTGGCAATTCTTGAACCACTAAAACATTGCCAACATATTCTCCCCACTTTAAATCGGGGAAAGCACTTTTAATGCTTTCCCCTGTATAATTAGGAACATATCTAACATCTTTATCAAATTCAGTAAATGAAGTTCCGGAAAAAAGGCTATTGATTAATTGAGAAACTAATTTATCATTTGTGCCGTTTGTGTTGTTATTCGCAATTATATAGGCGATTTTTTCTAACTAGTTTTCACCATCTTTAATTTCACCAATAGTTATGTCTGTTTCTATATCGGATCCATCATTACCTTTTGAAGCAATGGACAATATTATTTTACAATCCTTGATTTTAATACTAGCATTTTCCATATTACGAACATCTAATTTGTGCTTTAACTTTCTGTAATGTCATGAGATACTGCAAAGCCTTCTTAACATCTTCTGCTCTGCCTGATCTCAGCTATACATTAAGGTTTTGTGAATTTCCAGCAGCTGGTATGAAAAATATTCCATCTTCAACGAAATTTCTTAATCGTTTCTATTTTGTTTTTTCATCTGTTCCTTCAAGGAATGGGTAGACACTCGACTATGTTGCTTTTGCATCTTCATATTCTGATTTCCTGCCTCTATCATTTTTTCTTATTTTGAATTTCATGTTTCCGGCAGCGTCAACTTCTATATACGCAAGTTCATTATTATGTTTTTTAGATCCTTCTTTGCGCTATTTTGCGAGTTGTAATCTAACGTCTGTGTTAGAATAACCATATCTTCTTTCAACATATTGCTTTAATCTTTCTTTTCTAAACTCGACTTCATCAGATACGCCTGCTCTTGTGTCTTCTTCATAGGCGAACCTTCTCATTTTTTCGTCTTCTTGTGCAATAAATTTAAAATAGCTGCTAAGAATAGAATCTCCTTGCGCAATATTATATGAAAATAAGGTAGTTAATCTATCTCTTCCTTGCTGATTCTTATTAACAAGCAGATTATACAAAATAAAATAATCGGTAATTTTAACAGGCAGTCCTGAATTTCCCATATCTAGACGATTGAAATCATTAACCATTCTAGCGAATTTACTCATGGCTCGAGAATTGGAATCCACGTCTGTCATTATAAAATTTAGCTTCATGTAAATAAAGTTCTTATCCTTTGCATACATCAAACTGTTTATAAATTCATTATTCGTATCTGTAACTACAGACTAGCCATCAATTAAATAATCTTCAGAGCCAGAACGTAGAGCTGGAACTAATGACTTTTCCATCCATATTTTGAAGGTCTACAAATCAGCCAATGTTTTAATGGTTATTAACTGATCCTCTTCTGCCTTAACAAGGTTCATATATTTATCATACATATAATCACCTTTATGGATCTAGAAAACAAGAGGTTTTGATGATGTCTACTAATACTGTTGAATCCATTTAAATAACAAAAGTTCATTAGCATAATTCTATGCACGTGATATTTCGTAATTTTCAAATGGTGCATTTTGTTCTGTCACATAACCTTTAACAATATTTACAATTTGATTTTTTACAGTAGCTATTGATGTTACACCATTCGCTGCATATAATCCACGTATCGCTTGCCAATAATGTGGTATTCTATGTATAACATCAAATATGTTATATTGACTTTTTATTATGTCATAGAAATCAGTCGCAGCTTTTCTATATGCATCATCACTAACAAATTGCTCTAAATCAAACGATGATTTATAAGCTTCTTCTCCAGAATTCCACTTAATTATTTTATGCCTAATTGCTGTTTTTATTATTTCTTTTACTTTCTCTTTGGTATAATTAGGATGTGTTTCTAAGATTTTGTTAATACATGCATCTTCTCTTGCAGCATTTTTCAATGCATCTTCATCTGATTTCTCATCCATTAAATAAATTCCATAAGAAGACTTTTCAGATTTTGACTTTTCATCAAGATAAGTATATGAAAAATAATTATGTTTGCGATTATATATTTTTTCTATTTTTGTTACTTGCTACAATAAGTCAGAATATCTAGGATCAATACCTTTAGCGATACCCATCATAGTACCCAGGCTACTCATTTCATTTGCCTGAATATCAAGATTATAAAGTTCTTCTAAATCCGCTGCAAATTCACTATAATCACAATCGTTATTTTTTAACAATTGCAACATTTTGAAGCCTAAAATAACTTTAAATCTTCTATACTCAGCCGCTTTGTAGTTTGCTGGCAATTTAGATAATAACAAATCTCGTATTTGCAATTTTTCAGATAAAGTCAAATCACTTGTCTTAATAAATTCTAGTAGTTTCGGTTCATGCGGATTTTTCGGATCTATACTATTTTGATATTTATTTATTTTGTCTTTTAAGTTTGAAATCGGAGACCCCTCTTTATTTAATTCCTCAGTAAGAATTTTGAAATCTCCTTTATAAAACTCATCATTTTTCACAATATCATAAATATCTTTTATTCTAACGTCCTCTCCGCTAAAGATGTTGCTAGATGTCAACATATCTATAACAGTGACAGATTTGCTTGACATAAATGCAACCGTATCATCAATACTATAACCTAAAATTAACAAATGCAAATATATCTTAGCAAGAGCCTGACCTCCATTTATCTTTGTTAAGATAAGCTCTTTAGCATTATCGGTTGCAGCAGTAAGTAACATAGATATAGTAGCGTCTGCTTGTGTCCACAATTTACCCTATTCCCCATAGTACTTTTTGATTTTTTCCTAAAGAGTCATTCCTGGTATAGATGGTTCCGCTTCTACTATTTTTATAACCTGATCCATCTGCAGCAGATCTCTTTGGAACTATTCAAAATTGTCGCCATATTTTTTTAAGGCTCTTGTATAATTGTTATCAGTCTTTTCTGTTCGAATACACAAATGAGGATTTCCTTTTGCTCTTCCAGCAATACGATAAGAAGTATGGAAAAATTTCATATATCTATGATAGTCAGCGTCATCATTTACAAGTCCTTCGTTGAAATAATAGCTAAGTCCCATGAATACTTTTTCTCCGATTGCTGCGATACCAATCACCTGTTTACCATCCATATTTTGGTATTGCATGATCATTTTGGTTAATGGATTCATACTTGTCATTTGATCGCTGCTTTTAGCTTTTACTGTATCACTTGCTAATGCTTTTAATGGATCAGCAGTTACAGGATCGTAAGCCATCTATATGCTTTTCGGGTCATTGACAATTTGCATAATACGGCTAGCAACATAATTCTTATTAGCCAATTCCAATTCAGTCATTGGAATTTCGTATTGCTCATGTTTATTAAGTTGAGATCTTACTTCATTTATTCCATCTTTATATTCTTGGAAATCGTTTTCTGAAATATAAAAATCGAACGTACCGTTAGAATTATTTTCGCTTGCATTATTTAATATCTCTGCATATAATCTTATCCGGTTTGCTTTTAATCGACTTATATAACTATCCTGATTATATGAAATGACATTATCATTAAAATTAATCCTGAAACCATAATTTTCAAGAAGTGCAGCTTCTGAATCAGAAATCGAAGACAACTATATAGCTTCAATTTTCTGCGTATTATCTGCTTGCTATGTCGATATTTTAAATTTAATCTTATCTGTTTTTGTGAGTGAATCCTGATTTTCCGATAATATACGTGGTAGTGCTTCATATATAAGCGACTTATCGTTTATATCAAGATGCTAATCACCGTTTATAATAACTACAACATTTGCAACATCCTATTCAATTGTAAATGTCAGATTGTTAATCTAGCATGTAATTTTAGGAATACCTTTTTCATTATATGAAACTTCTGCTTCGGTGAGGATTTCGCCATTACTTAGCTATATTTTCTTTCCTTCTGATGCTTTTGACTGTTGTTTTATAATTGAATCTAATTCATCATTTATTTTTACGATTTCAATTATATTTTGACCCGTCTAATCTGTTTCGCTTCCTTCGTTTTGTCTGATCTCAATTCCTTCAGGCATTGGTAATTTCAAACTTTCACGGGCAGATTCTATTGATGAATAATCAAACAAAGGCGACCAATCGGCAAATGATCCGTCTTTGTTATATCCAAAAGACATCATATACGATTTATCGATATCATAGTCAGAACCCTATATCCAAGTTTGGAAATGGGAAACAAACGCCTGGTTCGTAGATACTGGAACATATCCTATGACTTGCATGTTCATATATGATTGTAAGCTTTGTGCGGGAATACGTGCTGCTACTATATATTTGCTAAGTGCGAACTAGCCTTTTGCATAATACTTTCTTGCAGCCTATAATTGTTTTAATTTATCCCTATAATTTGGATACGTCTTCTCGTCGAACAATTTCACCTGTGCATCATCTCCATCGAATTCTGGTTCATTTAAATATGATATCGCAGAATCCAGACTAAGATTAAAGGCTTCGGATTTAAATGAATTTTCTTTAGCATAATCAAGCATCATTTCGATATTTTCTTTTTGAGAAAAATCAAAATATCCATTTAACTGTAACCACTGCCAGCCTTCTGTCTTTTGCAAAAGTTTAATAGTCTCTCCAACGTATTTATTATATGCTTCCTGATTTCCTGAATTACCAATTATTGCACTCTTGTCAAAATAAATAAAATGTTCTTTTTTGTTATCTATTATTTTTGAAAGTTTCCGCATATAATATTTCTTTTCATAGATTTTATTATCTATTAAAACGAAATCAGATTTAGGTAATTCAACACCATCTTCTGAACCTTTAGCTTTCGTGAAGAATTGATCGTCAATCACTTGCACATCATTACGTAAAACAAGTGTTCCAATTTGATACTTAGGATTTCCATTTTTATCTATCGCGAAGATGTCTCTCTCTCCATCTTCGTTTTCTATAATATCTTGCGGTTGATAAGTCTCTTCAAAGTCATCTTTCAAAACATCTCTGTGAAATTCTGTTTGTTCTTTTTCCCCAGTCTCGTCGTTAACATAACTATATTTTACATTAGTTGACTCTGGTGTATGGCACATTATATTTATATGAGAATGCGGAGTGCATAATACTAAATCTGATTCAGTCACGCAATATTCTTTGGAAATTTGATCTTTAAAATTTCTTTCAATATCCAATAATGTGCGATCGCCCTAATTGAACAAAGATTTATAAATATTTGAAATTACAGCTTCTGCCGCTTCGTTCTTGATAGAATTTTTATCAATCTCTATAGTTTGGCCATCAATAACAACGTGATAATTATTTTCTCCTGTGCCAGTTATATTTCTCATCTATTCCTAAATGGAGTCGTGCAAGGCTTTCTTTTTGCTTTCTGACTTTTCCACATATTTCCAAACAAAAGTTTTATTTGGTTTAGCAGACATCAAATACTTATCAACTACGGCATCAAGATCAAATATGTTATATCTTTTTGTTGTTCCTTTTTGTGTAAATGACAATCTCTATGGTCTCAAATTTTTCGGCTTAATAATATTATCTCTAAATCTAATATCCTTATGCCATGCCATTCTCAAATACTTGAAGAACTCTTTATATTTGCTGAATTTAGAATCGGCTATAATTTTGCTGTATGGCTTATAATCTGCTTGATCAATATCCAAATTGCCGAAATACATTTTAGCGTATTCTACAAAATGATTATCAATCTCATCTTGAATTTTCTGATATCCTTCTTCTGTGTTTGGATCTCCTCCACATCGTTCTTGCGCTTTTTTAGAAACTTCGTCATAATGCGCGTTTTTAAAAGCATATTTGAATTGATAATATGAAGATAAAGAATCTAATGACACAGTTTCTATATTGCCATCAAAAATCACGTCAACAATATCGGTTGGTATAAAATAGCCTATTTCATGGTAATATATATTCTTCTGCTATTCTAATTGTAAATAAGCTTCAACTACAGCATTCATTCTTTGATTTTGTGAATAAATACTACTAGTACAAGAAATGCCATTTTCTGCATCGATTGTATAATCTGAGATTATTTTATTCTGTTTTAGAATTTCTAATGCATCTTTTACAACCGTTTCGTTGCCGTTTTTAATTATGATCTGCTTATTGTGGCCTATATCGTCAATAGCCCCAATTAACAGATTAGTGAGCTTCTAAAAATTAATCGGCTTAATTCTGGAATCTTTAATTATGATTTCATATTTCCCATCTGTTTCACCAACTTGTATTGTGGCATCTCCTATTTTACTTTTAGAATCTTTATAAGTACATTTTGTAGTAGGAGATATCTTTCCTGATTTTTTAACAAGTGCCTATTCTCCATTTAATGCTAATCTGTATATATCTGTATATGTTGCTCCAGATGTCATACCATCTAAATGGTACATTTGCATACTGTTAAAAGATGGCACAAGTACAGCAGGAAGACCATCATATTTACGTTTCAAAGCATTTTTGTTAATATCCGTTACGATTGATTTAATCAAATTACCAAACATATTTGGATCTGATAATGGAAGATATGTTTCCATGTTAGCCTCTAAATCATGGCTATATATGCCTTGTTGTTTGAAATCTTCTCTAGCAGTATCCATAATTGTTTTAGTAATATCTACAGTTGTGTCAATACCTTTGATATTCTTAAACATGCTTCTGCCAAGAATATGATAAAGTTTACTAGAAATTTTTTTCTGTGTTGCTTTATCAGATGTTGATTCCTGTGATATTAATTCAATCTACATTTTCAACGCATTCGCAGCTAATCGTCCTAATGCTTCATAAGCCTATTTAGCAAAAAGATGGTTCTCTCCGCCAGCATCAAGAGAAGCAACAACCTGAGACATCTCAGACACTTTAGCTTCATCTGCTTCATGATCTGGATCTTGCTGTTTCCCGAGTCTTCTATTATCAAGTTCTATATAAGATAAATCAGTGTCATCATATAATGCTGATGTCGGATTCATGTTATACTGCATACGTTTAATAGCAGAACCATGAGCAAGGTATCCTATAAACTGACTTTTTAGTGGTTGCTGATATCTTGTCTGAGTGTTTCCGTCAACAGAAAAATCGATTTTACCAACGACGTTATTGCAGAATGAAGCAACAGCATAGTTTGATGCTTCTGTTACAGTGTCATCTGAAAAACTAGTAGCATTGTTAATTCCTCCCATCACATAATGCAATTCGAAAATTGAATCGGCAACATGTAAATTAGGATTATTTTTTAATTCCGCTAATGCTTTTTCAATAACTTCCTGCGATGAATCAGCCCTAAGCTATATAGCGTTTGAATTTTCATCAAACAAAGTTATGCTATATGAACTTTTTTCATCTTTTCCATCTTTATATTTTTCAACAGAGTAATATAAATTCTGACCTCTTGGATCTCCTGCTAATGTGACATTTACTAATTCAGAAAATTCAATATCATCCTTAGCATTTCTAAAATCAGTTATCTAATAAATGGTATCTTTACTTTTATAGAAAATCTTATTTCCTGGTACATGCATTAAAATATCTCTAGCAAAAGAAATATTCGTGTTTCGGTTAGTGTCTTTTTCGCTAAGCAAAAACTTGCGTGATCCAGTAAGATTAAATCTGCCATTCCATCTTTTTTTGGTCATCTTATAGAAGATGTTATATAGCTTCTTTGTGCTACCTTGACTTTCGCGCATCATAGCATTTGTCATTGTGAATGTTGCCCACTTAGCTAAGAACGCCTTGCCGGTTTCTCTATCCATACAATGCCAAATAGTTTTTGCTAATTCATATCCTGTTGACTGATCGCCAAGACTTCCATTTTCAAGAATCGCCTAAATGCCCAATCTGTAAGCCGAACCATCACATGCATCAACACTTTTCCCATCTCCGTCTAGATTAAAAACAGATCCTTTTTCATCGTCAACAATAGCCATTTTAGTATACATACCTAAGCCATTCAGGCTATTGACGTTCATAGGAATCATTGTCGCGGGAATAATTACATTTCTTTTATATTGTGCATTTTCACAAGCATTAATAATTTTGTTTATTGCCTCATCATAAAGAAGTTGTAATTTAACATCGTTTTCTGATGTCAATTGATTACTCTATAAATAAATTCCGATATCTGTTACACTATCAAAATTATTAATTATGTAATCACGGAATCTAGGATTTGTTTTTTCAAATTCTTTAGCTATACTTTCTACTGATACGCCGGATGTTTTATCTGGGTCTGCAACTTCTGAACCTATCTAAGCCAATCTTAAATTAGAAGAAAGTAAATTCTCTAAATAAAACCAGCGTTCTATAATTGGGTTGACTTCAATTTTATCGAGTGTTGCATTTTTTAATTGAGAAATATCAATTACATCTTCCTATACTGATCCGGATTTTACTTTAGCTAAAATTAAATTTCCTGCTTTATCGACCCATTTATTCTTAAAATCCTCAGATTTCATTCCTCTCCTAAATTGGGAATATTCATCACTATCACCATTAATAATATGATTAAGAGAGTTTCCTGACTCAACCCTAAAATCAACACCATTTTGCAATAGTGTTATGATTGTGTTTTTTAATTCGCGGTTAAATCTTCCATCAAGTACAATAGGATTATGTAATTGTTCAGAATATGCAAAACCTAATTCATGTAATGACAACTTTCCGTTTCGTATACGATAATCTGCATCTACGGCAAGTTTCATATATTTATCTGAAGGGATATTGTATTTTTTAAGAATCTGCTCTTTTGCTGCCTTATCAGTTACTCCGTCTGACTCATCTCTTGCTGCCTCTACAGCGGCATTATATTTATCTATATATTTTTTTAATTGTTCTTTAGTTATTTTTTTTAATTTCTGCTAAATATAAATAGTTTTTCCTTTTTCGTCTGCATTATCATTGAAATAAATATCAATTAATTTAGATTCTTCAGGGAATGCTATATCATGGAATTTAAACAAATCCACAAATTTATTTAACGTGGCTCTATATGATCTCTTAAAATAATCACCGGTCGTTGCTCGATAAGCTTTTTTAAGTTCATCTATAGATACATGTGCTAAATTAATCTAAAATTCTTTACCATCCAATTTATAATTAACAACTTTATCATATCCAATTTGATAAATTACAAATGATGTCTTATCAGAATAAACCGTTGGCTGTATATTAAAAAAACCATTTGAAACTAAACTGTCAAAGAAATTGTTCATTATAGAATGATATAGCAATTCTCTTTGACTAAAATTTTTAACATCTTTTCCTTCATATCCAACTTCAACCTGAGAATCATATCCAATACTTTGCACGAGGTTATGTTCTCCTCTGTTCATTACAAAGAGGTTATTATGTGCTGCAGAGTTAGGATCTGTTGCCAATGCAGCATGATCTTCATTCCATAGTGCTGCCAATGATTGATTTCGATAGTTGGCAACACGATTTCCCTATACTGTTACAGTTGTAGAAGGAAGACCTTTTCCATTTAATGTTGTATCAGCCATAAAGTAAGGTTCAATCCAACCTTCACTTGGTGGCAATGGGTTAATTCTTACTTCCGTTCCGCCATATGATTTGACATTACCAAATGCAGCTGTTTGACAATTCTAAAAACTATTCCATCCAAAAGTTTTGTCATAAAATTCTCGAAATGATAAAGTGCCCTTATTTTCTTCATTTTCAGCATATTCATCAGCTGCCTTATAATAGTCTGATGTTATCTTATTAACAAAAAGGGCCCTTAATGCACTTGTCATGATAGCTTTAACAGGATCACCTTTTATTGATCTTGCTGCATAATTCAAATTCTCTAATCCTTCTTTGGTATTAAAAGGAAGACGCAACGTCTAGCTGGCAATATAAAGAAAATCTCTCAATACTGTAAGCTCTTGGCCGCTTCCGTTTAACAACTATTGCTAGTTTCTGCTACCAATTGAACGTGAAAATTCATCTGAGACATCGGGTCGAAGCCTCTAAAGAACTCCATAAATATTTCCTTTTGAGTTATTTTCTTTTCTTGTCTCTTCAATTTTTTCGATTGCCTCATCAAGAATGATATTTTTGTTGTTCTCTTCTAAATATGATCTTATATTACTTATTATTAGATCTTGTAATTTTACATTATATATATTTTGAGAAATTACGTCATTTATACTTGTTTTAAAGTCTTCAAATTGCTATTCTTCCGCAAACTATTCTTTAATATGATCGAGTAGCCCATCGATCTCTGTCTATATATTTTTTATTTTGCCTTCGTCTAGCGTTTCGAATATCGCAACTTTGGCAAATTTTTCGGTTATGTTTTGTTCTTCATTTGTGTTGCTAAGACCAAGTACAAGATATTCCGTATCTCTAATGGTTAAATAAAATCTATCTAATCTTCTTTCGCTACTATCTCCAGCTTTACGATCATAAGCAACAGTTATATGATTTGTTCCATCTGTCAACGCCTACATTTCTGCCTGCGTCTCTCTGTAATAACTAGTTTCGAGATTTGCGAGATAATCGAATTTCATTTTCTCGATATCACTCTGCTTGGGAATATATCCTATAGTTGTTTCTCCGTTAAAAATTTTAGTTCTTAAATAATTTGCAGGAGACATTTGATACAGCAGATTGATTATAAGATTTTCTCTACTGAGAGTCTATATCCCAGGAAAATTAGACATCTCTACAATATCATTATCCTAGTTAAAATATGCACCTGTTATAGCACGCTCTTCGATATTACTAATTGTATTTTTTGATGCTTTTGTAAAAAATGTATCGTATATACTAAGCAGAACGTTATATGTTAAAGAATCGAGTCCGTTTTCAAAAAGTTGCTATCTCTATTTTTGATTGTTTCGAATAAAGTCTATATACCTTAAAACTATCTTAATATTCTTATTTGGGTCTAACGTGATTTCGCTAGCGGCTTTTTTTGCTGCGTCTAATCTATCACCACCAGATAAATTTTTTGTGGTTAATATATCTATTAACGTGTTCCAGCCGAGACTTATAATTGAAATTTTGGTCTTATCACTAATTTTCTGATTGTTATCATCCCTAACTTCCAATAAGTCCAACATGATCTATGAAAGCTTAGAAATCTCAGCTATAGCATCACGATATTCTCCTTTGTTCCAGCTTCTTACAGCATTTTCCCTATCTTCACCAATAGTGTATTTATAAATAGGAGTAACTTGTTTATCTTCCCCCTCTCCTTTGATAATCGCACTATCGCACTCAACGTTCATTTGGGCTTCATCAAATACAATAGTTTTTCCCATTTCTTGCATTAAGAGAGAATCAAAAAATTTAACTTGCGTGTAAGCATTCACAACATCGAGTAGCGCATAATTTTCCGGATTATCATGTTCATAATCTAGTTTCGCTAACGCCTATAAATTCAGGACATCTGTGATTGTCTGACCTGATGGAAGACCCTTATTTTCACGCAAAAGCATAGTCTCAACTAATTTCAAGAAAAGCTTAGCTTTCTTTTTGTCAACTATGCCATCGCTATCTCTGAACTTATATAGCTTTTCCATACGCTTCTTTGATTCGTCATCTTCTGCAAATTTCAAATCTAGATATTTTTTAAGCGTTTCGAATAGTGTGTTTCTGTATTTCTATATAGCTCTATTTAATGTTGCATCATTATACACTAATGTGTATGTGTTGCCTTCTTGATAAGAGAACAAACATCTAGTTACATTTTTTCGAAATTCATTATTTCGAATTGTAGTCAGAATACTATTTGAACCATAAAGCCAATTATCTGCAGCTTGCTGATCATATGTTAATGCTTCTAGATCTACCGGATTTTCGTCTGGTTTATCTAATTCTGCAGTTTTTATAGTGGGGGATGGTTCATCATCCCCCGTGTTTTCACTTACGCTAAATCTTGTTTCATCAGCTAATTGCTGTTCTGTTTTACCAGATAAATCAAAAAACTAACTAACAGAATCATAATTATCAGCCCACCATTCATAAATCGCAGCTTCTGGTTCAAGACATGTTTTTGACTCTTTAAAAAGCTTTTCTTTTAAACTGTCTAATGTTCGGTATATCCTTGATGCATTATACCCAAAAGGCAGATTAATTCTACTACATCCGTATTTCATATTTCATTTATTAGTTAAGTTTGCAACTTGTATCTTCATTAATTTGTTTACATAGTTTTTCAACTGCATAAGCTAATGTTTGACTTTGATCATCTCCTATTTCTACATCATCAATAAACCCTTCAGAAATTAATGACAATATTCCCAGCCTAATGTCAGATTGAATTTCTCTAGTATCTTCATCGCTGTTCTTATTCAAATTTTTATTTATATTTGATAATTCATCATTAATTTCACTTAATTTCTCTTTTGCAAACTCTTGATCTGTCGTCTTCACAAATTCGTTATATTTTGTTTTTACTGACGTTAAAGTTCTGAAAAACTCTTTAATATAACCATGTTGCACTTCATCAACTTCGCCTAAAATATCTTCTATACTTGGATCAATTCCAGCTATAAGATCAAGATTTTCTGAATCAAACCCATCGTTCAATTTTCCGAAAAGTCCTTCCGTAAAAATAGGCTCTAATTGGGCCTTTTTCGACTCAAGAACTTCCGTGTTAGTTTCGGTAGTTCCAGTGTTAATAGGTTTAATAATCTTTTCTACTTTTACCGTATCGTCAGAGGCAATAATTTTATAACTATCCCCGTTAAGCATCTTAACAATTATATTATTATCGCCCTATATAACCTCTGCATTATCGAAATTAAATCCATCGTTACCACTAGCCTATCTGAAAGCATTAAGTAATTCTAAGTACATCTAAGTCCTCTGGTTGATTATATTTTTTACTTTTTCTGTTTTGTCACTTAGAGTTGTTTCTTTGCTTGTTAATATATCATACAATGTTTCTCCTTTACCCTCTACGATTGCATGACTTGATTCTTCTTCTACGGTCTCCTCAGTTGATATATCTTCTGAATTCCAGTATATCCTCATCGCTGGGGAATCTATCTATGCTGTAACACCAAACAATATATCAGGTGTCGTAGTTGGTACAAAACGTGATGAAATTGTTGTTGAGTTATTCCTGTTGTTTCCTCTTGCACTCTGTGCTACAAATGGATCAGAAAACCATCCATATCTAGCTTCTGAATCTGTAGCTTGAGGTATAGGCTGACCACTTAATTGTTTCCCAGTTTCTTCATCATATTTATGCTGTGTGCTATTTAATCTAGCTTCTACAACATTTTCTGTAGATCCATGAAAACATAACTCGAGCATTGTCGCAACATTATATCCTTGTTCTACGATTGACCTAATAGTACGTCTTTGATTTTGCTTTTCCCGTTCAAGAAGAACATATTTTTCACCTTGTTTTTCATACTGTGGAATAAATAAGAATCCCTACTGAGCCCATCTCCATTCAAGATCTCTTCCAAGTTTCTTTTTTCGTCCTTCGTATTCTTCATTAGTAGCTGGTAAAATAAGCTTCTTCTGTCCTTTTTCATCCGTAACCTCGACAACTTTCTCATAAGCCATAGCCCTAGACATCATCTTGACAATTACAGCAGGCAATGCTTTCAGCCTAATATGCGACATGTCTGTTGCAGCTGAATCTGGTCCGGAAATTCTAAATGGCTCATTACCGTTTTTGTTCCAGATGGCATTAATCACGCTTCCGTCAGCTCTTCTTCGTGTGTCTAATCTCTTTGTCTTGCTGACTTCAACATACGAACCAGTTTTTCCATCTTTTTCTTTAGCTGTTATACCAAGGCCATCACGAATAAATCCGAAAATTTCATCTGTGATTTCGATATATTTATTCAAAAGCTGAGGCGTCAGATAAATGCCATAAATAGTTTCTCCTTTCCTTACTCTTTTTCCGTAGAATGGATCATCTTCTTTGGCGTAAATTCTACGTATTTGCCATTCGTTCTATTCTTTACCCTCAATATTTCCGGTAACATTACCTATACCAAGTCTAAATCTACGGCACTGAGTATCAAGACTATCGTTGAATTTAAAGATTGCGTTTGCAATAGATTTGATATCTTCTTTTGTGAGCAATTTATGAGTATATTCAGGCTCGTATTTTCCTCTGAATTCTGCTTCTGATGCATTATCTCCAGCTCCCTCTTGATATTTCTGATATGCTTTATGCATATCATTTAATATATCTCTGAATACATCACTCTCTATAAGATACTCATAATTTGTACATCCTATCTTTTTTAATGCATCAATATCAAATATTTCAGGATCTTTAAATGCCTCAACTATTTTATTTTTGAAAGAAATAATATCCGCTCTCCAGTTCCATAACGAAGAAAACCATCTAACAGCCATTCTGTCACTTACAAATGGGAATATATTATGGTCATTATTTTTTTCGCTCTTAATATATTTTCCATAAACGAATTCACGACGAGCTTGCCGTTGACATAACTATGAAATAGTAACTCCAATATTATCAAGCTTTATTAATTTAACTCTTCCCGGTCCTTCGCCAGCCCAGACATTTAAAAGCTAATTATCGCTAATCGTCGGATCTTTTGTAACGAATACACAAGCTTTACCGGCTGACATTGGTATATCTTCCGATTCTGCCGATGGCGGCCTGTAAATATAAACTTGAGAAACTGTTAAATCCGGATATTTCTTTTTAAATTCCGATAATTTTAAAGTAGGAACTGTGCCTTTGTGATTTCTGATACTTGTTCGTACAATTGTTGGTAAAATCTAATTTGGTTTTGTTCCAAGCTGTATAGATAAAGTTTTGCTATCTTTATCATATCCCTCTGTACTAACGCCAGAAGAAGCATTGTTATATGCTTGAGAAAAATCTTTCGCATACTTTTGAATCTGAGCTTTATATGCTTCTATTGGATCTTTTACTGGATCATAATTCTCTCCGTCTGTATTTATTCTTTTTCTGAATATTTCAGAGCGTGTTCTTGATGTTTCACTTAAATTTGGACGTTTTAAGTGTTTGGTTATCTTTTTGATAATCGTTTCACGGTTGTTTTCATATGTCTAAGGATTGTTAAATAATCCAAGCGTTATTTTGTATGTTTTTGGATTTTCTGCAGTACTACCTGGAGCGTCCCATGATAAGACTAATTTAAATGTTAACTTTTTCTCTCCATCTTTTGTCTTAACAGTTGCAATAGACATAGCATCCTTAGATTCGCTAAGATGACTTAATCCGATAAAATGATCTCGTGTATCGTCATATTCGGAAATCTCTAATGCCATCCGCTTTGTTGGTTTATTTCCAATAAATTCCTCATATTGCTCTTTCGAAATTATTTTATCTAGTTGTTTACCGAAAAGACGATCAAAAAGACGATTAGCATCGTCCCAACTTAGTTTGTACATGAAGCAACGTTTCAACTGAATCAGTGGATCGAAAATATTTTTATCATATTCAAAAGTATCCCCTGATGCTTTCCCATTTAATGCTGCGAAAATAGCACCATCGTACAAAGTGTCCGCATTTTCAAATTTATATGTACGATATTTTTTATCAAATTCTTTTCCTGATTTTGACGTCACCTTTTTTGTTTCAGTACTAATTGGCATTCCTGTAAGTGTTCCTTCCGTATACACCATAGCACTATCAAGATCAGGGCATGCTTTTAATTCATCATCTATAGTTGTTTCTGTACTTGCAACAGAAAAACGGGTCCACTCTCTCCAACTTTCAGTTGTTTCCACTCGCTTGCCGAGTTCCCTATTTAAATATATTCCCCCAGTTGTTCTTTCATCTTCTTCAGATGCATATTCTGGAGACATTATATCATCATCCACTTCGGGCTCCTCGCTTATCGAAACAGAAGCTCTGCCAAACGCTCCTCGTTTTTTAGGTGTTCTGTAGGTGTATGGTTTAACCGGAGTCTTAACTGGTTTATCATATGTCTTTTCTGATGCTTTGATAGAAGTTAGGAAATCTATCATAGATTTATTTAATTTTTCTACAGCTTCAGCATTAAAGTTTGATTTATTGTTCTTAAACTTATCTTTAATGTTTTTCACAAAAGACATCTTTTTATTTGGATCTATAAAGATCGCCGCGTTTTTACCACGAGTAGACAATGTATAAACTCTCTATAACCAAAGATAAAGCCAGTGAGCAGAATCTGCATTACTTCCAGCTTTTGTAAGTGCAATATCTGTATCGATTATAATATTACTAAACTCTTGACCTTGAATTTCTTGTTCGTTTACAAAATGCACAACATTGGCTTCTCCGAATTTTGCTTTTAACCTCTTTAACGTGTCTTCATTTGTTCCAAGATATGCTATCTTCTCTTTTTTCTGTATTGCACCAATTGATGTGTTAGTGTCAATTTTTCCTAATATCTCATCTGTTAATTCAGGCGTGATATAATCTCCATTTATTACATCTCCATCAAAATAATTCAAATGGAAATTTTCCATGAAGTTTTTGATAGCATTGCCATATAATATTTCAGCATTCGGATCTTTATGGTCGATATATAATAATCCATTCATATATTTAACCATATCGATTGTGTTGTTATATTTTTGAATATTGCAATCCCTCAGAGTAATACCAAGTCTTGAAGTACGTCCACAAAAAGCAATAGATGAATCTGATATGTTATTATAATCGTTGTTCTTATCAAGTATTCCCTACTGGAAATTATCGCCGACAAGAATAAGAGTTCCGCCAGTGTCCTTTGCCCATTTACTTAATATAGAGATATCAAACAAAGGAATCCAAGTTGCCTCGTCTATTATTATGACCTTTGTTTTTGTATCTTTGAAATTAATCTTTTGAGCGGGATCTATTATTGGGCTTCTTTCATTAACGATTCGTTTCCATTTTGATTTATCTGTTAGCTCTTCATGGAGAGATTTATTAACATCTGCTCCAATCAGACCATTTAATATTTCATCAATACTTTTAGTTTTACCTCCATTTAAGCTAGATAAGTTATCTATTTGTGATTTTGTCGGTCCGGATAATACTATCTATTCATCTGTATATCCCATGACGACTTTAGCATAATCGATGTTTTGCTAAACACATACTGATGTTTTACCAGCTCCTCCGTTTCCTGTCAAGAACATCGCATACATGATAGAGCCTTTATTCACATCATCTACTGCATCATATAACCATTCAAGCATTTCTTGCCACTACTTTGGGTTTTGCATATACGCAATAGTTTGTCTAGATACATGCTGTTGTATATCAAGCGCTGCCTTATCCTTATGCTTCTCGCAAAAATCTGCCAAGAATTTGTTATAGTTGTCAGAAGAAACATTAAGAATAGTCATTAAATACATGGCTTTATCCATAGAAGTAAGTTGCCCATACTCAACTTTATCTGTTAACTGAGATGTTGATTGTTCTTCCAGCTGATACTATGCAACTTTACCTTCAAATAAGCTTTTTATTGACGTGCGATTTAATATATCTTTTATAGTCCAATCTTTGTGCTGCGCCAATAATGTTTGCGTTGATTCATAAAAATCCTATTCAATAAGAGCTAACTTCTCCGCATCCGTATGTTCGCTGTGAACTATTGAATCATACTTCGGCAATAAGTTGAATTCTCCTTCAGTATCAGCAAACAAATCAGTGCCGCTTCTCATTAATGCAAAAATCTGTAATTTAGCTTTAATGTTTTGATTTCTTGCATTAACAAACATTTTGCTTTTATTATATTGATTTTTTATATTCCACCACATTAATGTGTTTGCAGGATATTCGCCGTTTTCATCTGGCTCGCCTATCATCTAGAGCAAATTGTTGATTTGTTTTACATATACTTGAACAACATCTGGATCTAATACAGGGAATAGTTGTTTTGTTATTCCATATTTTTCTGTCAGATTATTTAACAATTCATTGTGTGGGAATGGATTGCTAAGAGTCGTTCCTCTAGATGCGGCAAACACGAATGACAAAGTCATGTTTAATAACCTCTTTGCATCATCTAAAGCTTCTAATTCTGGATCTGATAATGTAAAAGATTGATAGCCGTTTTCCTCACGAGCACGATCTATTTTTTCAAATAACTATTCAATATTTTGAACATTAGAATTAGTTGCGAGACCTAGTTTTTTTATTATATCTATTATAGGATTATCAATTACTCGCATCTTTTTCAATTCCTGAATATAATCATAAACTGGATCATGCTTTACTTCGTCTTTAAACATATTTATAAATTTACCTATATGTTTGGCTGAAGCATTAAGAGCTGTTTTAAATTCATTTAATCCTTCTATTTTTGTGTCATCAACATTCCAGTATAAAGCTGGTTGATCATATTCATCAGTAGTTAATGTTGCATCTCTAAGATTAATCCCGTTGACAAAATTCAGATTATACATCAAATTTGATATATCTAAAAATCCAGAACCATCAGGTTTTATTAAACGTTTAATATCGTTTAATGAAAATTTATATCCAGGAGCTTCAAATAAGTTGTTGAAAAGGTTTACATAATATGAGTAATCAATACTACCATCACTTTTTGTTTTTAATTTTATTTTTTGATCAAATTCTCCTGTTGGCAATCTCTATACAAAATCGTAAGCAGAAATCTTAATTCGATCAATATCTAATTTAGTAGGCCCGAAAGGATCACTTTGTAAAATTAAACTTTTTATTTCGTCAAAAGCAGGTTTCCCTTTAATACTTTCTAATTTAGCTGAAATGTAATTATATTGATAGTCTGTTAGATTTTTAAAATTAAGTATTGTCGCAGCATTATATCCAAGTGATTTTAATGAATCTGATACTTCCTTAATTTTACTTATTTCTAATGCGTTTATAGCATTGATTTTTTCAACATCTTCGTCAGACCATCCTTTTGCTTTTAAATTCTATTTTAATTTTTCTTTTTGATCTGTTGTAAGTGCTCTAACATTTGCTACTGGCAATCCGTCTGATAAGAAATCTAAAAGTTTCTTCTCGTCAAGTTCTCCATCCTCGATATAATCAGAAAAGAAACTTTTTATTTTTTCATTTTGCTCCTAATATAAATTGAACATTCCGCGAATATTCAATTCATCATGTAAAACTTCCGGAGCGGATTCATCTTTGATTTTCTATTCTGTACTGATTAAATAACCCCTAATGCCTCCAAATCGCCTAGCAATTGCTGCGTACATTTTACCGGCATTTGCGATTTTCTTTTTCGTATCAGATATTAAATCTGTTTTAACTTTATTTTGTATATCTATTAATATTTCATCAAAATTGCTAAGATCAGATTTTATATCTTTTATTTTCTTTGCAATATACTAGCCAGTCAGTCTACTTGTATTAGCCCAGTTATATGAATCTCTAATAGAATCAACTATTTCAGAATCAGAACTATTCAATATAAGCTTTAACCTTCTCTTTGTTGGCGTATCAATAAGTCCGCCGCTAGTAGCTAAAATATCACGTGCCTTTTTTAATGCTGCTAACTAGGCTTCTTGAGATCTCATTATGGCATATTGCTTTTGTAAAAGCTATATTCTCCTTTGTTTTCTTGCTTCAAAATCTTCATCACTCTCGCCATCAAATTTTTTATTCCTAAATTCATATATTTCAGAGGGTTCATTTCTCAACTATGTGTCATAATCTATTTTAAACATAGGATCTTCTGCATCTAAAGAAAAATTTTCAGGTTTATATTCTTTAATATTCTTAGACATTAATGGGCTTTTATCCTTGTCAAAAAGTTGTTCTACCTCTTCCATCTATTTAGAATATTCAACAAGCCTATCTTGAATATTTGTAAATTCTGGCGAAATAATATCTCTGATATATTTAAAAGCCTACCAGGCCTACTCTTGATCTGTCCCTTTATTGTTTGCTTTCCATTCCGTGTATTCTTTGTATAATGCATCTTGCTCTGCGCGGCTTAATGCATCATACTATTTATCTGTTATTGGATTAAATACATATTCGCCACTTTGATTTACGTGTACGGAATTTAGCCATGCTCTAAAATTTGGTATAGAAAATATTTTCTGGAAACGCTAGTCTATATTAAATAATACTTTTCCCATATAGTCAACAGCGTTATCTCCAGAATACATCTCTTCCATGCGTTCTTTTAGCGTCTGCTCTCTTTCTTGTAATTGTTCGAGTATATTTTCCTTTTGTTTTCTTAATTCAATATTGGAATCTGCAGTCTATATTTCCTGCTATATTTTTTGCTATTGAAGTTTAACCTTCGTATATGCAGTTGCAAGATCAGTATATCTAGATTGCAAGCCTCTCGAATAATCGCCTTCGAGCATGTCATTCATATGCATTAAACGAAAATCTCCAAGAGTCATGCTTTGCATTAAAGCATTGTCTGACTTTAACACAGTGCTATCATTGACAATAGAATCAATGCTATCTATCTCTTTTCTTAAAAGATCATATACTACATCATTTTGACTTCTTCCGTCATCAGCTTCTGCAGACAAGAAAACAGGTTGGTCACTTCCTTCCACAAATTCTGTTCTTGCTGACAATTTGGTACTTCCAAGTTTTCCATTTTTGTGATAATTATCCAAGACTTTCATCACTTCGTTTTTACCATATTGTCTAATATTATGGATAAGGTCATCGTTAGAAGTGTCTCGTTTCCAGTCTTTACGAGTGAATCGTTCCTTAGCGTAGAATATACCACCACCCATGAAACCACCTAAGAAATTCATTCCGTATCTCGCCAACATCTATTTAAGCCAATCCGGATTGTTGAATGCATCATCAAAAGCTCCGACATTTTCAGTTGTTAGATCTCCGAAAAGTTTATCAGTAACATTCCAACTTGCCGCTAATTCATATAGCTATTTTGACAAATCGGTTGAAACTTCTTCTGATACCTCCTCAAGACCCTCGCCGACAGCTTTTCCTAAAGCTCCAAGAGAATGGTTTTTTAAATTATCAAAGAAATCAGTGTAAACCTTATTAAAACTGTTTATAGACTTTCCGAGTATACGACGCATTCCCTTGGCATCTTTACTTTCCATTTTAACACCTTCTGCCAAAGTTTTGGCCCACGTGGCTCTTTCTTTGTTTAATGTAGCACGAATAGATTTAATGCCGTCATTTGTGAGATCATCGAAAAACATTTCTCCAAGGCCAAGGTATTTGTCAACACCAAACATAGCCAAAGTAGAGCCAAGCGTTACAAGTGCTGATTCTCTTTTTGTGCAGCCATGCTCTTGCATTGTAGTGTATACATCTGGATTAGATACAAGAGCCATATAAACAAGCGACATATCTGCACCTAGACGGTTTATTTTATCCATCTAAGGTGTGACATCTTGCATAGCCTTATTTAAAATAGACTATCCGAGATTACTTTGTTTCCATTTTGCAGCAGTTCCATATAATGTCATTATATCTTTTTCAGATACTCCCTGATTTCTTGCTTCTGCAATAAGTTTAGGCTGTTCTATTTTCCACTTTTCAAAAGCAGATTTTTCTGCAGATTCGACAAGTTTTTTGCTGTTTCTTAATTTCTAAAAAGCATTAGCAATAACTTTTTGCTATCCCCATTGTAATGCTACGTCAGTTGCTAGTGTTGCAAGATTACCAAGAGACAATTGATGCTGTTGGCTATAGTCATCCTATGATGATGTGGCCGCCATCATCTTACCGGCTATATTATTTGCAAATTTTGAAAATGCAGTATCTGGAGTATTACCTGTAGCGATATGAGTCAAACCTTCAATAAAAGGAAGAACTTTTCCGAACTCCCGCAAAACCTGGACTACTGAATATGCAGTTCCAACAGGTCCCATAAACATAGGAGCTATTGCTGCTGCAGATTTCATGATAGTACCACCTATAGATTTCTCCTTATCATCAGAATCGAAAAAGTCTATTTTGTTTAATGCAGTCCCGTCTACCGTTAATGTATCAAAACCAGACAAAACTTCTTTCCCGGCAAGAGAACGACCATTTAATGTTTCGTAATAATACTTTCCGTTTTCATCAAGCTTTCTGTCGCCTTTTGCGTGTTGCTTTATTTCTCCTGTTACAGGATCTTCATGCTCCCCATCTTCGTCCCATACAGCTAAAACTAACGGATCTTTAAATATGTCTTTTGCCCACTCGATCGGGTTTTGTAGTAATGCATGATCATTTGGCGAATAGTCAACAAACTGCCCAGTCTCTGTATCATAGATACGATTTTTCTCAGCCAATTCTCTATAAGAAAAAGGAGATTCATTTATATCATTAATCCAGCCATCCCCAATTGTTTGCTCGTCAGGATTTGAAATACGAACGATTTGTAATTCTGGATTTTTTACCTATGCATTATTTTCTTGGTAGCGTCTATAATCAAACATGTCATACTAGAATCCATCACCAATAGATGAGAAAGTCTAGTATTTCTACAATGCGACATTATAGAAATCATCAAATTTAGACTGTTGAAAATCTCCTTGTTCATCCTGGAACATAGGATTGTTTTTGATATAATCACTTTGTAGATACTAATCTTTACTTAGCATCTATGTGTTATCCATATCCATGCCTGCAACTCGAAAATCACCAGCATTCATTTCTGGGTTATTAATGTTAGCAATAACCCAGTCGTTTTCTTTCATATTCATAAACCAAGTAAATTAGATGTTGTTGGATTCATATTTTGCCTAGTCTCTCCAGCTTGATATGTTTCTTCCATATTATCAGCAGTAGACTGTTTAACACTTGTTCCAGCACCAATTTTAGCCTATAATACATTTTGTGTAATAGGAATAAAAATTGTCCCCTTGAATAATTTATCATACATTCCAAACCAATCAAATGGATTAAGTGTTGTGAATGTGTCAAAATCATATTTTTTATCTTTTCCGGAATTATGCTCTTTATCTAAATAAACGCTATTTTTAAATATATCGATATATTTATCAAGTTTATCACCTTTTAATTCTGTAACGAAATTATTGTCTTTAATTTCCTAACTTGTAGCCAATCCGTTAACGATAAAATAAGGTTTAAATCGTTTTGTATCTGGCAATCCAGTGAATGGGTCAACGATATTAGCTTCTACAAGTTTTTTCTTAACTTCCGGATCTTCTAGATTTTTCTTTTTCTAAATAAGGTCTAGCAATTCTTTGTTTTCTTCCATGAACTTCAAATCTGGAACCATCTTTCCACTACCCTTTGGATCGACTGTAACCGGTATAATAACACGCATGGCGTTGCCGTCATTCATAAAAGCAACATTTTGATAATCGGATTTATCTAAAACCTAATCTCCAAATGTTATAGCTTCTCCGTTACCTTTCATGATACTTGAAAATTGATTATCAAAAAGCAGCTAATCGAGCGAGCCGGTTGAAGCCACAGGTTTGCTTGGGTCTCTCGTAAGACTAGGAAATGACATTCCGTTTATTGTATACGTATTGCCGTCTTTATCTTGCATTGCGAATTTAGCATTTGTACCGCCTTCTCCTTGGACAATATTCTAAAACAAATCCTGATATGGCTCTGCTTCTTTAGATCCGCTAGTTCCAGTTCCACCTGGTTTTTTACCTTTTAGATCTGTAAGCATCGTTTCTTTATGCTCATTTGTATCAGATACAGTAGATTGTACTTTATCAGTTATAACTTGTAACACATAATTAGTGGCATCTGTTTCACTACCCAGTTTTGCCTATAATAATGTTTTTGCATTATCTGGAAGCATCTAATAAATATATCGTATAGCATGTGCTGCTTGTTCTTTCTGCGTTTTAGTTAATTGGTCTATATCATAGATTCCACTAATTCCCTTGCTTGTTACATCTTTTCCTTCATCAGATAATTTAACTAATGCGTCAATGCTATTAGCCATTCCTGAGAATTTTTTAGCGATAACCTGACTTGAGCTATTTGTAGATGTACCAAGTGATTCCATATACTAATGAATCAATTTGTCAATCTATGGCATACCTATGCCATTATTTACAATATTCAAAATTGTCTGATCATATGGTGCATATTGAGCCCTATAATTTAACAAGTTCGAATTAGTATATGGTGTATATTTGCTTTTATCTTTTAGATATGTTGTTAAATGAACCTGTTTTGGTTTTCCGTCCTTATCAGCGACTATAACATATCCTCCTTCTGAAACAGCGATCTCATTAAGGCCCTATTGATTAATTATATTTTTCTTTGTATCATCAAACTAAGACTTATTGAATGTTGCAACTTTTAAAGCCTACATGGCTTTTAGATATTGCTGTGATAATGATGATGTGCTCATTCCTCCTAATTCTTTCATGTCATAGAATTTTTGCATCATCAGAAACACCTAATTCATATCACTTGGCAAACCATCAATTTTTCCCAACATTTCCATCATATCCTTATCTCCTAGCTTATCATCTTTTTTGCTACTAGATGAGCTGCTACTGGATGATGTGTCAGAAGTGCTAGTTGCCCTGCCTGTATTTACAAATACTGGCTAGTAATATGTAAATGGGGGCATTGAGCCCCCACTTTGTATCTTTTGAATTTCATTAATCATTTTAAAAAACTTTTAATAGCCAACAGTTCGCTTCTTGATAATCTGTCAAGTGCTTTTTGATTATTTTTTATATTTTCTAAAATCTATTTTATGATTCTATCATTATCTTTTTCTTGTGCTTTTATCTCAGAGTCGTCTATTTTTCTTCCTTTTTTAGCAGATATAATATCAGGGATATAGTCATTATTAGCTGATACGTTTATTCTATCATGCAGTTTTTTGGACTTCGCCCATTCGTTTAAGTTGTTTATACTATGGGACAAAGTAAAATGACGCTTATATTCGAGCAATGCGTTATATGCATTAGAATATGCATCTGTTCCTGGTGATGTAGATTTAAATGCATCATATAATCTTTTATATTCTGGATCGTTTTCTAACTCTATAGACATTTCTATATCTTGCTTTTGAGTCATAAATGCATCTCTATATCTTTGTTTCTGTATATCTTCTTCTCTCTTCCTCTTTTCAAGCTCTAACAAATATGTGTTAAGATTCGTCTGTTGAGAAGACAGTTCTCCTGTTTTATATCTCGTTAATTCATTATGAAGATTAGTTAATGCTGCTGTGTTCTTATCTTTAACATTCAGGTTATATGCTGCAACTTGTCTATCAAGTGCTTGCTGTTCTTTAGCAGTAGTATACATAACATCAGCAGATTTAAGATTTCCTTGCTGGCGTAATGCTGCGGCTTTATCTGCGGCTTCTAATGCAACTGCATTATTAAGGCTAGCATTGCTAGTTTGAGCTTTTCCTGACTGACTCTGATTTTGTGCAGCCTGTTGGTTTGCAGCCTGTTCTAATGAGAACCCAGTTCTAACATACATATGCTAGTTCATTGGACTTAATTGGCTCGTCCTTATTTTCATCATCTAATCAAGAATTCGCTTATTGCTCTTCTTGTTTGAAAGGTAATGTCCAAGTGCCATTAAGTCAGGAGCATGTTCTGAAATCATACTTCCTGCTGTCGAAATCCCTTTCTTGAATTTGTCTTTTGGAGTTCTATATAATCCGTAATTACTACCTTCTACTTCTCCGTCAAGACGTACTGGCTCTTCTTTTTTCGGTTGCTATGATGTTGTTGGCTCTGGAGTTTGTGTTACAACTTGTGATGGGTTCAAAATGGCAATATCTCCATTGGCTTTTTTGTACACATAACCAACTTCTCCATTTCCTAAAGTAATCTTAAATGTTCTAGCCTTCTTTTCTTCATCTGTCAGATTATCGCTCCATTCTTTTTCTCGTCTATCCATTCTGCGCATCCACGTGGAAGTTCCCATGATATCATCCATTTCATGGCCGTCTGCGGTTTTTCCGTCTTGGTATCCGATATTATAGACTGGTGTATTTGCTGCATTATTGCTTCTACTTGCGAACATTTTTCTGAAAAGCCGATTATGCTCTCCTAGCCCGTATTCTGTATTTGCAGAATGTGTAGTATTAGATAATGTGCCATCTTTGCCTACTCCCCAAGTCCCGCGTATCTTAGCGGCATTTTCATTGTATTGATTCACGAAATCTTCCAGAGAAGATTGTCCATAATCAGAATTATAAAAACTTTGTATATCACGCTCTGTTGCATCATGATCACTTGTGTATGCTTGGTTTTTATACGCAGCCATAGCTAAATCAAAATTCTGATTATGATTATTGCCACGTAAATTATCTCCTGCAAAATTATTATGGTCTTTTAATTCTGAATTTAATAATGCGGTCTACTTATAAAGGTTTTTATACCAATCATAATTAAAATCTTCTGGAACAACCAATCCATCTTCCGCCTTCAAAACTTTTTTTTTAATTTCTCCACCGGTTCTTAAAAACATCATTTTATCAAGAATACCACCATTGCGGAATCCGGCTTTCTTTTGTGCAGCTTTTATGATATCTATCCATTTTGATTCGTCTATTGTTCCGAAATTAATTTTCTAAAGTTCTGCTTTTGCTTTTTCAGGATCTTTGATAGTGATCCCAGCATTTCGTTCAACAAATGGAAGTTGTGCTTCAGTCAATTTCAGCTGATATTTCAATTTCATAATAACATTATTTGGAAGCCTCCGCCTATAAACGTTGATCTATGCATCAAGATCTTTAATTTGCCGGTCAAAAGATCCGCTATTTTCCATAGCATTTTTAAGAGCAGCAGATGATGTTTCATCATATCCAGCACGCCGTAATAATTCTATCCTTCTTTCTATCTAAATTGTCTTTCTTAAATTTGCTTCTGCATCAGGATCTCCAAGCATTAAACGTAAATGTGATTCATCAGCAGTATCCAAACCGATACGTTTAGCTGCTCTTGTTATTATATCAAAGCCTTCTTTATCAGTTGCTCCAGCTGGAAGATCTTTTCTCATTTTGATCAATAAAGTCTTGCTATCTCCAGATACAGAAATACTTCTTAGATATTCTAACTTTGCATCTAAATCTCCTCTTTTTGCAAAGTTTTTAGATAGCCAGTTATTATAATTTTCATGATCTCTTCTAGATAGTGCTCTTTCTAAACTTGAAAGCTCGTTTAATTTATCTGTCATTTCCTATAATGCTGCAGTATATTTAGCATTTAGGTCGTTTTCAACGAGCTGCTTTTTATATGGATTTGCATCTAACTCTAAAAAGATTTCATTATCTGTTCCAGTTATTCCATTCCTACGTGCTGACTCAATGATATTTGCTCTTGCTTTTTCTCTGGTTATTCCCTATGTTGTCGATATATTATCAACCATAGTCTCACCATTGGTTCCTATGTTGCGTTTGTTAATTTCGGTGAATAGCTCATTTTGCTTAGCGAGATTTTTAAGGTTATCAGCCGCTTCTGTTGGATTTTCCGCAACCCATTTATCATGAGCTGTTTTAAATTCATCTAACAAATCCGTGGTTAAAGATGATTTTTTTGCATTAAGCTCAGCCTCAGCATACAACGCAACTTCTCTCTATATTTTATTTTGGACATTATCTAATGCGTCTGAATCAGATAATATTTTCTTTGTTATTTCTATTGGATCGCTATCTGCTGTACTTACTCCTTTTCTTGCAGCTTCTGATTTTAATTCATCAAAAACATCAATAGCATATTTTGATTTTAATTCCGATGGAGATATTTCCGCGCCTGTCAGTGGATCTTTAACTTTTACAGAGTGAAGCATTCCGCTTTCGTTAATGTTTCTAACTTGGAGATCATCAATGAAATCAGACAAGTCCATAGGAATCCTTCCAGCAGCTGATTCTTCTGCAACATATTGCCGATACATACCATCAAGTAAATTTTGGCTTTCGGCATATGAAAGTTTACTTCCACCAGGTAATGCGCGACGGAAACGGCCAGTTAATTGTTCAAGCTAATCGGCATTATACATTTTTAAAGAACTATCTTTATCAAAGCCTTTGTAAATTAAATCATCAACGACTGATTGTTTGGTTTTGTTAATTGAAATTGGTTTTGATATATCAAAATCTCCAGTCTCTGGATCGACATCAAAAGTCTTACCTTGATCAAAGGAATCTTTTAAAAATTGCTGTCTTTCGAGATATGTCTCAATTGCCTATGTTCTTTCTGTATCAGAAAGAGATATCTTAGCTTTATCTTGATCTGTCAATGTTTTACCGTTGCTTGCCGCTTCTGCTTCCTTTGATTTTATCTTCCTGTTGAGTGCTTGTTCATAAGCCTCTTTTATCCATGGATTTTCCTATTCTTTGAGCTGTTGCTATCTTAATTGCTCTTTTTCATTCAATACTTTTGACATTTTTCTTGCAGCAGATCTACCGCCAAACGCGCCAAGACCGCTGAACATCTCATTGTTAGTATTAAATCCAGCAGCAAGCAACATAGAACCAAGTGGACCGGCTGCAGCTTCATCAATACGTCTAGCTCTTATTCTTGCAAGTGCATTCTGTTTTCCTATTGGTGTGTTTATATCATATGCGCCTTGTTGTGTAATAATGTCAGGATGATCAATATCGGAAAAATGTGTGCTTATCTTCGAATCATTAAATCTAGTTAATCCAGCCTTTGCGTCAGATTCTGCAATCTAAACTGCATTCGGATTAACCTATCCATCAATGGTTTTTGATTTCGCAACTTCAAATGTTTCATATTTATCCCTAGCTGCCTTTAATCCAATTTCTGCCATTCTAGAATCGAAATCAGATTTCTAGTCTGGTGTTAATTTGTTATATTCAACAGCTGAATATTTTTTAGTATTATCACCAGTAATTTCTTGCATGGCTTTATTCTTGACATCAGCAGTGTGCGAATCATTATATGCCTTTATCAATTCTTTCTATTGAGCCTCAGTAAATGCTAATTCGACATCGTTTCCATCTGCGTCTCTTACAGTTATTTTAAGCTCTCCAGAAACATCATCTGGAGATGTTACTTTCAACCATTCATTTTTGTTAAATGATTCACTATCCCATTTGATACCTGGCTGTGTTGTTTTACCTTTACTATACCATGCCCCGTTTTCGCCACTCTTAGCCCATGCTTCACCAAGGCGTTTGTTAATTACATCTACATCAGTTACCTTTTCTTTCTATAACTGCTATAATGTATTTAACATATTCTTTTTCTGAGAAGCTGTTATTTCAATTTGTTCTCCGTCCGGATTTATCCAATATGTCTTTTTGCCTTCTCCCTTGGTAACTTCAGTATTTGCTGCAGTTAATGGCTTTGTCAAGTTTGTAAATGATTTCCTAGCGTTCTTGCTGTATAAAGATTTAACAGCGAGCAATGGATCAGATGCTAATGCTGCTGCATTACCGAAGAAATTATTTCCAAGTGCTTTGGCACCTTGTCCAGCAAGACCTTTAACACCGACAACTGTTCCTGCTGCCATAGAATACATATAATCTAACTCTTTCCTTTCTTCTGCAGACAGCGTTCCTGCTTCTTCTTTCTGTCTTAATTCCTTTATTCTATCAAAATTATTAGCGGCGTTAAAGGCGCCATAGCCGACCATTGCTGTTTGAAGTGCGCCCTTTCCGAGTTTAACGGCCTTTGCAACTTTGCCGGCTCCACCACCAGGGATAAGCATCAAAGCAGTAAGTCCAAGATTGACAGCTAAATTAGTTGCAACTTCGTTCCTTGTAACAGTCGGATCAAGCATATCAGCAACCATATGCATACCAGTTGCACCTAATCCCATGATAGGCGCCACAACATTACCAACAACAGGAACAAATGAAACACCAGCGCTTGCGATATCAGTCAACGTTCCTGCAGACCTAAGATTATGAGCCATAGATGTATCATTAGCAGCGTTTCCTTTACCAGCCATTACTCTTTCAACCGATATGTTTTTCTGCTATGCTTCTTGCTCATATTGCTGATGCCTGATATAATCATTAGCTTGATTTTGCTGCTGTCCAATAGCCTGCAATTCTGCGCCTGTCAAGGCTTTTAAAATTAATTTAGCGCCGTCTTTTGCCCATCTTGTTTTGTCGCTAGTTGAGCGCTGCGGATGTATTTTAAGATATTGGCTTTTTAATATTCCATAAAGGACAGGTGTATCTGTACGATGAACATGTACTAATGAAAAAGCGCCACTCTTTGCATTATATTTTAGAGCAGTTCCTTTTTCGTAATTAATACTATCGTTAAGATACATCTCCTCTTGATTTATAGGAGTTACTTTATCACTTTGTGAAGATAAAGTAGCCAATACTCCACGAACAATATCCGAATTTGTCAATCTGTCAAAACCGCCGTTAAGATCTATCATTCTTCCAGCATAAAGCTGATTCATTAAGTTTGCGGCATATTGCGCATTTGTCGCACTACTTAACCATGATTTTGTTTTATTAGCCTCAGATGTTCCAGGATTGCCATTCCAAATCAATAATTTTGAATCATCAAGTGCTCCTGGGCCAAGAGTGCCGATCTATTGATTAGTTTCTCCAGTCCAAGCCCAATTTGTATTTGCCCAATTCTGATAATCACGATCCCATTGCATGTCTCCATACTTTGAGTATTTATAATCATCAGCGAACTCTTTGAGTTTCTGGTTAGCTTCTTCTTGTGTTAATATTCCTGCTTTTACATCAGCGTCTAATTCTTTTTTCTTTGCAGCTAATAACGCATCATAAGAGCCTTCAACAGGAGCATCGTCCAACTTCTTACCATTACCAAAAAGATACTCTCTTAACTGTGCTCCAATTCCGATAGTGTCAAGCTTTGCAGCAATATTATTGTCGTATACTCCATTTCTTAAAGATACTGCAACATCACGAAGCTTTTTCTGATAATCTTCTTTATTTAAATATGCACTATTTGACCAGTTATAATTTGAACCTTCAAAACTGTCTGCATAACTATCAAGCATATCGGCAAACGCTGTCATCCTATTGAAGCTTCCACGGTTTCCATTCTCGTCAACAGTGTCCCTGTCAAGCCAAGATTGCAAATCCGGAGTACTTTGTCCACCGAAAAACTTTTTATAAAAATAATTTTTTAACAAAGCAGGATCAAAATCAGCTTGAGTTTTTGTCTTGCTTGTTGCTTCTTGTGCACTCTTTGTTTTTTGTGCGATAACTTTATCTAACAACCCAAGGGCATATGATTGCATCGGGTTGTTATCACCTATAATACTTCCGGTATAAACCAGACCTTCGCCACGTGAAAAAGTTCCATCCATTATGCCTTTCTGGATATTTGCAGCTTCAGTTATATATTCGTCATACTTTTTTGATCCTGGCTTTAATCCTAAGTGTTTTGCATATGCGAGAATATTGTGTTCGTAATCAGCTGCAAGTTGTCTGGCGTCATAATCAGCAGTAGCAGTTTTAAACTTCGGATCTTCAGTCTCCTATGTCTCTACTGTTCCGCCTGTTTGTAATTTTTTAATATATTGACTCATATTTTGCATTTAAACTAAAAAAGGAGGTATAAATTATTATATACCTCCTCCGTCCTTAAACCATTAATTTCTATTTATTACTTACGGATGTAGCCTACGAGTTTACCACCTCTGCGATACACGGGCTCGCCCTGAGGAGCTTCCTGCTGGGGTGCGCCTCCGCCCTGCTGCATCATCTGGATAAACTGCACAATGCCATCGCAAGCCTGCATAGCAGCGTTGCAGTCCTGACTCTGTAAAGCCTGAGCTGCCATCTGGCCGATCTGCATCAACATTTCCATTGGATCACCGCCACCCTGAGGTGCACCGCCCTCCTGGGGCTGCTCTGCGGATTCCTCTTCCATGGGAGCCTCAGCGGGAGCTCCACCTTCAGCTGGCGCGTCTACAGGACCGCCCTGCTGGAACTTCTTAACGCCCACAACGGGCACATTACGAAATCGAATATTCATATTTTATTATTGTTTAATTAAACATCAAAATAATTGACTCGACAATTATAATATTAAATTATCATATTATATATAAAAGTATACACAAGTTCCTTTTTCCCCATTATAGTTTTGCGTGTCTTATTAAATGCAGGAAAGAATAGTGTGATTGTGTTTGTTTTATTAAATACTAGTCCCCTACTATAAAACTCTTGTGAAAATCTATCATATAGCTCTTTATATGTCCATTCATCTTTTCCTTCTTTTTTTAGTATATCTATGACCCAAGGTAATCCTTTACTATTTACTCTTGTCATCAGTTCTGCGGATACTGAAAAATTATTTTTCTTGTATTCTGTAATTACAGATACTGTATTGTTATATATTTCAGAAACGAGCATATAATTATATAAATCTATCTTTTTGAGATTTTCATCATAGAAGAAGTGAGAATTAAAAAAGTTGACATATATATTATTATATCCGATCTTATTTTGTCCATAAAGTTCAACTTCTGTACAGAAACTCATTTCAGAACAACCAGTCAACAAGTTGATCCTATCCTTTCCTTTAGCTTCCATGTTAGCAACAAATTCATCAAATTGCGTTTTTGAAACATTAGCATATCTATGGTGTCTTGTATTTAATATTAGAATACACTCATCTTTATATTTGCTGTTTCGAATTCTCCCGCAAACTTGCCTGATTTTTGTCGAAATATCCAATATGGTTGTTGATAGAGAAGTATCCGATAATATGACAGTCATCCCTTTCTCGTCATATATATCACAACCCTCAAATGAACAAGAGGTGTAGAAATTCAATTTTCTAACTGGCTCAGTTATTGGTACGCAATGTCTAACCTTTCCTCTTTGTTTACTGGAACATACAACACGAAAATCATCTGTATCTAATTTTTTGATAATGTTTCGGATTGTTGATACGCTATTCAAGAATACGTGAATATTACGTTCTGGGTATGACGTGATAATACGTACCAATTCTCTTTGAATATACGCTGTGTCTTTTATTTTTATATCTACTTTTGTAGCTTGAGGCCACTGATACGTTATTTGATCAATATCTTCCAACTCTTTCAAAGTGAATGTTTTATTTAGCGGTGTTGCAGTAAGGAATGCCCAATCATCAAATTTTCTAAAATTCATTAAAATATTCAATATTGCATTTGATCGGAAACTATAACATTGAATAGCAGGTGATATTCATCAATTAGCAGGAAATATTCAGTACACCCAGGAACCGCTTGCATTATTTTCGGAAGCGAATCATACGTTCCAATTATTTTGATAAACTGGTTATTTGACAGTCTTTTTGCTACATATTGCCTTATTGAATAAATATCAACCTCACCGTCAACTGGAAGATATTCTGGATTTGTTTTTGACCTTACAAGTTCAATAGTTGGAAATAAAAGAAGACTATTTCTTTTTGCTTTTAATTCTAGAGTTGTACCTCCGCAGCCAGTGATTCCTTTATTAATTAACTTATGGCTCGGTAATACATCAATAAAATCACTTAAATAACTCACTCCATTAGGCACAATTTGATATTCATGGCTCATAATTCATATGTTTTAAATTGGACACACCTTTTTTACTTATACACTGTACACACCTTTAAGCGTACACTTGGACACACCTCGAATCACTCTTCTCCTCTTTTTGTTCCTCCTTGGATAAGCTTTCCGTTTAAGTTTAGCCAATTCTCAGGATTCTCTCTAGTTTGGAAATATCTAATATATTCCTCATCTGTATATTGTGTGCCGTCTTTCTTCTTGTGATCCTTTGGCGGTGTATAGATCCACCTATCACCGTCTTGTTTCCATGCATCTTTATTTACTCCTGGCCATGTGATATGCGGTTCGAGTTTATAGTCTCCGTTCATATGCGGCCAGTTCCAGAATTTATTTTTCGGTGCTTCTTTAGCTGCTTCTAGATCTTTCTTTTGCCACTCATCGTATTCTTTTTCAAAAAACGTGTAATAATCGTACGTTCCATCATCTACATCTATCCCTCGATTTCTTAACATATCAAGGAAAGCCTCGTATTGTTCATTCGTCTTTTTTCCTGGGAATGGATAAGCAGCTCGTACTTTTCCGCGGTATTTCTCATCATCTCCGAATATGAAGCCAATGCTAGCAGGCAACCACTCGGTGGCTTTTATATAGTCTTCTTTTGTGTACGGTTTACCGTTCTCGTCAACCTGTCCCTCTGTTGGCCTTATAAACCAACCACCGTTGAATATAAGGTTCGGGTACCAATCATCAGGTCCCTTATCTCCGATGTATCTAACATCGTGAGGATTAAAAGCACAATCTTACAACTCATCAGCGATATATGAGTTTTGTGCGTTTCTGTAATTCTTAAACACTTCTGGTTCGTGTTTCTTTTTAATACGTCCGCCTTTTTTATGTTCCTCAATCTCTTCCTTATCTTCTAGTTTATCAAAGTCTTTCATTTTTATGACAAAACGGCCATCAACTTCACGATTGCGCATTTTCTGATACGCCTCATCTATAGCTTCTGCTGTGGGTTCTATCTCTTCAACAATAGGGAAGATGTTAGCTTTAATAGAGAAATCAACGCATAGCTGTGTCTCGCTTATTCCTCCGATCAGGCTTCCGAAAAGTTCAACACCTGGAAACTCATATATCAAGTCTTTGATAGAGATATCGGGACATTCATCATATGGAGGAATGCCTACTATTGCAAGTTTTCCGCCACAATGCAAGAGTCTCATGTATTTTTTGAGGTCATAATTATACGGGATTGTTATAATTCCAAAATCAAACTTTTTCTCAAAAGACTCATCAATCTCTCCGTCCTCCTCTATCTTTGCAAACTTTACATCTACTGCACGTGCTAATTCTCCCCTATCCTCTATATCAAATGCCACAACTTGGCAATTGATAGCTCTGAGATACTGGGCCGCCATATGGCCAAGACCACCAAAGCCTGCAACAAAAACAGTTGAACCTTCCTCTACGTTAGCCTGCCTGATAGGTGAGAATGTAGTAATGCCAGCACACATGAGGGAAGGAATCTTTGGGAGATCCTCCTCTTTACAGTCTACTTTTATTGCAAAGTCTTGCTTTACAACATAACACGTAGAATATCCGCCTTGTGTTATCTTATCGTCATCATCCCAGTTTTTAGCGTTATAAGTGAGAACCATTTTCTTGCATTCCTATTCTCTGCCATGATCGCAAGTGCAACACTCACCGCATGAGTTAATCATACAGCCTATGCCTGCATAATCTCCAGCCTTGAATTTCTTGACATCTTTTCCGCAACGGATAACTTTTCCTACTATCTCATGACCAGGCACGAGTGGAAAGTTGGCTTCTCCCCAATGGTTTTCCACAGTGTGGAGATCACTATGACAAATACCGGCATATAAAATTTCAATAAGTATATCATCATCACCAATAGCGGGACGGGTGAATTCTATTCTCTGGAAATTTTGATGTGGGCCTTGAAGGCCAAAGCCTACACATTTTATTCGTTCAATATCCATTATTCATATTGTTTATTATTTTCTGACTTTTCGTTAGTTAATAATTGATCAAGCATTTTCTCATCATCAATATTTTTTTTATAGCAATCATAAGTCATACAACACCAAGATCCAAATCTTTCATTAATATCTGGGAATAATTTTTCCCAAATATGTTTCACTCGACACATATCCAATAATGTTGCTTCCGAAATTTTCAATTCTGATTCACGATATCTAAACATATTTTTAGATACTAATGGATAACCGCATTTACAATAAAAACATCTAAACTCTACAGGTATTTTTTTTAATAAAATATATAGTTGGCAAACTATATCTTTATTTTCCTGATCAATTATTTTTTCTTGAATTAATTTTGCGGTTTCATCCGAGATTTGCATTTCTTTGATTACGTCATTTTGTTTTTTGAGTTGTTCTCTAAAAATATCCAGCAGCTATTCTCTCATCACTTTTTGTCTTTGTCAAGCTGTACGTATTCTGCATCTCTTCCATCCTGTGCGTCTAATTCTTTGAAGACATAACGCCCAAGACTTGCGCAATATTTCTCATATTCTGGACGCTTCCGATTTTTCCACGCCCTCTTTGCTTTTGTTATTATTACTTTTGTTGATTTTCTTGACATGATACGCTGGCCGGATTTGAGCTGGTACTAAGTCTCTCCATCACTTCCCAAAACTTCCATAACGTATTCATCATCATCTCCTGGAAGCTCAATCTCATCTCCTGGTTTTACATCAGCATCTGAGCTAAGCTCTACCACAAACTGCACATCGTCTTCGTGGATAAGGTTTTCAGATAATGGTGCACCTTCTTTGACAGAGATGCATTCGAAATCTTCATTGAAAAAGCAGATTTTTAAAGGTATCTCTGTGTCTTTCATCCAATAGTCAACACTACACGGCTTATTGTAGTAGAAGATCATGCCCTGATCTTTTCCAAGATAGCTGACATTTTGCAAACCTTCGGCTTTCTCCTCTTCTGTCTTAGCCTCCCAGAGGTGGTAGGTATTGTTTCCTATCTTTGCTTCTACTGTTGGATTCTCGGGTTGCTGTCTTGGTTCTTCTTGTTTTGCTCCTTGCTGTTCTTTCTGGATATTCCCGCCAGTCTTGAATAACTGCATGCCGTTGAATGCACGCAATACATGGTCGTCATCCATAAGAGCCAAAAGTTTCTTCATAGATGAGCCGTGCTTTTTCTTGTTTTCTCTTATCTCTTTAATATCTTCGACTGTGTATTTCTTGTCAGATTTAACTGATCCGATCACATCTTTCAGCATATCAGAGAACCCGTCGGTCTCGTACGCTATATCAGGGCCTCCCATAGTTATGATGATCTCACTATTACCTCCAAGGATCTTTTCAAGTCGTGAAGGTTTGTAATCATCAAGGCCGTTTGTAAGCCCAAGAGCTTTTAATACAGAACAGATAAGGCAGTCGAGGTTATCGCTATCATTCAGAACTGCCTGAGGTTTCAGCTCCTCCTTTATTTCCTCCTCCTTCTTCAGCTCTTTCTCCTGTGGTATTGTCTCCTCCACAAGATCCTTGAATGTCTTTTTCATAGTATGATGCCAAATAAAAATATTTTTTCTTTATATAATCACCATTTAATTCTCGCCTGGCTTGTGCAAACATCTCATAGTAGTTGGGAATTTCCACCATATCCTGCAACTCTTCGAGTTCCATTTCTCGTATGGCTTCCATTTCCACATTCTCGAGCTGTTCTTTTGTAAGCTATGCGTCGTGATATTTGGATCTCATATCAAACGCCGGGGCGTTCTCTTTTATGAATTGTTTGTATTTATACATTACGATCATCATTTCGATAGAAATCCCAAGCGCAGACTCAAACCCATAATACATATAACACGGAAGATCCACATAGTGGAACTGTACGGGGTCCCTCCAGATGAAAAACTTTTTCTTTAGATTGACCCCGTATTTTATGCTTCTTTTCATACCTTGATCTGTTTGATCAATCCGACGCGGTCGTCGGTGTTCTCCATCATCTCTTCAGCGATAAGCTTACCGGCTTCAATAGCGAACTCTTGTTTCTCCTGTGCGTCATCGCTCTCGTTATACTTATCGCGCAGTTTCTCCACTTTCTCTGTTAGATCAGCGGAAAGGATCCATTCAGAATGTTCTATCTCTGCCACCTATTCCACTTGCTACCCATCTTTTGCTATAGTTACGACGGGGATGCCCTTGTGTGTTATTTCACCTTTGAGGTCATCCCTAACTTCTTCGATATGGTGTTTGTCTTTATGAAGTGCACCCTCTGGCAAAAGAGACATCTGCCCTCCATTCTGGAACACATCGATCGTGTCAATGACTGGCACGTATTCTATCGGTTCCTGTTTTGCGTGCTGCTTCCTGTGGTTATATGCCACACGGTGAGCTATCTAATACTAAGATGGCAATATTCCGCCTTTCTTAGCACTCATCGGCATAGCCGACCAATCCGTACCATTCATCATATTTTGATATTGCTGGTTGTTCATATCTTGCTGATTGACTAATGCATCCATCAGCATTTTGTTTTGGTTCATTATAGATGCCATGTTGTTTTGTAGTCTTCCAGCTGATGCCATTTCATTATTTGCTCGGCCTAATGCTTTCCTACTAAACAGGCCATATTTCTTTCCTGACTTCTCTGCTGCATCCATAACATCATCGGCAGCTCCTGAATAAGAATCACCACCAAGTGCCAAGGTCTAGGTGTCAGCTTCCATAGTGTCGGATTTCTTAGCTCCTAAGGCATTAATAAGTCCGAAAGGAGTAAGAGCCATAAATGATGAATCCATTAATGCATCAGTGCGGGTCATACCATCAGTCCCGACTCCCATAGAATGCAAGGCTTTTGTCCCTAATGCTCCGAGCTTCATAATACCGCCTGCTATTGGGTTAATCTAACCGACAGCATCAGCAACGCCATTGTATCCTGCATCTAGTCCTGCGGACAGATTGCCATATCTTCCTTGGTAGTTATCAGGTTCAGGGAACAAGCCACCTAGTGCATTTGCAGTATTGCCTATTGTTCCCCAGATGGCACCAGGAGAAGCTGCTGTTTGTTTTAGTCCGCCGCCTTTACCTATGCCTCCAACACTTCCATTGGTTGCTGCGTTATTTTCTGTACTCATGATGCACTTTTATTATATAATGTCAAGACGCCACCAACCACTGCCAGCTCATCGCCTGTATAACGGATGCGGATCTTGATGTATTTATCCTTTAATTTCATCTCTTTCCTATCGCTCCACTTCTCGAAGCTTACATCTTCTGTATTATATGTTGTGCCGAATTTATTATTCAGTATATCCAAATCAAAATCGTTAGCCTTAGCATCGTCAGGTATTGGGTTGTTTCCAAGGTTAATGATAGGCTTACCGGTAAATGGACGATCAACATATTCATTTTTCTACATGTATGTTATCGAGGGAATCTGAACGTACCAGCAATCTTCTTTGTAGTGCATGTTTCCACGTATTCGGCCCTCTTTCTTCATATCGACACCTTTAACATGACACCATATCCTGAACTCGTTAAGGAGTTCGTTATACACAATTTCAGATCCTGAGAGGTTCTAATAATCAAATCCTGTTTTCTTCATCAGCTAGTAATAGCTCTCAACATCATTTGCGTCGTGAATCCTTCGATAGTATAAGGGGAACATTGTAGATTTGGATATATTCGCGCCTACATTAAGTGCAAGCTTTGGCGTTATATGCGTAAAGTCTGGGTTGTATTTGATGCGTGAACCAAGGCACAGGTTATATAGTGCTTTTGTTATCTCTTGCCTATAATACATGTTGGGTTTATCATTGCCGAGATCATAACATTCACCGATCACTTCATAATGGAATGATTCAGGCGCCGCTTTATTGCTTAGTATTCTCAGATTGTTGAAGATCTTGTGAACACTTGCGTCTTTACGTACCACAAACTCAAATTCGAATGGATGCTGTGTGCCATACCAGAACGTGGGTTTGATAGTCTCCTCTGTCATAACAGCGTCGGACTGCCCATGTTTCCATAGGAAATGTGTAGCTCCTCCATCGTGTATATTAGAATGATCTAATCCTAAGATATGCCTGTTGACTTGATGGTCAAGGGTTATCATGCAGTTTCCTATATTCCCGGATATTGCAGGAAGCCAAGAATAGAACGTCTGCCATCCTCCGCCTTTCGTTGCTCCGTGCAGATTATAGCATAAGCTCCACATGGTATCATCACAATAAGCGGTAAAGATCACGTCGCCCTTAAACATGTTATAGTGGGATTTGATATTCACTTTGCCGATGTCTGGATTCATTCCATCCATTGGCAACGCATCATTGAGAAATGACTGAATCCTAAAATCTGAGATCATCTAAACGGTTGATCCATCACATGCCCAGATCTTCTTGGCGTTCGAATCCACACCAAAGACTCCGTAAGGTGTAGATATAACACTCTCAGGCCATGTAGATCCGAAATCTTCAGATAATATTTTCGGAGTTTCCGGCAACACGTTTGAGGTATTAATATATACGAATCCACCAGCTCCTTCTCCTGCAAGTGCTCGCTCATTGACTGGTACCAACATGATACCATGCTCGCACACTACCAAGAGATAACTTGCCAATGATACGATTTTTGTAATTGCTCCGTATTGATCTGTATAATCTCTATAATGATTGGCAAGGAAAACACGGTTTCCATTTTCAAAGTTCCCGTTTACAAGGATGTTTGAATATTGGATTCTGTTCTTGTAGTAGTTATTCTCCCAGATATAGTTGTTTTGATTGAAGTGTAGCCTATCACCTCCTGACTTACTGAATCCCTCGTTGTAGTTATCGGATTCTCTTAACTTATAAGATCCGGATGGGTCTATACTGTGTAATGGGTAGAATGACCTAGCATTTCCACTATGTGCCTTTTCATCTGTCCATGCTTCATTTGTGCTTCTTATGCATATATTCCTCGATGATCTACACGGGAAAGTAACCCATGAGCCCATCTGCACAGCATTCATATCGCCAAGGTTTACATCAAGGGCAATGTCTGGGTTCTTAGTCAAATCAAAACTCCTGTATTCAATCGAGAATAGTTTATTCAAAGCATTTGTGAAACACATTCCCTAAAGGATCGTGTCATTATATGGAGCGGATGAGTCATTGAAGTTTCTATTTACTCTGTGAGTATACCATCCAATGAAACAATCGCCACGGTAGCAATCAAGCTATCTTGTGCTTATATCCTGACTGTCTGATATTCTATAATACTGGCGTCTGTCGTTGAAGCGGGTAGTGAAATATCCGCCCATATTATCTTCGCTGTATCCTGGGATATATAAGTTGACGATCTTATTAGCTATGTCTTGACCTTTAGATTTACCGTTTTCTTCTGTATATGGATAAAGTCCGACATATGAACCATATAATCCTCTCATCAGGTTATAGGGTTTTTGCATCGAGAGCCTACCCATCTTGTCAGTTGGAGTGTATGATAAATCAGGTCTTACCTATGCAAGGAATTTGGCACCGGCAAAACTAAATGTCTTAGTCGTCACATCTCCGGCCTTAGCAGAGAAGAACACATTGTCATCGTGTCTTATAGAGTTCTCTTTTACTATCGCCTTTTTATGTAAGATTGTGCCGAGAGACATTCCCTCTTCAATACTCAAACCGAAAGATTTGAAGAATTTAGATGTGTTGATATGCGTGTTGTTATATTGATATAATCTTTGAACGTTGCTTTGCAAATAAGTGCTAGATGTTATTGTTTTTGCGACTAGCTCCTAACCTGTGAAAATATTATTGTAATATGGCATATTGAGTTCATAATCCGGGCAGAACATAGCAAAGCTGTTGTTCTCCATCGGGTTATAGATATAGGCCATATTGCCATAGTTTCCATTTTCTTTTTTCTTAGGATAGTCATATTTTCCGTTGTATGTGCTGATATCGAATTCGTAGCCGCTCATGGTTCCATCTGTAACCAAAGCGCCAGCCTGAGATCTTGCATTGACTACTCTATCGCGTATTCTTTCAGCGTAACTATTTTTGGCTGAATCAATATTTTCAATATCATCAGCACCTATCGCGTAGTCTTGGAACTCGTACCATATACCGTCCAGTTTGACCAGTAGATTCTGATATGGTGTGGCTGGTATGGTTCCGTCTTTATTCATCTGACCGTTTACGTGGAAAGTGGCGGTCTTGTATTCGTCATTTTGTCCAACGTCTGAATATGCGCAGGCTGTCTATGCTTCAACATTATAACCTCTGCCATCTGTAGATATTCCATAAATTGAAACGTTGAGACTATACTTGTTTTTTGTTATAGATGCCGATATGGCAGAACCTTCTGCGTACTGGTAGATGATATCATCGTTTTTATAAGTGGTAGGATTCAAGAGTGTCATATCGTTTTCACTGTACACCTACTCTACAAATTCGAGATTTTCCTAATTATAAGAGTCAGCAAATCCGGCTTCTCCATATTCAAGACCCTTGAGCCTGTATTTATTGTACCTTGCATCTCCACTTCCTGTGCTCCATGTGTTATTCACGCCATACTTCATAGGTTCATCACACGCAATAGTGCAGAGCTCCTTGCCGTTCGAGTCGTCGAAAATCTTAAACTCCCCCTTCTTGTCATACTGGATTCTTATTGGTGTCATAGAATCCTCTATGATTACATCAGTTGCCAAGCACTGAGCCAACGCGTAATACCACTCATAAGCCGGTAATTTGTTGCCACCTATGTTTTTTATGGTTCTCTTGCTGTCGTAGAAATGCTGAAAATATGAAGTGTAAATGTTCTGCTGTTTTACATCTTTCGCCCAATTGAAAGTGTTATGGTCAGATGTTGTAGATGGAAATATGGAGATATCTGTTGTATTCCCTAAGTGAATTATCTTATCCTATAGTTTGTGTTCGTCTATTTCTTTTTCAGCCAAGAAAACACCGCCAAGTCTGCATTCATTATTTCCTGCTGTGCTTCTACCGTTTAAGGTTATCATACAGTATTGCTAGCCTGCGGAATTTTGATATCTGTAATTAAAGACTGCCAGTTTCCTTTTTTCCCAACCGTCATAGATGCAGTTGCCCATCATCGAGATATCCTGGTTGAGTTCTTGCTGCCACATGACCGTTATGGCACGGCTACTGTCGCTGTCTAACTTATCAAAGAATGCGAGGACTTTATCAGGTAATGAAAACAACCTCTGATAGTATCCATTGAGAAGTACACCCTGGCTTCCTATTTTCTAAGGATAAAAGTTGGGGTAGTCTTCGCGCCACTATGCATCCATAAACTGGAACCCTGCGCTGCAAAATGACTCGTACATATGATACGGCATTTTGACTTTCATATCTACTCCTCCAACGTTTACATTCACCTCTTGCTCAACATTTATACTTGGAAGGAAAGACTCCTCGCATATATTCGTTGCATATCCCTAAGCAATAAGTGTAGGAATTCGTTTCTACCTTACGAAAAAGTACCCTTTGTAATTTTCTGCATTTGGCATTTCCTGTGTAAAAGAGAAATGAACACCAACAACTTGCATAAGGTCAGAGATGACAGATTCATTGATACGACAGACACCTTTGATATTGTAAGGGTACTTTTCACTGTATCTATCGCTGAAACTTACGTTAGATATACCAGATGTACAGTATGGCTTGCTCTCTTCGAGTTCGATATTCTCAAAGTTGATAATTGGCAGATCATCCTTTGTTTTCATATCGTTCACTCCAAGCACATCGAAAACAGAAGTGAAAGAGTTGTCTTTTCTTATATATACAATGCCAAAACGGTAGATCTCGCCAGGATGGTATCCTGTAAACTTGTACGTGAAATCACTGTTGTAATATGAATTATTTTCTCCCTCGTATGAGTAATCACTAGCCATATTGACTTTTTTATCCACTACTGCATACGGAATAATAGAGAGGCTGTAATTCTTCAGTTTCTCGTATTCTTTATTTTCCAGATTTTTCTATGTAAGGTTAGCCTAAAACAAGATGTTGCTAACAATAGCCTGAGATTTTACTTTATCAGCGTTGAAATACTAGACATTGATATCGTTGGTTGTTATCTATTGCGTATTCTCGAAGCCAGTGATAAAAATATCTGTCTCGTCATCTTCGACGTAAAACACATCGTCTATTTTATATGCTGACGTTATAATATTCTCATTATTGGCAGAGCTTGCCCTAGTGTAGCATATCTTGATATATTTAATGTTGTCAGTGCCAACAAGTCGAAGCTTGACGGATTTATCTGTTCGTATATTCTCAGATCCTCCGTTTATACTGAAAGGGTCGCCATCTGTTCCAATAAAGACAGGAACAACTCCGGATTCAGCTATTATATCTGATTCGTTGCCGTCTTTATCACAAGCGATAGCATAGAAAACATAATTTCCCACCATCAGCTTACCATCTGTACCAAGTCCAAGGTATTCAAAATTGACAATCTTATCCGTGTCATTATATAAAGAGGTGCTGATATCAAAAGCTGTCTCATCATATAATGGGTACCTGTTTGTGTTATTCTTTCCGAAACGGTCGATAATGTGATAAGTTCCGTCTTCCTATACAGCAAAGCCTGTGTTTATTATTCTCGGCTTATTCTTATTGTCTGTAAGTATCAAGTTGATACTTCCGTCGTAGCTATTGTCAACGTTAATCTCTACGGGATGCTATAAATCAAAACGGAAGTATTCAGTACGGAGAGGATAGCCTGTCTCATCTCCGTTTTTGTCAATTTTTCCAACGTGAAGAGGTTGGTATTTATTGACGAGTTTATTTTTTGGAGCACGCCGGCCATCAAGCATGCTGTCATAATCAGGGGATGGGAAAGATCCAATCTCTCCTATCCCGTCTTTCGTAACGCTTACAATATACATAATGCGCCCGAAAGTCTTAGCTCCAATAGGTATAGCTCCATCAGGGAGCTTTGCATACTAGACGTTGTTGTCATCGTCTCTATATGTGATCTTGGCATTACCCATATCATTTTGGAGCAGCTGCTCGTTGCCGTTGAATGTCGACATTGTGGCATTCAAAGCATCAGTGAGGATATTATCGGGAACCGTTCCGACGTTGTAGTCCATAACGATCCCACCCTCGAATGTGTTCTGGGCGTATTCCATATTTTATTTTTTTTAAAAATGTTTATGCCTCAAACCAAAACGTACGCATAGATTACGGTATTCGATAACCATGCGCCGCCTGGTTGTTTTTGGCCTGTACAATATCAACTGAAAACGTGAGATATGAAGTTTGAAATTCCACCATACGATCCTATGCTGAGTGAAACATTTAGGCATCTCTACACGAAAGATTCGCTTTGACTAGTGCGTGCTTATGATGCACTCCTCAAGTATTCTATACAATGTGATCTTCCCAAAATCAAACTGTGTCCTGAGATGACACCTTCGTTGGTTCATATATTTCTTGTACTTGGTAGTTCCCAAAGCGAAATAATAGTAGCACGGCTCATTGTCATCCTGTTTTTTAGCGTATCGATAATATAAAGTTCTGATCTTTTTTATCAATTTCTGCCTGTAATATGACTCATATGCTTTTTCTGTCTGTTGCACTGGACCTATTACTATGGGATGATTGTATGCATTCTCCTACACTATCACATCGTGTCCTTTTGATATTGTCCTTGCTATCGCAGACATACCAAACGATAATATATTCATCAGGTCTCTTTCCGATAGCAGTTTGTTTTTCCTTCTTACTCTTTTGACTGTATTATAAACTTGCCTGTATTTCATGGTCATAAGTCATTCCTTCATTCAACAATTCTGCCAAAAGCTTATCGGTATCGTCGTCGAGTGTTATAATCTTCTCGAATGTCCTTGTTCCTGATTCAACATAAAAAAATGGGTAGTATGCAGTCATGGCACATTGTGCAATATCTACACCTTTGAAATATCCTTTTCGCGCCATCTCGTTAAACTGCTCGCCTTTGAATCGTTTCATGTATATTGTGATCTTGTAAGATCCAAAACGTCCGACGAACATATTCCCGGTCATCATCACCTCTTTGACTATGTTATAGAACATATTTTGAAAAAGATTTCTGACATATCCTCCCGGATCATTAATTCCTGCAAGCTTGAGTCCAACGCCTCCTAGGATTGTTTTATCTTCCCATTTCTTAGCTATTTCATCAAGATCGAAAGCATAACCGTAAGCGTTCCTGTTATGGCAAGCTTTCCCATGGTTCTTCATTTTGTGGTTGGTTTATACGATTTACCGTACAGTTTACGATTCCAGTTTGTCTTTGCGTCAAGGATCGTATCCATCATATTCTGGTCTATCTGCTGTGGTACTCGTGCATGGTCGCATTTAATTAGCCACATCTGCCTTAACTGATTCGCAATCTCTAGTAGGTTTGCATTCATTGTCGTTATGCCTTCTTTATATTTAGTGACATATGAGACATAAACAGCCAAAGCGTCGACCTCATTATCCGTAAGGTATGGCAAACCGTCATCGTCGAGTTCCTGGCCTTCGTATAAGATATCAACTTCAGGATAGGGAAATTCAAAATATAACTTTTCACCGATCCGTGTATAATGTATTAGCTTACCTTTTGCATATGTTGGATCATGAAATATTTTCATAGCTTCAGTGTACGATTCCGTGAACATACTAGCAACATCTCCGTTGCTGTTTATTCCGTCGACGTTCTTATAGTCTTCCATCGGGATCGTTACAGCTTCTATATTCTCAACATTGCATGGCAATTCTACACTGTTATCTTCTTTGTTAACAGGCAAAACGATATGATAATATCTAACGTTTTGGTTGCCTATATCATGGTAGCCAATAAGTGCGAGCTCTTCAAACTCGCTCTCGTCTGTAAATTCTACGCCATACAACAGATGCGCCTGATACATGGCTTCTTTAAAATTTCTCATTATCCTTCAGCGTATGCCTGATTGTTCGGTAAAATCTGAGTCTTCATCTATCTATAGATGTTGACCTTCTACTGAACAATTCGTTTTTGTATTTCTTCATCTATCCAAGAGTACTGATTGGCCAGGTCTTCATTGCAACATCCAAGTTCTTCCACCTGTCTCAGGTCTTTGAACATTGCGACCATCGTGATCGTCTTCATAAGTGGAGCATTGAAAACGTAGCAGTCATACATGCCGTTTTCGTTTGGTGTTGTATCAATGAAGATATACGGCTTATTTTTTCCTCTTCTCTTGTATTTATGGTACAGACTCCACTATGCGATACTTGTGTAAACCTCAAATGGATTCTGCCTGTCAGGGCTTCCAACATAAGCTATCGACTTGATCCCAAAATCAGTGATGATTTGTGGAATCTCGAAATGCATGATAAGTTCGCCCTTCTTCTTATTGCTGCAAATAGGGCATCGTTCGATGTCCTTACAGTCGATGTTGATACAGTTAATAGACAATAATAAATCACGACTAGGCAATACTCCGTTCATCTGGTATTCCTTAATAACTTTTAGCCTTGTCTAGACTATCTCATCCTCTATCTGTTCAATAGTCAAAGACATATTAGCGTGAGCACCGCGAAGTCCTGAGATTATGTCGTTCTGTATCCTTGATGCTAGCCGATCGTATATCATGATATAAAAATAAAAAAGCGGAAGGCGTTGTTGCGCCCTCCGCCTAAAACTTAAATTTTACGTTTATTAGAGAATCAATCCTTCTTCTTTGCCTTCACTACGGGCTCATGTACATAGTCAGCGGTAGTATAAGCTACTACGTTGCCCTCTACCTTCTTAGCAAGAGCTACCTCAAAATTGCTGGCCCCATCGGTACCAACAAAAGCATTGATGAACTTCTCTTCTGCTACGTCTGCGGGAACCCAGAATACGTGGGTTGTCTCGCTGGTTACCTGCTGACCAACAGCACCCATACCTCCAACATGACCGCGGTGCACGGTGTAGTGGATGGTGATCTGATCGTACAGAACACCGGGACGGGGCATCTCGTCTGCCTGAGGACGCTTCCAGCGAAGGTTGGCAGCAGTAGGAAGGCGATAATCCTTCTCGAGATTCTCGAAGGTACCAAAGCCCTCAGCGCCAGTGTAAACGCCAGACTCCTTGAGGTCAGAGATTACATCCCAGCCGCCATTCTCGTTCTCCTGCTCCAGAACAGCCTTGGTGATGCGCATGTACTCGTTAGAACATACAATAGCCTTTGCGGTCTTAGCATCAGCTGTGGGCTCTGCATCAGCAGCTGTTACGGTGCTCTTCAGACCCTCAGCAGTAAGCTTTGCGGCGAGATCTGCAGCTGTGGGAATCAGAATCTGATGGTCGAAAGTAACGTTCTGATACTTATTCAGGTTCTTGATAAGCGTCTCCTTAACAGCATCGCCAGCCTGATCAGAGTGGAACTCTACAAATACGGGGCGGCCCTTGTGAACCAGATCATTGGCAAACATGGGGTCAGCATTACCGATAGATGTGATGTAAAGAGCGAGACGGTAGTTCTCAGTGCCCAGCTGGGACAGAGAATCCAAGTTCAGAACATCAAGGTAGCCCTCGTGGCCCTTAGACCAGTAAAGGCAGATGTGATGGTTAGCATCGTTGCGATATACACCCTGGCGGTAAATCTCAACCTGCTTGTTAGCCTTGTCAGCGACAATCTTCTTGTAAAGGTCGCCATTCCAAAGAGTGGTACTAGTAAATTCGTACATAGTTGTTGTGTTTTGTGGTTGTCTCTACAACCGTTAAAAATATGATCTGAGAATTAATAATCTTATGACTACGTAGCGGCAGGACTAGCTATACTCTACGAAACAGCCGCATGAGTTTGCAATCGCTGGTCACTAGCATTTTCCATTATCAGATGCACGATCTCGTTAACTATCTCATTACATCCATAGTCCGGAAATTCCAAAACTTGCGATGTATCGATCTAGCTATCGAGCTCGTCCTGTGTTAATCTTATAGTTTGTGGCGTTTTTAAATAATCAACAACCACAGAATCCAGTTTGTATATTCGATCGTCGCCATATCGGATTTCCATCCGTGGCTTGCTGGCATTACCAAAACGATAGCCTGCTTGACGGTCAACCGTACTTGCGGAATCTGATCCGTACTGGACAGTACGGGGAAAAGAAACAATCTATCCCATACGGCAACAATTATAGTATTTTTTTTATTAAATTAAATCAAATTTCCCATTTTCTGGAATTGTGTTTTGTGCTACTGAGTCTTTACTCAACATTTCATATGTTGACATTTCTGAAACATCAAATGTTTCCCAGAAAACTCCATGATACATAACCTCCTGATATGTTCCAAAGCTATCATTTGTTTTGCTATCTATCAATAGCTTCTAATCATAAGAATCAAAAACATGAGCACGTGCCCTAAAATCAAAAGATATTGAGCTCTATTCGCTAGTTCCATGATTGGTTGCTAAATAATTAAGCGAGAAATGATCCATATCTAACCTCTACGTTGGGACACAAACTACCTAGTTGTTTGTTGTATCTCCATATGTTGAAAGTTCAACATATTTGTTTATGGAATTCATTTTTATAGTTGTTAGAATACTATCCGATGATCCGATACCTTCCTATAGTGATGATTTAATCATATCATCATATGAAATTTGCGGAAGTTTAAATGGTACATATCCATATGTTTGAGATCCAGACATATTTAATCCAATACTTAAACATCCACGCATTTTTATTTCGTACATAGAGCCCAAACCAATTCCGCGAACTCTTATTTCTGTAGATTTAAATTTATCAACATATTTTATATATTTTTTAATATCGTCTTCAGTTGACAACCCGCGCAACTTGAATGCATTGATTTCTGTGATTGTATTATTTCCTGTAAATGCATAAGCTGGTAAATCTATCAAAAGTTGCACATCTTCTATCCCCGTTTTATTTGTCAGAACAATATTTGATCCATAATTTCCAAAATCAAAATATAATGACCTAATACTTCCGTCGTATTGCTATGGGAGTTGTGAAAAATCTACATATGTCTCGCTCGTGCTAGTAGCTAGCCCGTTAATCTTAGAATCAACACCACTGCAAACAACGCGTCCGTCGGCATATACTTTAAACGCTGCATTTTTGCCAACTGTACCGCCAGCAGCTCCTCCAACTCCTGTCTTCTTACCATCTATCATTTGGTAATCTCCAACCCAGAGTACCAAATTGTCTTCTTTTGTTCCAGGTTCTTTGAATGTTTCTGACTCGCTATCACACATACCGCCGATATATCCATTTCGAACATTCCCGTCATACTTGAGCAATATCTCACGTGCAGATATACCGTTTGCATCTATAGCGTTTGCTATCATTGTCTCGGTAATAAGTGCGCCAAACTGATCGGCTTGTTGCCAATATCCACCACTAGTTTTCGGGTTCTCTCCAATACTATTCGCCTTTGCCTGATAGTACTTTTTCTCATACGTTACAACGTCTATATACTTCAAACCTGTAGTGTTCCAGCCGTTCGCCTCATGACCGTCAATTGTATATTCCCATTCCTTTTTCGCTTCATTCCACGTTTCGACTCCATTATACTGTGATTGATAGCAGTATCTCTTGGTAGCATTCCATTCACCTAAAAAACGGATCTATGAACCAGGCAGTCCAGGGCTTCCATTATTGCCGTCTTTTCCAGGTTTACCATCGTCTCCTTTATCTCCTTTGTCGCCTTTCTAACCAGGTAAAATAGCCGTGATTGTTTTAGTAGCAACAAGTGTAGACTTGCCATTTACTAAACAATAAACGGAAAGATTAAAGCCTTTGTTTATAAGAGAAACAGCACCATCTGGTCCGGTTATTATATTCTGATTACCGAAGACATTATATTTATTTTTGTAAATATCATAGGAATAGGTCAACTTGTCCTAAGATATACTAAGAGTACCATTTTCAGAAGTTGTTGAATAGTCCTTGAAATCCGTATCGCATTTAATCTCCGAACCGTATGAATAATAGCCAAAATAAAAATCATAGTCATGATTGTCTAGATTGGCGTATCCCGTCAGTGTCCTGTTAGGTGATGCTCCTTTTAACTACGTCGCTTTTCCTGCGTAGAGTCTTGTAAGCGAAACTTGCAAAGGCTCTTGTGTAGGCAACATACGGCCTAGACTATCAACAGGAAAAGAATCATAGTTTAAATTTAGGACATATTGCGATCCGTCTTTTGGGTTTACATACATCCCAACGTTTCCGTAGTCGTAAATCTGTCCATCTATCCAAAGGCAAAACTAAAGGCTGTAATTGGTAAACTTGGACTCGTCAATATCAAACGTAAGCGTGAGCTCTTTATTGCTATTTCCAAGTGTAAGCTTCATGTTCTATATGCCAGAGCCTACAATAGCGTTGGATGTGATAGCATCCAAGAACTAAATATGAACGCCAGAACTCAAACCTACCGTCATGCCCTTACCGTAAATAGTCGTATTAGTAAAGGCTATCTGTTCAATCTTACCGTTGATATTTTTATTTACGTAGAACTTCACGGAATACGCGCTAGTTTCATTCTCGTCATTCTTATCAACGCCTAGGGCTGTTGTAGAACAAAGTAAATCATAAGTCTCGCCGTTTACACTCTTGACACTTGTGATAATTTGCTAAGCATTCCCGCTATACTCTTTGCCGTCCATCTAGAAAGATACCGAGACATTAACGGCATCATCACTGATGAGTTCCTGGAATCTATATCCGATGATCTTATAGCTACCATTTTTAGCATCCGCAAAGGGCATATCATCATGACCTTCAACAATGGCCAAAAGGCTGGAATTATTAGTGCATGCGATATTTGTAATTCGTATATCTGTAACATTACTCTTGCCTCGTACGTCTGGATAGGTCGCAGTGCGCATTTTAATGTTGTTTTTAATAACTTCATCTTTGCCTGTTCCAAACCACATCTCCGGCATAGTTATATATTCATCCGTAAGACTTATGTCGTACTGATTGAATCCAGGACCTACAACAGCTGACTCGCGGACGATACGGATTTCCTGAGATTTCACGTCGATATTGTTATCTGACACTACAACACGGATAACTTCGCCAGTCTTGAAATATTTTTCATTGTATGCTACGTCATTATATACTGCTTGCAGTGTATAATTAGCGCCACCTAGTGTTATTTCACTCTGAGGCCCGAATTTATAGAGTCCTTTATCGCTTCCCTATTCTGTAAGCGTTATAGGTGATTTAACGTACTTATCACTTTCTACGTGAGAATAGTAAGCTCTAACCCTTGCAGTTGCTGGCATGTCATGCTTCTCGTCATTATACGGATCAATAGCATCAACATCTATAAACAACTCAGGTATTACTCCGCTCGATGGAATGTACAGACTCTCTGGTGATACCTGTATCATATAGGCAAGGCTTGACTTACTCGACTATATACTCATCGGTAATAATCCACTCGTTGATTCGTAGCTGTACGTTATGGTAAGTGCAGCATCAACGACTGTATGCATACCGGCGCCTTCGTTGAACTCTAAAAAGGCAATATAGCAACCTCTCGCAACATCGTAGCCATACGTTAACTTGTAAGTGTTGCCGTCTTGTAATAGCTGCAGTTGGAAAGCATCGCCCGGGTCTTGCTCTAACTGTTCCCCTTTATAGATAACAGAGATAGATGTTCTTGTCGCTCGTTTCAATACCTCATTATCACATTCTCCGTTTGCATTTGTCGGAACAGAGAAAAAGTTATTCGAAGCGTATACCTAAGTGGCTAACTATACGGGAACATCTGAACCACCGCCACTTTCTGTAATCTTCTGAGTCCAACCCATAGAGAAGTCGCCATTCTTGTACCACCAGTACTCCTTAGGACATCCTGCTTCTTTTTCAACTGCAATAGTCAAACCCGCTGGAATCTATGACTCTGCAACGCCCAACTCCTTTGTGATCTCCTTGACAATAGTGCCATTGGTGAATGCCTCATAACTCCAAGGGCCATAGAAAGAGTTCACGTTTGGATGCAGAACACCGTCTGCCATAGACATAAACCCATAGTCAAATTGTTTTGATTCCATAGTTATGATTTTTTGAAAGTGAAAATATAGTGATTATTCATGTATGGGATTGATGTTTTGAAATAGATATCTCTAATGTGTCCGGCATTTTTATCAACACCTTCTACGAACAGACTTTTCACAGACTGCCCTAAGATATCAACAACTTCAAACAAGGTATAGCCAGACGGTACTTTTATACCAAATGATCGCTTTTTGGTAGTGTCTACTATAACTTGGACACTATCACGTGTTGCGGGGATTAGTTCAGCGTTATCGTAATCGTTGTCATTTACCAGCTTCTTCTGCTCTTCTAATATGACAAGTTTGAAATTCTTTTCTACAGGTGCAATAAAACCGGCCTACTAAACAGCAATCATAGTTGTTTTGTCTGAGTTATATTGCTAGAATTTCACATATACAGTTTTTGCTGCGTCAGTATTAGATGATACCTTTAATTTAAAAGATGCCTCTGTCTTGTTCATGATTTCCCAACCTTCCGGTAAGGTGCCAGACAAACTAAATCCTACAGCCTGCCCGTTCTTATCCAGACTGTCAACGGTAAAACTCAACATTCCACCCTCTGCCGGAATATTAGCAATGTCTGGCGTAATAGTAAAACGTGAAAGATCAGCATCTGACATATAGGGATCGGTACCCTCGATAAGGTTTCCGTCCTCATCGTATTTAAACGGATTAGTAGGCATAGACGCCGAACTATTCACATTGTGTATATAATAGTAAGGGTGACGATACTATGGTCTAGTATATGCGTTTCTGCTGATAGTAGGAAATATGTCAGCCGTCAACCTCGTGGCACCATATTCAACATAACGTCCGGCTTCGTCACACCTATTGTTCTTGTCTGTTTTGAAAATACAGGTGCAATTCAAAATGTGTAGGTAATCATCAGGAAGGTTTACCTGATAAGTTCCACGTCTGAATGGGCTATTCCCGTATTTATCGCACTTTTCAGGCTTTAATATAGCCGTACTTTTCAACACTCGCAAGTCGTCCGAGGTCTGCTGATCCATCTCGTACGGTGTGTAGCGCTTGTTGATATACTACTATATACCCTTATTGCTTAGATAGTTAAAATCTGACAGCAGCAACGTCCCTGCGTTAACCTTATTGAGCTCTGTCAGCACATGCTCGTACAATTGCTTCGATGTCATTTTTCTCTCTTTAAACAAAAAGCCACATACACTATTCGAAAGTATATGTGGCTTTTCAAAATTGATTACTCGTTTTTGTATATTTCAGGATATGTATCCTTTCGAATTAGCTCCAAAATCGCCTTGTTAGCAGGTACCTTCATCCAGTTCAGGACAGCATCATCAGTAGCTCCAAGAACAATGTTGTCGCCGTAGGTGTACAGCTTGTTCTTGTAAATGATGACATTCTTATCCTTTGCCTCAATAAACAACAAACGAAGTGAGATGTCGTCTCCTGTGTAGATCTCGATGATCTTTTCGGGATTCTTCCTCGCCTGTTCAAGCAGGAATTCCGTAACGTCTGCGTCGGGGAAGTTCTGCATGTTCTTACCAAGAAGGCGAGCCTTCAAAACTCGACCGTCATAACCGCGCTCATCCTCATAAATAAAGTTAAGAGCATCGCGCAAAGTGGACATCTTGCGAACCTTGTTTGCAGCTTCAAGACCTGGACGATCAACGTAAAGCTCGGCGGTACCATAACGGGGGCGTTTGTTCTGCCAACCCATAGTGCCATCGATGAGATAGTTGCCGTTCTGATCCTTAGCCCAACGCTCGGGTGCAATCATGGGGTTATACTGTATAGCTTCCCACGTCGCCTTGTCCCTAGGTTTGTTAAGGTCGAAAGTCTGGCCGTCAGTAATGGTAAAGACCGCATTCTCCTTAATATAAATATTGCCACTGTTCTTTTCCTTGTCTGTAAGAATCATATCACCCTTTGAGTCAACAGGCTTGACGCAATCAGGATATTCACCAGTTGCGGGATTCTTACAAGGATTCATAAAGTACTTGCCAACCTTGCCGTATACACTTCTCAAAACGACAATGTTTGCCATAATGTCGCCGTTTTTAACAGAAGCGACAGCAGATTCTTTCTTAGCCATAATTCATTTTTTCATTTTAAAAGTAGCCACGCCGGGGACTACCCCCGGCTGGCCTATCTATGTAATGGTATAATAATCTTGAAAATCAAAAACAATAATAGTATTTATTTATTTGTTTTTGCGATACATTAGAGCTCTCTCAAGATAAAGCTGCGATCAATTTGTTATATTGCATCTTTTTATATGCACCTCTATAGCTTACACTATAGTTCAGACTATATCATCACTTTCGTGTCGGGCACTCGTGTTTGGATTATTGCTCGCGTTGCTCACCAATTAGTCGTTAGCCTTTATCTGTACATTTAACGCTTCCAGATATTAGGACGGGATTTTCCACTTTCGGACCTTCCCCGTTTCCACCCGATTTTCTCATTATAAAAATGAGCCTCAAATTTTCTTGATTATATAACGTTTTTTATACATATATCCATCTTGATAAGCTTTGCGCATTGAGTTTGCATTTATATTTAGGTTTGGATTTTGTTTTGCAAAATCATTTATAGGCATGATATATTTTTTATTTGTCTCTGTATCTATTATTAAGCGTGCCATTTTTCTTAAATTAGAAATTTTAGATCTTGTTGCATCGCTTACTATTTTATTTTTATGATACAAACCTATTTTAATTTTTGTTTCATCGCTTACATAATGCCCACGTAATTTTTGGCTCAGAATATTTTTTGTTTCTTTTGTATGATGTTTCCCAAACATTCCATTTTCAACCCCAAATCTTTTTCGTTTAGAAACCCATTCTTTATTCTGTTTAGTTCCGGAACAGTCTGGAGTATAACCAAAATATCTGTTTATACAAAAATCATCAAATTCGCAAATCTTTAAAAGATGAACTTCATAATCATTCGCATCTTTTCTAGTTCTAAATGTTTTGATTATAATTTTTTGTAATTTATATCTATTTGTTGCTATATATGATTTTGTCCAAATAGAACTAGAACCCATATATGAGTCATTGCAAATATCACATTTACAACTACGTACCCCGATATAATATCTGTTGGTTTCGATATTATATATCATATATGTATAATGATTCATAAATTGTTATATATATTTAAGGATTAAACACAGCTACGCCAGAGTATCCCCATGCGATCCTTTGCCTTATATCATAATCGCTAATTATGACGTGCTTATAGTTGCCTATAAGAAGAGACTATCTCTTCAACTCGTTTGAGCTGTTCTTTTTTTCTGTACCACTTGGTACTTATGCTATATTTAGCTAGTCGTTGAACGATAAACGGAACACTGCCATTTACTCGCTGCTGATTATCCACATGGGACTTTCCAGCAATTTAAAGAAATTTAAATCTACCATCACTGGTAAATACGCCAATTTTTTATTTTAGCTTGCTAGCGGCTACGGGGCTGCTTACTGCGCCGCCCTGGAGACCAGTCTTGCCGCCTACGCCCAGGATTTCGTTCTGGATGTAATCTCCGCCCTTCCAATTTGTTATCATGCGCTTCTTTATTCGCATCTCTACAACTTCCGCTGCAGTTCAGACTATATCATCACTCTCGTGTCGGACACTCGTGTCTGGTTTATTGCTCGCACTACTCACCAGTTAGTCGTTAGCGGTTCCATGTACTCATGTGCTTCCATGGCTTCCGACGGGATTTTCTATTTAAGACGTTCCCCGTATTCATCCAATTTTTCCATTTTGCTGACATTTTGTCAGCAAAAGGCACCTCTAAGGTCGTTTCGAAGTGTGAACATCGCCGATTTTCTAACATTTTGTCAGATAAATCTTTTAGATTATCTCTTTAATTATCTATATATTTCCACATATAACCACCGGCGCGTTTTCTACTTCCTGATAAAACAATAGGAACACCTGATGCTACTTTCTTTGCTTCTCTTACTGAGTCGTAAACTTTAATAAATTCGCCATCACTACCATATTGTCCAACCTTTCTGGCTATACTATGTGTTTCATATGATAATCATTCCCCGTTTCTTTGCAATACGTCATATTGACTAATCGTTGAACCTATCTCTTCATTTAAAGATCTTGGCTGCTGATTGTTCAAACACAAGAATTGTCACGCTTTGGTATCTTATGCTTTGCGAAGTTCCCAGCAATTAAAGGAATATTTGTTTTAGATTTTTCAATCAAGTCTCCTACCGCATGTTCCAATAGGAGGCTGTGTGCTGCTCTTGTCTGCTGTCAAATCAAGACAGAGAGCATAGCCTTTCTCATCATTTGTGTTAGCTATATATCACTATATAGATCAGACTATATCTTAATCTTGCGCATATTTAAAATAAAAACCTTTGCAAGTTTTCCTATCACCTTTTAAAACGGAATAAACATTCGCAAATCCTGCTTTTTTGCATTCGTTTATAGAATTGAATTTCTCGATAAAATTAAAATCCTTATCAAATTGTAAAATATTTTTATTTTTACCGAAAGAAGATTTACTCCCAGTTCTATTTGAAAATGTTTTTATTCGTCTTTGTGATAAAGTTAATTTATATTGTGCTACATCCTATACATTATCAATTTTTGTTTCTCTTAATTGATATCCATTTATAAAATACTTATATTTTATTGCTCTTGTTATATTGCCTAGATTTTTTATTTTACCGTATAAAAAGATGGATAACTATTGATGCGAATCAAATTCATCAACAAATTTTCCTTCTTTATTATATAGAAATATTTTCTTGGCGTTTGTTGGCAAAAATTGGCTTCCTCCTAAAACAATATTATAAGTGTCATCCCTTTTTATAAAATTCTCATCAACAAGCCAACGTTCTAAATCTAAAGCATCCTATAAATTGTCGAATGTTTTTAATGTACATCTACTAAACGAATTTATTCCATATTTCAAAACCGCTTTCTAGAATGGAGTTTTTGGATTTTTTAATCTAGATAATTTATTTTTATAAATTCCGTTCCCAATATACCCGTCAAATTCTAGGGTTTTTGTTGCGTGCACTCCAATATAAATTTTATTATTTATTGTATTTGTTGTCTTATATACAATATACTACAAGATTGTTCCCATTTTTCAAAAATACGTCATATTCTGACTAGTCGTTAAACGTTATATATACATTACATATATCTTCGCTATGGATTATCTCGTGAGACTTTCCCATAATTAAGGAACAGATCAATGCAGCTCACGCTGCAAGGGGTCTAAGAATTAAACCGTATTCACGGCTGAAGGTACGATCAACAGCAAATGTGATGCTGTTGCCACCAAACTCATACGTATCGAAAGTTGCTCCCACCTTCACGTAGTCATTGGCCTGCTTAGACCAAAGGAAAGTGTTATCAGTGTGGAAGTGAGCCAAGAAGTCAAACAACTCGGCCTGGACTGAATGCCAGAATCTTTCGTTACCAAATCAAAACTGATTCAGACTATATCATTGACTTATAAAAAGCCAGGCTCCGTTTCCATTTGTACCCTATACTAGGTAGTCGTTGAATATCAGCGCATATTTACGCGCTGTTTACTGCTGATTAGTCGAAACTTTCCAGCAATTAGAAGCCTTTAATCGAGGAGCTTTCACTCCAAGTATCCCTAACTTGAGATAAATACGTATTTGTTGCCTGTAGGCTTCTGCGCCTTCTCTCCCATCATAGACAGAACAGTACGGAATACTTCCATACTGAGCTTGTTGTATGCATACTTGGAAGCGAAGCGCTCAACCTGAGGAATAATCAAAAATATTATCACATGCCGTTTATACATGTTTCTCATACTTCTTATTTGTGTGAGTTTAGACTATATCTTCATCCTTTTCGGATGGGTGCTGTTCGTGGGTTTCCCTAGTCGTTACACTTATCGCTCGGTATTCTCATCTCAGAGTTCACCGATTTAAGCACCTTTTCATTAATTTATCACTAAATTACGGGGCATCACTCTACCCTCACCTATATAAATCAAACTGTTATCTCTATGTCTCCATAGAGTTCAGACTATACCTTTAACTCATTTTCTTATACTTCAAAATATACGGATCACTTACCATCGGTTTTCTCAATATGCGTATCTGTTCCTCTGTTAATTCTTTCGTGGAACTATACAACTTGACGAGATTTCCTTTTAGGTCATATTGCTCAACTTTCCGAGCAACTGGCGCGTTTGTTGCGATCCATTTATCCATTTTATCATAAGACCATTTATAGCCTCTGCATGCGCGGTTCATCTTTATCGCGCGAATAATCTTTCCTGTGCTGATGTTTGGTGTTCCCTTAGCTGCTTCTTTAATAGAATCAAAAGCTGCATCAAACTCACCTCTCAATGTGTACCGGTAAACAGGCACTGTAGTTGTCAACTCTATTGCCGACTTCTTGCCGAGTACCTTTCGTATATCCTCAGATATACGCATGAACCGGTAGCCGCTACATGTTGCACGCATTGATACAGCACGAGCTACAGCATCTTTTGGTATATCAAGCTGAGCAGCAGCAGATGGGATATCACGGTATGTATTGATAAGTACACCATCCCTGTTATACTGTGCAATAGCACCACGTGGCATGTTAGAATAAAGATCAACATCTATTGACTCATCAAAAGAGAGGTAGACATCCTTACAGTTTGTGCGTGTATTGATGCATATGATCACGTGCTCTTTCGATACATGCAAATCATCAGCTGCTTCATCAACACTATCCCACTTGCCAACATGACCACCTGAAAGCGTGAACGCGTTAACTCTTTGCCTTCTGCAAATGCTGGGAGATGCAATCGAGTTGTAGTTGTCGGTTCTCTTTATAAAATCCTCGTTGACAATCAACATATAGAAATCAGTTGCATCATTGATATTGTTAAATTCTTTTAACGTTATCCTTTTGAAAGCATTGATTCCATGACGCTGCACCGCACTTTGAAGTTGTGTCTTGCTCTTGTTGTATGATTCCGGTAGATGTATATCTACACCATCGCCAAGATAACCATCAAACACTTCTGGATCATTCACCTTGTGAATACCTACGTAAATCTTGCCATTGTCAAGATTAATTGTTTCAAATACTATAAATTTCATGAGTTATTCCCCGTTTCCGCTTTCGCGTATTATAAAATTATCAGTCGTTGAACTAATACAAATCTTTACTTGTATTTAGCTGCTGGTTGTCCGTTAGAGTTTCCAGCAATTAAAGGAATCTATTTTTACTAATCTCGCAATTAGCCGACCCATTTATATATAGGTCTGTTTGTGTCGGGATCGAAAATGGTAGGCTTACCATTGGCATCCACGTTGCACTTGTTAAAGAGAAGCAATAATTCAATATGTTGCCATATTGTTTAGACTATATTTTGAGATCTTGATATCTCTGCGCTCTTTCACTCCTTACTCTAAAAATAGATAGTCGTTGAACGTCTCGCGATATATTTCGCGATTTCGCTGCTGATTGTCCTTTTAGGATTTTCCAGCAATTAAGCGCATTTTATAATGGCATCTCATTCTTTTTTAAAAAAAACTTCGCGTCGATTCCATTATTTCTGACATACATAAAAGACTCCATAAGGGCCTTCTCCTTCTTGTCTAATCTGTAAATTGTTTCTGACAACTTTCCGTTATCCTTACCCTGTCCGATAGAAATGAAAGTATCCTCATGTGCAGCATAGAGGCTAGAGAACGAATCATCACAACGGTGTGTGGTGATGTAGTTCCGCATCTTGCTGATATTCAATGTGTTAGCTTATAGTTTCCTATAAGATCAGACTATATCATTAGGTTATGAACCTAGTTTCCGTTTCTTAAAATACGGCTATTGCCTAGTCGTTGAACCAAATTTCGCATTTGCTAAATTTTGGCTGCTGATTATCCTTTTGGACTTCCCAGCAATTAGAAAACTTTTTTCTTTAGAAATATCTAAAGGAGCAATATTTTACTCTGATACTTCACATACAATTTTGTTAATCAATATGTTTCCATATTGTTCAGATTATATCTTGGTTTTTCATAAACCTATTCCGTTTTAAAAATTACGTCATGTTGACTAATCGTTGAACATTACGCGATAATTATCGCGTATTTGCTGCTGATTACCATTTTAAGGCTTCCAGCAATTAGAAATATTTTAAGAGGGCATATGTTGCATTTTCCCTCTTCATGCATTTCGGGCATTGCATTGCTCAAGAACCTGGTAGTCATACCAAGCTGGCAACCTGACTTGTCGAGAACCGAACTGTAGTCGTTATCGACCAAGCGAACAATCACCTTCCAGTAGTTATCACTAACGCGAACAGGACGTGCTACAACGAAGCACTGCTGACCTGTAGCGTCAATCTGGAAGATATCATACTTTTCATAGTAGCGCTCTTTGAATGCCATGGTGATCTCGCTACCGTTTGCGCCATCCTCAACGGGAACATCAGCGAACTCAATGCGCTTGATGTCATTGGTGCTAACCTCCCACTCAAAATACATTGAGTTGATGCTCTGATACTTATTCCCGGACTTGTTATCCTAGTAGAAAATGTTTCTCAGAGACTCGGTGAGGTAGGCTGCGGTGCAGTCCTCATACATACGGCTCACTACGCCGAAGAGCTCCGGCTTTGTACCAAGAATCTTACTAAAAGACTCATAGGTTCTTGTACTGCCCATTTCAGGGTTCAGATTTCTAAAAGTTGCAACTTGCATAATTTTACTGATCAAAAAGGTTATCGCACCTTATCGATCATACATCTAAATCGTCGATCGACAAGGCTTTGTCTGTATTCTTTGCCTTGGACTTGACCACGACTTTGCTTTCAGTTGACTTTTTAGTTCCCTTTGATATCCCCTGCTCATACCCAGCTCTGTGGGCCTGTGCAATTTGCGACTTGTAATAATCACTGATGCTATTGATGACATCCTCGCCACGAAGAGCGAACCATGCCATACGAACCAATGTATCGGGATCATTCAATGCTTTTGACATATAATTGACTCCTGCTTGGTCGTGTCCAGTGATAAATGTGTACAACTCGTTCATATCGTCTTCGGACATTGAGACGTCCAAATCTCCGATACTTGTAAAATCTTGAACTGAATTGGCGATACCTCCAGCGAACTGTCTATACATCTCCTGTTGCTGTTGGGCCTCCAAAGCTGCATCTTGGCGATTACGGTCATCTTCAAGTTTCTTGTACTCATCCCTGATTCCTGCGATCTCTTTCGCGAAAAGATCGGGATCGGATGTTGCCCTATCTAAGGCAGTCGCGAGTTCGTCTTCCGTGATGTCCTTGACACGCGCCTGCATATCCAACACGTAGAGTTCCTCATCAGTCAGATCGTCCACTGTATAGTGCGGCTTCTGTGATTGCATGATCTTATCAGTAGCAGCACGCGCTCCCCGATTATGCAACATTGCTGCATACTCTGCGGGGCTCATACCAGAAAGGCGTAATCTGTTTATCAAATCGATCTCATCATCATCAAGATCATCTTCATCGCGTTCTGTCTCACGAGGTCCATCTTTAAGGATTGCGAACTGCTCCTCACGGCTCAGATCGTTCCAGTCTACCTCCTCAATCTCACCATCATCATTTGCGATCTTAATCTTGCTGGGATCATCAATTCCCTTGCTCTTCAGGACATCTGTAATAACGTCCCCATCATCTGAACCTTCGCCACCATTATCTGGGTCTGGTTCACTTGTCCAACCCGGGGGAGTGGTCTGTTCTCCTCCGTTCTGCTGGTTATCTTCTCCTCCGTTGCCAAGATCACTGAGATCAACAACGTCCAAATCATCAATTGTTGCTGCCATAGTATTTTATCATTAGTTCATTAATTCATCAAACAAAAAAGGCCCCTCGGAATAGAATCCGAAAGGCCCCAAAAATATATATAAAATGAAAACAAGAATCCTGCCTCACCCGTTCTTTATAATACATTAATCTATTATACCCGCTACGTCGCCGACGGTATACCTACCTTCCACATTCGAACGAGTTTTACATATTGCCTTTTCATTATTCTGTCGCAATTATACTATTTTTTTTATTTGTTTTACATCATCTCCTCCCAATCAATAGGAACGCCCTTTTTCACGGTGTCTATATAGAATCTGCTGAATGGCATCCCGTCATATGCATCCTCATCATCTATATAGTCCTTGATATACCTAGCAAGCTATATGTCATTTTGTATTGATGACCCATAAAAATCTGAATAGGCCATGTTGGCGACGTAGACATAATCATATAACTTGTTGTGTTCAAGGGTTATATTCGCATTTTGGAGGTAGTTATCGACGCTTGACTTATCCAGCGGGTTGATGGTAGAACCTCCCTTCTACATCATCTATACGGCAAACTCGCACATCTTGCGCGTGAAATGCCAACCATAGTATGAAAGGTACCTCTTCATTCCCGCCGGACGGTCATCATATTGGTCAAGAGTCATATCTTGAATCATAACGGGAGCGTCTTCTTGTTGGCTGATATTCCTCTCTCTCATCTTCGAGCATCTCTTTCACAGCCTTTGCCTTCTTCTCTATGCACGAGACAAACTCCATGAGTCTATCGTAGTTGTCGCTTGTGTACTCCATGATTATCATTTTATTTTGTAGTTATCAAAGTCAGTATTTTGTCAATCTTTCCAGCTACACCATCGAACCGTTCTTCGAGACTCGTGAGCCTTTCATCTCTCTCTTTATCTCTCGCGAACTATGGGTTCAGAGTTTTCAGTATCTCCTCACACTGTCCGATGTTGTTTTTATATCTATCAATATTTTCCAATGCTTGTTTTGAATTGTGAAGTATAGCTTCCACGTCTTGCTACAGTCCCTGCTTTGTTTCGCTTATTACAATATTTCCGTTTCCATATGAAACAATAGTGTTTGAGAACGGGATGCTGTTGTAGTCGATAGTGTTGCCGTCTACATTAACCCTAAGATCCAAGCATTGCTAATTTGGCATACCTCCTATCATGGGCTTTGGTGCGCTTGTATAGATTACCTCTCCTGTTTTCAGGCGTACGCCGTCGGTCTTGTCTAATATATACACAACCCCGCCCTGTCTTAAAGATCCAAACATTACACAAACAAGATTATCCGGTTCGTTGTTTTATTAAAAGATAACAGATGAGTACCAGCTGCAAGAGTAGTAAGTGCTGCGTCTGCATTGTTAGTAAGAGGCATGGTTTGGTTGTTAACCTATAACTCAACACCTGTAACAGTTGTTGCCGAAGATGTCGGGATATTTACAACAATAAGCCCAGCCTATCCAAGGAATCTGAACACATGATTTGGCAATGTGTAGATAGCATTGGTGCTAACCGATCCTGCATCCGATAGGGTCGCTGCAACATAAGGAATCCCTCCCCTGTTACCAATATATCCAGTTGCTGCCATATCAAGTCCAGAATGTAGGGGTTCCGCTGTTGTAATACTGAGAAGCTGGAACAGCCACCAGATTGGGATATTGCACAGTAGTTGTGCTTGGCTGGTTCTGCTTGATTTCTGCAAGCTCTTTCTGCAACGGTGCTATCATAGCTGCCACTGCCTGGTTCTGCTGCTCTTGGCTTATCTAGCTCTGGAGCCGTGTCTCCTGCAACTCATTGATGCGATCCTGTAAAGCTGAGTTCTGCATCTGGTCAAGCTTTGCAAGAATAGAGTTTGTATTTATAGTTGCTGTATCTTTGATACTCTGAACAGAACTTGAAATGTTGTTGTTTATTGCGCAAGTCTGAGCTTGTGTCTCGTAAGCGTTAGCACTGAATCCCTGATCCATTCCTGTCCTTAATGTTCCAATCTGGTTGCTGAGAGCATTGACAGAGTTAATGGTTGCTATCTGATTCTGATAGTTACCGTTTGTGATAGCCTCGCGTACATTGCAGCAACACTGGCTCATCTGCTGAGCGATAGACATGTTGCCCTACTGTACACTGTTGATAACTTGCTGACCAGTCATTCCGACCTGGCTGCCTACCTGTGTTATAGCATTCTATACCTGATTAACTGCTGTCTGGATACTGTTGACGTCACAGTTCAGAGTAGTTGCCAACTAACCTATGGAGTTTGCGTTTCCGTGAATGGCACTCATCAAGAGATCACGCTCTGCTGTGCTTGCTATTGTCTCGGTTATATTGCCACGGTTGTTTCCAAACCATCCATTCCCACCTATACCATAAAGGAAGAAAAGGAAGATAACCCAAATCCAATTTCCGCCACCGAAACCATTTCCGTTTCCCATCATCGACAATAAGAGATTGGGATCTACCTGGCTGCCACTCCCGGCATCAGGTAACATATAAACTTTGCTGTCTGACATAATTGTTAAATTTTAAAAAGTTATACTTCGTCGCGACTATACAATGATAAGACCGGAAACTCCCAAAAGCACAACGATGCCAGAAAAAACAAATGGGACCGCATGAATAATGCGATCCCATCGTTTAATTCGTTGCCAAAATATCTTTTGACTTTTCCAGGACTACGATATTCTGGAATTTATCTATATCCTATATGTCTGATGTGTAGGCTTTCTTTGGTATGAATACATCATTTTTTGATATATCATACGGTCCAATTGATACGATCTTTTGACCATCGCCAAAAAAATTGTTCAATTTGTATATATTCCAAGGGTGCAAAATCAAAACACCAATCCGAGCATAAGATATAGACAGTGCAGTTTTCAGGAAATCCTGACAATTATAAAAAACAGGAATATCGTATTCTTTTAATATCTCCTGTGTTCCGTCTGTGCTGTTATCACATACTATAACATGCTGATCTTTCAGTGAATCCAAACACTACCTGATAGTGTCTTTGTTGTTTTGTGTATAAAGCAACACCTCTATCTTGTGCCCCCATGTAAAATCCGCGTGGTGTTCTGTGTACCCATTGGGGTTTCTTTCATGATTATATAATAAGAACTGACCATAAGGTAGAATATCTAGACCTGTTGCGCAATACTTCTTGAGGTTTGTGATTATGAACTAATTTGTCATATCTCTTGGAATCTTTCCGTCTCGAATGATTGGATGATGATTGTAATAATCCAAAACAAGCAATGGAAAAAGATGTCCTTTTTTAAATCCCATGATAGCAGTTCCTATACATTCTGTGTTTCCAACTATAAACTCACGCTCCAAAAGTTCTGATCTATCAAGTAAGTCATCGAGTGGCCTAAAGCATTCAACGTCTGTGTCGCAATAGATGCCACCATGATCTCGAAGAATTACAAAACGATAGTAATCGCTAAGATATGCGTAGTTTCTCATCAGCAAAGCATCCTGTACAAATTGAGGCCCTGCTGAAAAATCAAAATCTTTATTTGTCCATATTTTAATTTTAAAGGAAGGATTGAACCTTTTAAAAGACTCAATCCTCTCTTTTTGTATATCATCAAGTGGTTTTCCACCAAAATTGATAAAGTGAAATATTTTCTCAATTGCCATATGTCTAGTCACCGTTTCCTGACATGTCGTTTAGTCCAACGATGTCATTAATATCTCTATCATACAAGAATAAACGCCAGCCATTAAAGTTTACTAAAAAGTTCGTCTCTGTAAGAAGGAGTGAATCCTTATGAATATAAAGATCGCCACGTGGTGCAAGACTTGTCATTTTTCCTTTATATGGCATATACATACCTTTTGGAATAAATAACATAGTCAGCTTTGAACCTCCAAACAAATCATCTGGGAAATTATTCGAAGAGAACAGTAGCAGAAAGCGATGATCTCCTTTCCATGATGGGATGTCCTTATATATAGAACTGTAAAACATCGAGTTTTTGTTTGGCGTCATCTGACCACCATCTTGTGTTTTATATCTGATGACATCATACTTTGCACTGCTCATAAGAATAGGATTTCCTACGCTATCTTTATAAAACAGAGAAAAACCCCAATTATCGCCAACGCTATCAGGATAGTGTACTTCCTTTATCTTTTGAATAAATGGGACATATGCCTTTCGTGATGTACTAAGCATTACGCGCACAGATGTCTTTTTTGTTGGGTTAATCGTCACCTTTATATATTTCATGTCAGCAGTTTTTTTGAAATATGTCCATGATTCCAACGTTGCGCTTAATGACTTAACAAGCTAAGATGAGGAGTTTAAAATAGAGCACGACTGCGGCTCGTCTCCGTATTCCTTAAAACATGCGAAAGAATACGTCTTGCCATTTTCAAGGTCAGAAATATCAGCTGTAAATGTTGCAGTGCTATACGTTCCTTTGTAGCAGTGAATCTCGCTTCCCTCTACGACACTTGAATTTCCTGTTTTTGTTTTAAAAAAAATGAGGTTGTCAGTGTTCTATCTTATCCAAATCTTGCTGAAAATTTGTTTTTCTTCTACTGCCATAATTATAAAATATGCGCACCAGCCATGATGTCGTATTTATCAAGTATGCCTTGGATGCGTTCAATCTTCTTGTTCATATTACAAGATAGCTGTTTGCCTCCGACATATATGTCGTGTTTTTCAACATTGATAAACAGAACGTTTGCATAGTGCTTGTTAAAAATTAATTTAAGATACAAATCATCGTCAAGTGCGAAATCTTTAATCATATCGTAGTCGATAGCATCCTCTAAAATATACGGAGGAATAAATGTTCCGCCGCATCCAGTAGGAAGTAAAGAGCGAGTAGCTACACCTTGCGCACCATGAAATACTGGCCACTCTCCGTATGGCTTGATGCTTCCGTCAACATCCATAGAAATCCAACGGCAACGGCCAGAGATAACACATCCCGGATTTCGTTGCCACCAGGTAAACATTCGCTGGATCATTGTGTTTTCGTATTCAACATCATCGTCTACTAACAAGATACAGCGATCGTAGTATTCAGTGGCTGCATAGATCCATTTGTTATGTGGTCCCATATCATCAATAACTGGGTGGACTTCTATATCTCCAACTTTAACAAGATCAAGCAACTACTGAGACATATTTTTCACATCATCAACGGGAATGTTCAGAATGAACTTTTCCGGTCTCATCGTCTGCCTTAAAATGCTCAAAATAGCCGTCATGGAGTTATTCATCCTTTCGCCATATGTTGCCATAGATACAACAACACCCGGCAGTCTCTCCTGCAGTTTCTCCTTATATTGTGGGAAATGTGCAGCGAGTATGTTATGGATTTCTGTGTATTTCTCCTTGTTGACATCTGCCAGGCAATCCTCTTGGTTTGTCTGGATGTCATACCTACATATACCGTTTTCATAAAGTGATCGGTAGCGTCTACCAGATAACACACAAAACAAAAACTGCCACGTCTCATCCGACGTAGGAGAAAGTGCCATGAATTTCTCCCTATCAAAGAATAAAGGAGAGGTGAAAGTGTGAGCTGGGTATAAAGTGCCAGCTGCACCATTTGCTGGTTTCTGGTTTATTGTCGCAACGCCTCTGAGGTATGTATTGTCAAAATTTCTAATTTCTCGCAGGCTTCCGTCGCGTTCGATTATTACTACACTCGAAGTTTGCCCGTAAATAATATCCTCAGGGTACTTCTTGTGCATCTCTATAAATTCATGTAGCCATCCTGGCCTCATTGTCATATCATCATCAACTACAAGTATGGCGTTGTCTGGGTATCGTTCGAGAGTTGGGATGAGTTTTTTGTGGCTTCTTATATTGCCTTTGTCCCATATTATCTCAACGCCGAAATCCTCGCGCAAATCCTCTGGCAAATCAAGTTCCAGATTCGGGAACTCATCCTCGGACAATACGAGGACGAAATGCACATCGTCTTCTTTCTGCCCGAGGATTATATTGTAAATATCCCGAGTGGTATCTATTCGCTTTGGGTATGATGTCATACTTACGATTAGTGTATCATTGTTCATTCTTCTAAAACAAAATAGAAAACACCAGCTCTTGGTGTTGTTGAATTAAATTGGGATTCTGTAACTACTTTAAGCTTATCGCCCCAAGGTATGTCCGAAGTGGTAAGCTTTCTAAATGTTGCCGTTCCGGTTCCTGTCGTAGGTGCTGCAAGAACTGTATTTTGTGCTCTGTTGATATTCTTTTCATAAGCTGGAACGTTTACGAAAAGACGCCCTGATCCATCACTCTCTACACCTCTGTAATCGGAAGCTCCGCTAGTTATAGGCTAAAGAGTAGGAGGTGTTGTTCCGTGGGCATATCCATGAATATCATCTTTATTTATGGATCCTGTGTAATCTTTACAAGTTCGAATAATCCCAGTCGTTCCACCTCCTGCAATTGGAAGGGGAAGCCACTTACCTGTACCGTTATCTCCACCATTAAGCCATCGAGATGCGTTAAGACTATCATCTGTTGTTCCTGGAACAATACCTGCTACGCCTTTGGCCAATTTAGGAATATCAGCAGCGTCTCCCTTTGCGCCCTTTATATTACAAATAAGTACCCAGTTTAAATATGCCTACACTACATTTGCAGCTTTAAATACATCGCATGTATGAGTGTTGAGATACATGTCACCAACCTTTGCATTTGTAACTGCATACACTCCAGCATTTGGAACAGCAGTCCCAGAGTGCCAGGTAATGGTTGCTCCAGTGTCTCCCTTCTAACCTTTCAGATTATTGAATGTAAAGGTTGTAGTTGCGCCACTTGTTGTTGCCGAAACTGTAGGAGTTCCGACGCTGTTAATATCACTACCTGCAGCTGCTTTAATAGTTGGAGTTGTTCCATTCGCTCCCTTGATATTACAAACGCCTACCCACTTATTGGTTCCTGTTGATTTATACACGTTGTAGGTTTTCGTGTTCAGGTACATATCACCGGTTTTTGAACCAGCAACAGTTGCTGCCGTACCAGTCACGGCTGTACCCGTATGCCATGTTACAGTAGCGCCAGTGTCTCCTTTCTAACCTTTTAGATTATTAAACGTGAAAGTCGTGGTCGTCCCGCTTGTGTTTGCTGTAACACTTGGAGTTCCGACAGTTCCGATATTGCCACCAGCTGCTGCCTTTATGGTCGGGGTTGTTCCATTATTTCCTGGCGTTCCTTGTGGTCCCTTGATATTGCAAAGATAAACCCACTAGTTAGCAGCGGTTGCCTTATATACATTACTTGTTCCAGTGTTGAGGTACATATCCCCAGCCTTAGAACCTGAAACTGTAAATGTTTTAGCAGTGGTAGAGGTGCCCGTAACAACATCGCCAGAGAACCATGTAGCAGCAGCTCCAGTTGAACCTTTCGATCCATTCTTTACTGTTATTGTTGAGCCATCTGTGAAAGTGTAGACATTACTACCGCTATCTGCTGTTGAAGTTGTGGTTTGCTTTCCGCCTTTCTATAGATAATTTGAGAGGTCAACGGTTCCGTTGAGGTTGTCCCATTTACTACCATCCCACGCAACGTTGTCGCCAGCTTTGATATGATTAGATGCGTCTGCTTTGGTTATATTCCAAACATCACCGACAGTATTGCCAGAAGTTGGGAGTTCTGAATAATTGGTTTTTGTGCCCTTGTATCTATAGACGTTACTGATGTCAGATTTCTCGGCGTAATTTTGTAGATAATCGACGACGGCTTTTGATGTTATAACGCTATGAACAGATGCATCTATTATATCGTTAGGCTTTAACGAATCGCCAATAACCCCATTTTGATCCTTAAAGCCATATCGTACAAATGATTGTCCAGTGCCAGTTTCTACTGTACTAAAACTAATTGTATATGTTGATGATTTATCAACCTAAGAACTATCGAAACGGATGTTCTGACAATTATAAATATCAGCATCAAATTTACCCTAGAATTCAACTGCAGCAACATCTAGTACTTGAATTTTTGCGTTTTTTACCAATAAATTATTGCCGTTTTGAGCAATGATATTATAATTAGTATTTGTTCCTTCAATTGTTATTCCTGAAAAATTTGTAATAAGACAGTGCGCACTAGGACTTATTGTTGCATAATAATCTTCACCAACATTCAATATAAAAAAATTAGCCATCACGTCTTTAACATGAATATTATCAAGTATAGAGATTGTGCTCGAGAGGTTTATTTTTGAACTTACAATAAGATCACAATCATTAACAAAAATTAGCTAATCGGTTTGCAGCGTTCCTTCTCCTCCAATCGTTCCATTCTTAATCGTCAATATACCTGTTAACTATGTCGTACCACTCAACGTCAACGTGTACCCATTCAAATCCAAAACACCGGTAGTAATAGGCAAAGCTGTCAAATCGCTTGACGCAATAAAGTCAGCCTTTGCTTTTGGATTTTTTCCTTTAAGCGCAGCATTGATTACTTTATTCTATACGGCATTTACTGATGTATCATTAAGCACAGAGTCAATAGTCATGCCTGTCGGTATCTCTCTTGAACAAGCCTTGACCTATCCGCTGCTATCTACATATACAGGCTTTGTAGTCGAACCGATCTGTGGGTGTGATTTATTCGTTCCTATCTTCTCTGCGTATCCTGCGTTTGCCACAGTACCAGAATCAATTGGTTTGATGATTGAAGTGTAAGCTTTACCATGAAGTTGTGTTGCGGCCTCTTCAATTGTTTTGTAAACTTCATATGAGGTAAGTTTGTTGGATGCGGTGGTGTTATCAACTTCTTCTGAGTTTACGAATTTATAAGTCTAATTATCAACATCCCAATCTCCTTCACTTATACATTTTACAGCAACGCCATCATATGCTGTTCGAGTTTTAAGATAAACATCAATATATGTCCCGCTAGCAGGAGCGTACAATCCAGCCTGTACATCGTCAATTTCAAATCCAGAACGAACAATCCACGTAATTTTCGCAGCAGAATTGCCAGTTCCATTTTGGGAAAATTCAATATCAACAATGCCAAAACGGGCTGACGGACTTGCATAATGCCCAGAGAGGTATAAAGTAATGCCGTGATTTGTCCAAGCATTATTAGAATATACGTCAGTTTTTAGTATTCTATGAAATGGATAATTTGTGTTATTACGTGTTTTGCTCGAACACATAATAGCCAACTTATCCGACACCCTAGCATGTAGTGTATACTGGTTACTTCCAGTTTGTATTTTTCTAATATCAGACATATTTTTTTTATTTAAAATAAAAAGAGGCGGTATTACGCCGCCTCTCGTATGTTAATCTAATGCGGATTACTGAACAGTAACAGTGTGGTTGTGATCTCCAGCATCGGAAGTCTGAATTGTGCTGGGTGTGCCAGCGGCCAACTTGGGAGTACCAGATACGGAAACCGTACCCTCGGTGCCAGTGAATGCAGCCTTGAGGCCAGTAGTAGCTGTGAATGTAGGAGCAGTTGCAGTTGCGCTAGAATGAAGAGCTGTTGCAACAGTTGCGCCAGTACCATCTGCGGCAACCTGACCAGTTGCGTATGTAAAGTCTGCTGCACCCTGAGCGAATACTGCTGTACCAAACACTACACTTCCAGCAGTAATTGTCGCGTCAGTCAGAGCATCAGCAGTAGCCAGGCTATGAGTTACACTAGTAACAAACTTATTAGCAGACGATGCGTCAGTCAAGAATGTGCCAGTAGGTGCAGATGTATCAATCGAAGACTTACCCATAGTAAGCACTAAACATTCACCATCAGCCTGATACGTTGCACTCTTCACGACATTTTCAGCCATAGAAGCTGATACACTCGTAACTGCAGCGTCAGTAGTCTTGTCGATAGTAATACCATCAGTAGGAGCGGAAACAGTTCCGCCTGTTACGAATTTACCTTTGGTTACCGTATGTATGGGTGCTGTATAGTCAACACTTGTTATAGCCTTTCCTGTACCAATTACACCCTTTGCTGTTGCAGTCTTCAACTGTGAAGTAGAACCACCAGAAAGCGTGATAGTAGGAGCGCTTACAGTGCCAGAAGTCGTAACTCCATCAGCAGCAGCTGTAAGAGTAACAGTGCCAGCGGGCGTATATTGACCAGAGAAAGTTGAAGCTGCGCCAGTATAAGTTGGAACAGTTACGTTATGCTTATGTGTACCATTGCTTGAAGTTGTACCGCTTGCGCTATCCTTGCTTGCCAACTTACCGTATGCATTAAGAGCATCAAGCAGACACCACTGCTTGGTTGATGTCTCGCCTGACTTCTTCTCAATCCATACATACTCGGCCTTGTCATATACAACCAAATCACCAACACGAATGTCAGCAGCTGTTGCCTTAGCACCGTAGATGTCGGTGGGTACCTGTGTGCCCTCATTTGTAAGGGCTACGGTTGTTATACCTTTAAATTTAAGAGTGTTAACAATCGCATCACGAGCGACTGAGTCCTTGATGTCATAGACGGTTCCATCAAGGTTAATTTTACTAATATCTGCCATATTATTTTGAATCAGAAATAATTGTTAATACGTTATCATCACTTACTGTAAATGTGTCATCCAGCAGTGTTTGTAATCTTCTATATTTTCCTTTAAACAAAATATAGATATCTCCGTTGTCCATAACCTCAAACAGATTTTTCCTGTCGGTATCAGAAGTGCCGCCTCCTATTGAGTACACGGTATGCGCTGTGCCTATTGTACCATCAGCGTGGTCATCTGTGAACTTATCAGCATTGTTATGCGATACGTTAAACTTTCCGCTTGCATGTTCTGCATCATGCAGTGTTTGTGTTCCGATACCTTCTGCGAAAGACGAGGCGCCTTTTGCAGAGTTGCCAGAATTGGCTTTTAAACTTGCAACACCTGTCCCTTTTTCAATAGGAAGATCACAAGATATTTTGACGCCTTTTTCATCGGCTGATAAAGCTACGCCATTACCAGAGATGAAATTTAAATTCGCAGCACCAGATACTGAGACGTACGGAACTTTGCCATCAACGGAATATGACGAAATTCTAGGAACGCCTCCTATCATGCTTATGCCATGCGTGAGAATATCACGCTGTGATGCGTCGGGATCTGTTATGAATACTATGGACTAATCGGAAATAGCATTTCCCGCGCCAGCTTTAAAAGCGTTATATGCGGCTCTTGTGTGGAAATTTACAAACCGACTTGTCAAAGTTGTGTTTTCCATAGTATTGAGTGGTTAAATTATGCCTGTGATACCTCGGTCCACTGGAGAGTATCTGTGAGAGTCTTGAGCTGAGCAGCAACAGATACACCTGTTATGTACTCAATCCTTGTAGCGTCAAGTGTTACAGTTGCAATCTAGAGATCTTTTTCAGCGCCATCTGTTCCATGTGCCTTTGTGCAAGATACACCGTTAACTTTAACGATGTCGATTTTGCTATCAAGATTTGTTGCAATTTCATAAACACCATCATGCAACTCATTCAAGCCTTTGACAACCTGCTCGTTCGTGTTATTTACAGCAGATGCCAAAGTTGCACTGTCAACATATTTGTCAGCTTCACCAACAAGCGGGTTGTTATATACTGCATACCTGTCCTGACTTGTTAGCTGTGAGTCAACGCTCAAAGTAGGCACATTAGTAACTGCAAGCTTGTCAACTGCAATACTATTATTTTCTATTGAAATACCAGCACCAGCTGTAAGCTTAACATTCTCAAGTGCTGTAATCTTTCCCTCGAGGTCGGCCTTAGTAGTATTAATAGTGCCGTTGATCTCCTCGGCCTTTGCGTTGATTGCCTAGTTGGTTGCTTCCTTTGTAAGGTAAGTGTCAGCGTCAGCCTCGGCCATTGAGCCATGGGGAACAGTCACCGGGGTGCCTTTAACATTCAAGGTAAGCATTCCGGTGCCAGCTGTGACATCTCCAGCCTGAAGTGCAGAGGTTGCAGCTGTTACAGCAGTTGCGAGTGTATCGGTAGATGCAACAGTGATAGTAGCAACACCAGCATCATTTGTTACAGCGCTAGCTGTTACATAACCAGTACCTGAAGCTGTGACACTCTTAACACCATGAGCTGCTACGTCTGTTTTGATCTTAGCGATCTCTGCATTTGCAGCATCAAGTGCGGACTGAGGAGCTGCAGCGTCGGCCTTATCCAAACTTCCCTGAACAGCAGTTGCAAGGTCTGTCTTAACGATAGAACCGGGCTTGATAGTTGCCGATATCTCATTTGTTCCGCTGATTGCAAGTTGAACCTGTGCAGCGTTAGCCTGTGCGGTGTAAACATCAACGAGATCCTTGACGTTAATTTTAACAGGTGCAACCTGGTTTGCAATTGTCAACTGGAGGAATGTATCCTTGCCTTCCTTTACAATCTCACCTTTGGTAACCACAAGATCCTAGGGGATATCGATGTCAATAGGTGTACCATCAGGACCAGTGAAAGTGTAAGATTTCAAATAACCAGCGTTTGCGGTTTCCTTGACAGCTACGCCGATATTGTTAACCTTTTCAGTTAAAGCGCTAAGACCGGGAACATCTGCAGCAGTCAACACTTTGCCCTCTGTCACGAGACCCTTGGCGTCATACTTTACAGCACTGAAATCAGTAGCAGCTGTGATAGCGGTATTTGCAACAACTGCCTTGTCTGCGGTTGCCTTAACGGCTGCAATAGCATTTTTATTTTCGGTGTTTGCAGTCTCAAGTTTTGTAATCTTACTGGCCAGATTACCAACCTCAGCCTGAGTGTCACCACCCTAGACTTTCCAGTTCTCTGTGGGAATCTTACCGTCTACAAGTGAATCAGCAAAACCAGCATCACCAGCAGGGCCAGTATAAGTATAAAGCGTACCGCCAGAAGTTGCAACAGTCAAGCCAGTATAAAGTGTACATTTATCAGCACCGCCCCAAGTCGCGGGATCATAGATGTCTGTAGCCTGATCAACAACCAAACGGTCATCAAGAGGACGCGCGGTTGTAAATTTAAAAGAAACGCCAAATTCGGCCTTACTTGCATATAATTTTGCCATATTATGTCCTCCTTAATTACTTATTATAAATTACACGGAATAAGCTATCTGCAGTTGGGGTTGCATTTATCTTGAACTGCTTGTATGCTATTTTGGTTGTACCATCTCCAATTGCAAGCTATACATCACTTTCTGTTACAGTTTCTGCAAACCACTGACCCAAACCATACCTTTCAATTGTCACACTACCAAACACAGCGGGTACTGCGATGAGAGCAACGCCAGCCTTCAATGTCAGCTCGCGAGTCTGTGCATCTACTATAGGCTGCTTTGTTAGCTTACCAGCTTCAGCTGTACTTGCATAGATTGAATACACAAACTTGATATCCTTGGACTGCTTCTTTGTGATAGGTTTAATATGGAAAGTGTCATCAACCTAAGCATGAGATGTAGCATTAACTAAAAGAGTCGTAGAGCTACCAGTTATTGCCTTATTAGTTGCTGTTCCCTTATTAGTCTTCACTGTGTCAGTACTTCCAGCATATGCACGCGTAGCGGTAACAGTCACAGTTGTGGGCTCGAGAATCTGACCGCCCCAGCTGTTACTACCATTGAGCGAGAATGTATTAGTTGCCTCTCCGCCAGTTGTGGTATATTTGCCGCTTACAGTCTTTGCAGGGCTACCAGTAACAGCGGAAGCTGCGGGCTATGCAGGGCAAGTCTTACCAACCTCAACAGGGGATTCAAAAGTAGAGTTGAAGCTGATAGTTGCATCTGTAAAATTGGGGGCATACTCAGGATAGAGCAGCATATCCAAAACTTCGTTGATGCTCTTACCATTCAAAGATTCGGCAGTAGTGCCGGCTGCGATACCACCAATAGCAGCGGTTGAAGCCGTAGTGTCTGCGGGTGCATACTTGCCAGTTCCGAGCTCTATTTCCTTTTTCTAAATAGCACCAGTTGCGTCAACATAGGAAGCCATAAGCTTTCCATCCTTAAACTCCACATCAGTGATGCCACTATAGCTCTTTCCATTCATCAATAAGCATCCTGTATCTTGTGCAAAATAGATGCCATCAGCGTGAGTGTCCTGACTGTATGCTGCCAGATTACCACGATAAAATTTGACTGATTTATTAGCCATATAGATTTAATTTTTTAAAGTGTTACTTCATTCCAAATCTAATCCCCATGTGTTGTTTCCTTGAGGACCTTGATATCTGCTTTATTTTCTTTGACGGTCTTGACAAGCTTGCCCATGTTGACAACTTCCTTATTCCCGTCTATGGTCACGATCACATCGTTTAGCTCGCCTGAGATCTGACCACTACCGTTTCCCTTTTGAGTCTTCAGCTTGTTGACTTCGCGCTGGAGATCAGAAACAATAGGATTCCTGTCATATCTCTCGATGCCTAGATTGATTGATCCAATATTTACTTTTTCCATATCTGCTCGATTTTGTATGTGAAATTTTCCAGGTCAATCTTTTCCTTTATGCTCACATGCTTAACATCACAGGTAGCCATAAGAAAAAGGCTTTGAAGATGACAGCATGACATGCATGCCTGGATACAGGTTTAACTCAGTCAAAACATCGCCAGCCTTGATATTGTCAGCCTTTACCCAGTCTGCAGCCTCGTCTACTCGTACGAAAACAGAAATGGTAGAGGTGGCATCAGTCTGCAAGATGTTCGTACCTGTGCTCTTGAAAGTTGGCGAATCGTATACGCCACTTGCATTTTTCTCTACGTTAGTCATATTTTATATGTTTATTTTGGTGAATTTATGCTATACTTATTTTGTAGGTACGAGTTGATCACCAAGTACTAAATCGCGAATCTATAAACAAAACCGCATGAGCTAATCTTTAACATGTTAAAGATATTATCCTATACATGAGTTTTGTTTGTTTTTATAATTATCCAAATCTCCCTTGTACCACACGAGTTCTTTAAATCCTAACCTCTTCTATACTTTCGGAATCAATCCATCCCTTACCAACTTATCAAACGAGCTCCTGCTTATTTCTAGGTACATGTAAGCCTAGGCCTTACTATATGGCTAGTGTGAAATAGCTGATAGTAGGTCATCAGCTTGTTGCGCGGTCATTTCACATGATCCGTTGTCGATTCTGTCGGCTATTTTCCGCAACTCGCGTGAGATAAGTTTTCGTAGAGTTTCTACCATGGGTCTTTGATTATTATGTTTGACAATAAAGCAAAACCTGAAACAGATAAAATTATACGTACCAAGTCCAACATAACACCAAGGCCAAACATTCTGTTGTACATTATGAAGCACTGGATAATAAAAGAATGAAAAATCAACCATCTGAAGTTGTTGCAAAATCCTAATAGATAGGTTGATAAGATTAAGACAATAAAAGCGCACAAGCTCTAGCCAAAGATGAACTCAAACACACAAAGATGTAAACCGCACAGCGCAGCTATACAGTGAATAGACATAAAAAGATCGCCGGATACGACGAAGATTTTAATAAGTTCTCTTATACTTTTTAAGCTTAAAGCTTTCATTTTTCCTCGCGTTTTTACAATAATAATATTTAACAATGAAAAAAGCCAGAGATTACCCTGGCTTTTTTTATTTAATTATTCCTCCCACAATGTGAGCCCCTGGGATTCACCAAGAGCATCCCATATGTCTTTCTCAGATGGAACGAACAGATACTATACATCTTGGTTTGTTTGATACCCATTTTCTGTATCATAAGCCGAAAAGTCTATGTATTGATTTGCAGCACTAGGACCTCCTGCAAACGCATAAATTAGATAATTACCATCTTCATCCATTGTCGCTGCGACTGTGCATGATGTTGCGTGTCCGTTGACTAGTAGTTGTTCAGTTTTTGTTTCTATCTTACGTTCCTTTGCGTATTTAAGAAGACTAATTCCAGTATATACAGTGTTTGTAAAACACAAACGCTCAGAGATACCAACAAAAGCATAGTTCATTCCAGTAGATAAGACATTATAAACATCACCAGGTGTACTTGTCTCGTTATGAGCCTACAAATCATTTTCAGTATTAACCGAACCCTTATAACGGTAAACATTCACAGTTCCAGACTCAAGCTTGGAAACTTTACTGTTGAGATTGTTAACCGTTTGATTTAATTTTGTAATGTTTGAATTAGAAGTGCCTATTGTACTTGCCAGCGTCTCGTTAATCTCACGCTGTGTAAACTGCGCACCAGTTGCAGATGTATTACTTCCACTATGTGTATTATCGTATAACTGGCAGATCTTATCGTTTTTTGCCGCTGTGTGCCACTGGTCCTCTGCATAGATTACTGGATACTCGTTAGAGTTAGCGCTGGTGAATGTTATAGCAAAAGCCGACGCTGCCGACTGTGTAGTATTATTTTTCATAATCAGATATTTATTTTAAGCTCAACCTTTTCTGCGCTACCATTCGATGCGATAGTCTTACTTGTTGCGTACATTGTATACCCTGGCATAGTCTGATTATTAGAAACAACAGAAATGCCAGTGGCTACTGTGCTAAGAATAGAAATGCCAGACTGCTTTGCTGTGGCGTTGCCGTGTGTCAAGATGATACCATAGGCAGAGTTTGGCAGACTGTTTGTCCATGTGAAATCCGACTCATTGACGGACGTCTCCTTTCTTGTTGCAGTCTTGATAAACTCAGAGATGATGCTCTTATCATTAGATACACTCATACCATACCAAGCAGGATATGATACGTGCATCTGGACAGCAGCAGCTGTAATTGTTAACTTTAAACCCTTATAGTCACCATCGGGTACAGTATAGGTAATAGTAGCAGAACCTGTTGAATCTTTAACATTCTCCAATGTCTTCGTATACTTACCAGTTGTAGACTGCGACCAAGTAGCAGGTACAGTGTCAGCATTCACAGCCTTACCGTCAAAGGTAATACTAAGGGTAGCAGTCTGAGAAGCGGGCAGCTGGTCAGCTACACAGCTTGAATTGGAAAGGCTAATGGTAGCCTTCAACTTGCTCTTTGCTGTACTCAGCAGCTAATCGTCCAGGTAGTTCTTATAAGCCTCTGGCAGATTATCAGCACCGTAAACAGTAACGCCTGCGGTATCTTTAAGGTAGATCTTGCCATCCTTGGCAAAGATAATAGAACCATCAGCAACAACAACACCATTAGAGTTCTTGCCCTGTGCTGCGTTCTCCTTAGAAACGTTTTTGTAAAATTTAACTTGCATTATGACCAATTTAAATTATTGTCTAATTCATGCCAACGCACAAAATGTGTTTCAGTATATACTGCGACGTGCATTTTATCATTGCACAAATACACGTCGCCAATTTCTACATTATCAATAGGTAAAATATCTATCTCTCCCTTGAAGCGCATGGCACCAGAGAGGCCTAGGTTTTCAATAGCAATAGCTCGCTTTTGGTCTGTGTCAAATTCAGAAAGGAGATTGTCCTTTTTAAGATATTCCCCTTTTTCATTTATTACACAATGCGGGTTGCCACTATGAATGTCTGGAACATACACACAATCATGCGTGTGATGAAGTTGGTTTTTATTTTGTATCATGGCTTCAAACATTCATAAAAAACATTGATGGAATTGAACATGTCGACATTCTGAATGAACGCGATCCTGTTCAGTATGCATTGATAGTTCTCCGGCTGGTGCCCATTGTGTAACTACTCGACGAGATCCTGGAAATCATCGATGACTGCGTGCTTCAAATCAAGCACGGCATCCGCAACCGTCACTACCATATTTGCTGTTGTCTTTACAGAATCCAGTGCAACCGACCAAATCACGCATGATGTTTAACGCTTCAAAGTACCGATCCTCATCAAGTAAGTAATCGATGACATTGATCGCCATCCACAAGAGATCACGCTTGTACACTAGATCTTTATGTTTCTATGTGTTACACTTGTCAGTTCCGCAGAACTTACCAAGTATCTCACGGTTGATATTAAAGAAGCACTCTTTGAGTCCGCACATGCTGAACATATAATCCTGAGAGAGTGCAACCGTGAAGTTATTGTTTATATTCAGAGAAATGAAATCATTAATCTGCACGATATCCCACTATCCGTTCCAGTACTTGACAATATGCTCACCATCATAAGCAAAAACGAATTTCTTTTTTGCTAACTCGTCGATATATTCCAGACTGTCCTTTTTAGGCAGGATATAATGCGACACCATGTAAAGGCCATCCTCTTCGATATGAAAATCGCTCACATCATCAGAACTATGATCATTGATATCGTACGTGTACAGGTCGTATTTTTCCTCTTTCTCTTCTGTTATGTCAACGCTATGGATAACGTTGACGGAAACCGTCCCGTCATATGTAAAGATACCATCGTAAGTATTACAGGGACGTTCCATTCCGGCTATCGTAACATGACAGCCGGATGTATGCTGTAATTGAAATATTGCCTACATTATCCAAAATTAACGTTGTCATTATATGGATTGCCGTCATGTAGTTGCTTGAGCTCTATGTCAACCTTCTTGTTATCAACGGCGATATTATCTTCTTTGTATTTCTTGTCTGCCCTCGCGTTGTACCACCTGATATCGCTATCAATACGGAGACGCTCTTTTTCAAGCTACATCTTTTCCTGGTCGTACTTCTCGATCTGCTTCTGGGCTTGCTACAGCTACTTTTGCATCTGCTGTAACTGCTACTGTGATTCTTGCAGCTTCTGTTGTAATTGTTGGATTTGGTTATTTTCCGCCTTCTGTTTCTCCATAGCCTGTTTTACTTTTATCTTTAAATCCGTCAAGCTCTTACTAGTCAACGCTTCAAAAATGATATCCGGCGCTAGGGTCTATGATTGGATGAAGTTCGGAATTACTTGCATCAGCTTTGCCATATCTTGCATGACATCTGTGCTGCTGCTTATATGTATATCGTAATCGCTAAGTGTGAAATGTTCAGGAAGAGCAGTGAATACTTTCTGGAATTTATCGCCTAGGATAATTGTTCCAGTTAGTCCGTTCTTGTATACTATCTTTGCCTCATTCAAAGCATCTAGTAACATCTCGCAAGTCACGAGATCCATTTGCTGATAGTACTGTTTGGTTATAGTGAATGAATTGTTTGCACTCAGTTTTACATTACTCACTGCATCCTTCTATTCGATACCGTTCAGTCGCTCCTGGAATACTCCGGTGATACTGGACGCTGTCTCTTCTATGGACTACAAAGCAACCTAGATAGCTTGAATAGCCCCAACTTTTACGGTATCATCAAATCCATTGAAAATTGTATTGATAGGTGCCTAACCAGCAGCTGCTCGTCCTTCCTGTGAGGTGTCGATCAAGCCAAGGCCTCCCTTTTTATATGCCAGCCATTTCTGTATTCTCTCCGGCCAGTTAACGCCAAGGTTGGTAGGGATAAGGCTTTCATCTATCCAATCACCAACTGTTCCACTGTTGGCAATGATGTTGTCTCTGTAATAATGTAAAAGATTATATCGATCTTGCAAAGGAACACAAGCTAGAACCAGAGAATATGGCTGGCTCCCTCGATTAGTGAAATAGACCCCGTTGACTGTTAAACCACAATAGCTCGGGTTGTCAATAGAACGCACAGCAGAATCATCTTTGCCTGTTAGGATATAGATGTCATCGTTGATTCTAACGGTGCGGTATCTGTTCATAACGAAATTCTTATCGGTCTCTATCCATTCAACCTCATAAACAGGGAGCAACTTGTTATATCTGTTGTTTTTCTCATCTGTTGGATAGCCTGGTATGATAGCCTCCTCTCCTGCTCTCAATCCTTGAGTAGCGGGAACTCCGTTGTGTTCAAAAGTCCTAATGTAAGAGTATGAATAATCAGACGCTGCATTTTCCCATTCCTTTTCTATCTTCTCAACATCTTCACGCGATAAATCCTAACCGTATTGCATCAAGATCTGTGATTTGGAAAGCCATTTCCTGACAACTACACGGTACGAATCCTTGACATATGGAGATTCCGGATTTCGATCTATAAAGGTGTTTAGAGGATTCAATACTTCTATCTATACATTATTCCTGTTTACACTCGGCTTTACCCTGTAAAAGCAATAGCCAGTGATCAATATATCTAGCAATAACTCGCGGAGCTTTCTCATGATGTCGGTACTTCTCGATTGCATTAAATACTCGATGACATTCTGCGCTGCTATCTCGTACTGACTAGTGAAGTTTGTCTTCACGTCCTATATGATCTTCTGAAGCGTAGCCTCTATATTATGGTCGACAGTATCCTTGCCGTCTATAAATGAGAGGATATCATTCTTGAGTTTTTTCTGCATGAACTTGTAGACCTACTCGTGAATCTGAATCTATTTCTCTCTTTCCATCGCGCTGATAGTCTGGGAATCCTTGCAGGAAACCTTCGGCAATACCGGAGTACCAAGATACTCTCCGATCAATACGTCCACGTGTTTCTTAATAAGCGGTATGAATTCAACGGAAGTAGGGCTTCCTATTCCGAAGTTCTCCTCAAGGTATCTGTACTATTCGGAGTTCATCTTTCCGTTATAGTAGTTATACGCCTTTTGCAAGTCTGTCTTCTCATACACCAGCTCCGTGATGGCGTTGTCTGTACATTCCTGCAAGCGTTCCTGCTCTTTTGTCATTATTATAAACTTTTAATATTTATGTCCTACTCTCCAACCATCCGTATTTTAGAATGGTAAGCATTAGGAAATTTCTTTCGTCTCACAAGATCCCACAAGTATTCGCTGATAAAGCCTTCCAGCCGACGCTGCCATTTGATATCTCCTTTGAACCAGTTGCCTTTTTTGAATTGTTCATTCATGAAATCCTCAACCTATTTGTTTCCATCTATTCCGAAATAAGAATCAAAACGTTTGAGAACATCAAAAACAAAATGTGCACCTTCCAGGAAATCATCGTGTTTCATAATGAACATATTGCAATATGAGCATTGCGCATCTTCCAGAAAATCATCATAAACCGGCAAGTATGACCTGTCCGCTTCTCTTATTGCCAACCTTAAAGGATTAATGAAAATCGAGCTATGATAAACAGAGATATTAACCTTGTTCATAAGCCCGGAGGACCAGGTTCTCGTATACACTGCGCCGTGCTTGTCAATTATATCACGTGCTTTTCCTAGGTCTTCAATAAAGCCATCAAAAAACCTTCTGTAATGGCAGAAGCCGATATATTCAGGTATTAACTCCTCGTGCTCCATGACGTGTTTGATTTGGCAAGCTTCACCATAGCATATATTGTGCTTTTTCGTGAACTCATCATTCATATATATAACAGGAGACAAATCATCAAAAATATTCTCATTTTGCGCAGCGATAAAATAGCCATCACTGTGTGGGTGGTCTCCTGTTATTGTATTATGCGCGCATATGTACATCCTCAAATCATCCATTACTTACTAAATCTTTCTATCCTATATGGTGTGTGCTGTGGTCTATCGGGCATGGCATATGACGCTCGAACATATCAGTCTTGTATCCAGTGTAAAATTTCGTATCAGTCAATCGACGACCATGAAGTTCTTTTTCTAGATATTCGAGAAACTTATCATCGTCTAACTGTGCGCATATATGGAGAGGGTGATCCGGATCATTCAATCCAAGCACAAGATCAATAGCTCCACCTGGTAATCTGTGAATATTCAAAAGGCCAACATAACACTTTCCGTATACTTTAAAAATAGTTTCTAGGATCGCTTGAGCGAACTTGTCCGTAGCTGTAGTCATTGGTTTGCAAATACATGTTAAAATTAGCCGTCATCTAGTTATTCTTTTTGATAGGTCCGAAATGCTTGATCCCTCGCTCGTCATAATAATATCCGAAATCTACAAACTCATCGTCTGCTTTTTTCTATGCCTATGGCGTGATTCCGGACAGCTCTTCATCTGCAAGCTCACATTCTCCCATAGCAGCCACGATATCAAACTTACGTTTGTTTTCGTCAGAGTATCTTGATAACTCATCAAGCATTTCCTCAAACCATATATCGTAGCCATAATCAAGGACGAAATCCTTAATCAGGTCTGTCTAATGATCGATGACAGCAGGAGATGCTGGGGATCCGTATTGCTACGTTTTACGTCTTGCTATATCTGGATATGTTGCAGATGGGCGTTTCATGAAGTAGTTCAAGAGATGCCTATCACGCGCCCATGTCACCATGGACATCCTCGTTGCCTCGATGTTAATCTGGCAGTTGTAATACATAGCAAGACCAATAGCTACTTCATAAGCTTCTCGTATATCATCCGGTCTATCTTTATATATGGCAACGTATCTAGGCGTGCGATTGCCAAACGTGCGACGCTTGACAACCATACAGAAATCAGACGGATCTTTGTATGTTGATGATGTCTGCAACATACCGATATCAATTCCGTCAATACCAGCGACATATAGGTTGTTTGTTTTCTCTATCAGACCTTGAGACTCACCGTCTCGCTCTTTATCTTCTACCCATAGCGGATGCTCTAAAATCTTGATCTTGCCATCTTTGCAAGCATTCCATATAACGCTCTAAACATTGGCTCTATCAACCTTGCGCTCTGTATTCTTATACTGGAAACGTATGGTGCCAATATCAATAGGCGGACATTCATGCATTGCACGGATGCGTGTGAGCTATTCGGCAATAGTTGCCCTGTTGAATTTATTCTGAACTCCAGAAGAAAAAGCCTCTGTATCATTGAACGGATACTCTGCACAGTGATCAATGAGTGCCGTAGGATCAGAAGCCATGGCGGCACGAATCTCATTTTGCCATTCTACAACAGCGTCAGGATCAACAAATCCCCTATGTGAAAGAAATCGTTTTCTATCTTTTGGTATCTTGGTGCAAGGTATGAAAAAAGAAGTCAACACCTCTGCACCGTTTTGTGTGTATCTGTGCCGATGTGGGAGAATACCGTAAACCTCAGGATGGTAAAACATACGCTGTAATCCATCGAGTGATTCCTTGGTATCTCCAGATGTCCCTCCGCACACACGTATTCCCCATGACGCATTCATTGGACCAACAAGCGCTGTTGCCTAGATATATGCCTTGGCGAAATTCTTCCATGAACCTACCTCGTCCATAGCAAGAATATCCAAACGGAATCCACGCAACTTGCTTGGGTTATCTGCGACAATGCCGATAATCTAAGACATCCATCCTACCTCGATTTTCTGTCCGTTGATTATCTTATAATGAGAGGATCTTTTCCAATCAGTGGAATCTTTCACCTATCGTAATTTGAAAAATCCGCCATCAGTGTTGTCGTTTAAAAAAGCCAAACAGTTCCAGACCTTACCAATAGTGTTGTCTAAATAGTCAGATCTATGAGTGGCTAACATGTTTATGGAATTTTTGATGCAATTATAGCTATTGGCTAGAATTGCTGAAAGCATCTCAGAATAACCTACTTCTCGTGCTTTCATTATCACGGCATTCCTTCTGAGTCTTTTACACATCTCATAATAATGAAAAAACTCATATTGCCCAGCATAAAAAGCCGGGAAAATAAAAAGACGACCACCACCTGACTTTTCCGTATTGTCAAGATCCATAAGCTGGAAATAATTCAAGAAAAAATAATTGTCACCAGTTATGGTGTAGCCGTTCACGGTCATCCCGTGCTTGCATCGCTTGTATTCCTCAAGCCAAAAATCCTGGAATGCTTTCGTCCCTTTATGGAACTACGTATAGTGTCCAGTTCGCAAGAAAGAATCCCTCGCCTCAGTGAACCAGTCAGGATCGAAATCTAGCCCAGATGTTTTGTTTATCGGAATGTATCCAGTAAGCTCATAAGATAGATCAGTATCAAAAAATACGATCTCTTGATCAATAGGTATGTCCCACTAGCCTTTGTGCTCGCTTTTTACCTATTCAACAATTGCATCTTCATCATGAATATCCTTGAGCATTACCTCGTCAACAATTTTCTGTATCTCCTCAGGATATTGTACATTTTTCATAAATCAAAAATCACCTTCGGGCATAAACCCGTCTTCTGCTCCTCCTCGTATGGACGAACGCTCAGCTAGCTCCTTCTTTACTTGACTCTCTAATGTTGTCAGAGAATCATGAAGTTTGTTCAATGAGTTGATCTCCTGAATCAAATTCTTCACCTAAAACATCGGCTTTCCTGTCAGTTCATCGCGTTCCTCAGGGTCAATATTGACAAAATAGTTTGCTATCTTATCAATCGCAAAACGCGCTGACTCTAAGAGTCTAATGCTCCGGTCCTAGTTCTACATCTCCTAAAACTTACGACATGCTTCCCTAAACACCGGGTCATTAAACTCTTCATCCGTCAATTGCGAATCTTTGAGCGCCGCCTCATGGCGTTCTCCCTGAGATATGTCGCTATACAAAGAATGCCAATGTAAAGCAAGGTAAATATAAGTAAGCTCGCGAAACATACGTAGTCCATATTCACCAGTTGGATCTTCCTTGCACTTATTCCGCTCTGGATCAGCAAGATCAGCAAATTCCTTGATCAATAAGATCTCAGGACGGTTGATCTCAATACGATTGTGAGCAGAATCATATACAAAGAAATTGTTCATAAATTATTCATAATCTTTTAAAGATACGAACTAGTAAGGAGTTCTAAATAACCTCATAAAACTGTCATTATTAGTCTCTCCGTTATCTCCGTTCTCTATTCGCTAAAATTTCTTATCTGAAGGATATCGAGTTCTCAATGAATCTCTATTTTGTTTGCTATTTTGGTATTCTTTTATATCAAATTTCCCTTCATCTGTTAAATTATCCACAAGATTCTTTGTAAACTCTGCGTTCTGATAACCAAGGAAATGAGAATTTTCAATATAGGTACCTCTTGGTCTAATAGGATTTGACGGATAATATACATCGATGTCATTAAGAGCGTGATAAACTGGTGTGTACTGAACACGTGTATCATATTGATGAGTAGGAGACTCAAGTGCATAAATCGTATCATTTAAAGCTGGAATCAGTCCAGGAATAACAGTTATCCTATCACGGCTTGGATTTATATTATCCGTACCGTATATAATGTCTTCTCGTATCTAATCTTTATTATTAGCGACTCCACCATTCCCTCTTCCATTTTGCATATCTACAACGATCGGAGCTACACGTGTCGCATCGTTTTTCTCTACATGCTCCTTTATTTGCACAGGCGGTTTTTTGCCTTCGTTTTTAAAACGAGTTATTAAACGTTTCATATTATTCAGTATAAGAAAAACCTCTATATCTATCAGCATTATTGTTTGTGAAAGGAATATTCTTTGTGTTTATAATCCTTGCCTTACCAAACTTATTTTTCAGATTCTGATAATTTTTATCCTCTGTTCTAAGTTCTCCATCCCAATGATATACACCAGCCGGCTCGAATCTATAACCACCCGAACCTTCTACCCGATTACCGTTCTCATCAATCATCCAAGGATAATATACTCGTTCGCTATATATCGTGTCATTATTTGCTGGATCAATAGCAGGGATTATTGTGCGCTTCATCATTGTGCCATCTGGAGTCTTAGCTGTCTTTACCTGGATATTCTGAGAAGGCTTCTTTTTTGCAGTTCCGCCATTCTGAAATATCTCTGTACGAATACCGTTCATAGCTTTGCTAATTGCTCCCTTCTTCATCTTCTTGCCACATTTAGCAGACTAAACCTTTTCGCGCTCTTCCTGCTTCTTAACGCAAGCCTAGCAAATAGTACCTCCAGTCTTATAATATCTTGTCTCATATCCGGCAGGACATATTCCCTTTAACTTCATAAGATAGTTAAGCTTTGCCCCACGACGTGCAGACTGGACGTTTGACTGTTCTATCTACTTTGTGATTATCTCTTTCAAAACTCCAGGCTGAGCAATCTGCTGCAAAATCTGAGGATTTTCATTTTCAACCTTATCCTGTCCTACTTTTATCAACTGCTCGTTAGTCGCAAGCTTCTGGAGAGTTTCCTGATCCTGCACTGCAATATTTGCAACCTGTGCGATTGCATCTTCAACAGATACGTCCTATTTCTGGCTTTCTGCATAGCCAATATATCCGAGAACAGCACCAAGTAAAAGCTGATCTTCTGCCTGATCATTAGCTGCTCCACCCTATTGATAATAATTAATCATTTTGTTTTTGTTTATTTAGTAATTAATTGAACAATATTCCCGTTTTCGTCATACACATAATTCGGATTATAATACCAATCCTAGTCTTTGCTTTTCACTGGCATCATATAAGTTTTTCCATTTTGCTAGAATGTAACATATGATCTAACTCCAGCAAATGAAGAATCTGGGCTATTATATTCTTCACGTGGTTTATCGCTAAAATGAAAGTCCATATTTTTGGAATCTTTAACAGATATTGGTCTAAAACCACTTTCTCCTATTCGTAATTCTTCAGGACTATCTGAGAACCATGATTTCATATCATCCCAATTGGTAAACCCTGAATAATCTGCAGATCTCCATTTTGACTATCCACGTTTCGGAAGTGATGTCGCTCCGATTTTAAAATGTGGACCCATATTAAAAGCGAAATTAGAATCATTATATGCATCACCAGTCCGAGAGCTGTATTTATCACCTTTCAATTCGTTTGTCTTATGTAATACGACTGTCGGTATAGCTTCCTACTATGGTTCAGGCTACTATTCTGGCTGTGCTGGCTAAACTGGTGGCTACTAACCAGAATTGTCTTCTGGAGCAGGAGGTGGCGTTCTCTATCTCAAATTGCCAAAATATATTCCATATTCAGCCTTACAGATTCGTCCACCTCTTCTTTGACTAGGTATAGTATACTGCCACTAGCCATTTTGGAAGTTCCAACCAGCACCATGGTATACATTATTCATAAGGTATCTGTCAAATGCTGAAGCAACCCTATTGTCAAAATAATTCTCATGGCCCTACTGTGGAGTGTATCCAATTTTACTTAAAGCGCTCTTATAGTCGTTGCCAAAGATAGACTGTATCTACGCGTCGTTCAAGTTATACTGCGACTTTAAGAAATCTTTATATACATTTTGATTATCTATATAAAGATTATCGTCTCCGTCTTTACTTTCGTCATATTTAGACCATGCTTCTGATGGATTAAATCTAGCTCTGCTTTGATCCCAGTTGTACCATATAGGCATATTATAATATCCACTTTGCGATCTCAGAATATCGTCAGTATTACCCATTTGCCTCTAGAATAAATAATCCATAGGATCGATTTGGCCGTTTACATTAAATCTAGAATTAGCAAACCAGGTTTTACCGTATTCATTCAATTCATCAGGAGAAAGTGAACCGTCATTATTCGTGTCGGCTTTTTCCATCATGGATTTATATTTTGCCTTATCTGGTGTCTATGTGTACAATTCGTTCAACCACTGATCTTTCTAATCACCGAAGCCAGAGAAAAATCTATTTCCTACAGCTTTTGGTTTGTCTGTACCAGCTTGCCATGTAGCCTATGCTGCACGTTGGTTTTTATTAAAATAATTAGCAACTTTTTGATTAAACAAACCTTCGGCTGTCGTGCTATCGTATGTTATATTCGGGTCATACTAATAACCTGATTTCTATTTCTTTAATAAATTGCGAGCTTCAGACCAAGAATAACCATCAGGATTTGCTTCTCCAGATAATGTTGTTTTTGCTCCGTCCCAAATAAAAGCCTAACCACCATATCGATTGATATCTCGTTTGAGCCTTCTAGATTTTCCGAGACCACGGTATCGGCTGCTATTCAAATTAATGATCTACCTATTTTGACCATACAATCGTTTGTCTCTCGCTTCTTGCTCAAGCTTAGCTTTTTGCTATTCATCATCGACTACTGGTGGTACATCTGGATTTTGCTCTTGGAACTTTTTATTGTCTTTGTCGTAAGTCCAAGTCTTAGATGTTGTCTCTCCAGCCATATCACTTAACAAGTTCAAGGTCCTTTGTACTAAACACGCCCTCCTGCAATTCCTGCTATGTATTGAACCATATGCACTTGATGCCCTTCAGACTGTTCCCCTTATCTACGTTTCTTTTGAAAACATTCGTAACCTTTCCGATCACGATCATATCAGGACGGTTTTGAATATCCTATTTAATCCTTACAACCTGACCAGGAAGGAAATAAATCTTATCTTCCTCATTTAACATAATTTTTCACTTCTTTTTATCGGACCCCTTAAAACGTTCAGTGAGTCCTGAGTTTATAACTACCAAAGCGCGTGTCTCATTTACAAGTACGAGTCCTTGCTTGAAGAACGGAACGGGTACCTCGCTGACAACCGTCCAATAGATAACGTCCCCATCCTTCACATACTTACACTCCGGACCTGCATCGACAACCTCTCCAACATGAATCATAGACTTCTCTTCCTCATATTCTCCGGTCTCATTCGATTTGTAAGTTGGAGCATATCCGCCAGTGTCAAGAATGATGCCGCTGTCGGTCTTCGTGATCCTCTGGAAAGGATTCTGCGAATAAGGCTTCACCAAAACATAGTTGTAGATTGCCTTAATCTCCATCTTATCAAATTCCTCATTGAACTTTTCCGCGTACTTACCGACTGCCTTCTCGTGGTCCTCGAGTTTCTTCTGCATGTCGTCAATCTTCTGATTGATCTTTGTAGCAGCTTCTCTTTCCATAATGCGGTCTGCGTTCTCTCCATTCAACACAAAATGCTGGGCTGTTTCAATGTTCGTAGCCACGCGTGCAAGCTTCTCATTACTATTCATTCCAATTCTCTCGTCCATAATTCAAAAATTTAAAAACATTACCATTTATTTAATTTACATTTCTCATCTTTTACTGTTATCTTACTCTCTATTATACAGCCGCACTTTTTGCAAATAAATCCAAAAAGTGGTATATATAGTTTTTGATCGCACGAACGGCAAACCGCGTATCTCTTCCTTGAAAACTCAGGATAAATATGAAATAAGTTCTTGAAGTTTCCCTCGAGAATATTCCACATTTTATGAGCGATCATCAAAATAATATTCACCATTTTCCTGCAACACATTCCGCTGTCGAATTACTCCATTTAAATTTTAATATACAACCGCAACCTCTAACAAATCCTTTGCGTGCTTCAAAAGCAATATCATCATTTTCTGGATTTATCCATAGGTTGCTATTACATATTCCTTCATGACTTGAGGAAAATATTGGGCACTTCTCGCATATCTGTTGCCTAATTTCGATGTAATCTTTGTCTAGTCCAAGCTTCTTACTTACATCTTCATCAAGAAATTTCTCTATCATAAATCAAAAAATTAAAGGTTTCATTTTCTGCATAGTGTCTTCATGTTTCAACTTCTTCCGATAGTAGGAAATCATATTCTCCACTTCATCTTTCAGATAGTCGCACTTGTACATAGTGCCAGCACCTGTTGTTGGATCAATATGGTAGATTATGAGTTCCTTGACTTTTAGCTCTGGTTTTATTTTTGTCAACATCCAGGCATAAGTAGACACTTGTAGTTGGTACTCGTTAAAATTACAATTGTCAAATTTGTTTAATGGATACAACATCCGTTGTGTTGTTCTTGTTTGCTGATTATAAGACGCAGCTTTCTTGTTGATCTTGCTGTTCGTTTTGAAGTCAATGACAATGATATCATTGAGATCTTTAACCAGAAGGTCAATTTTACCATTCAGTCGAAAATCACCGTCCTCGTACTTGATAGAAAATTCAGAATACGCGCCGCGAGGTAAGTCCAAATCTGAGTAGTCATTCATAAATTCAAACTTACCTCCCAGCCCGAATCGTTCCAGTGTCTGTTTGCCGCCCTTAAAGGAATCCTCCAGCTGTTTGTGGATAATAGTTCCACGGTCACAGGCGTCTTGTTTGCTTTTCTGCCATTGATCAAGTACATTCTGCTTTTCCCGATTGAAGTCTGTTTCACTTATATCATACAACATCAACAGGTCCGTGTCTATCTTATGTTTAGAAAGTACCGATTTTTTTTCAACCTACCATCTGTCTTTTGGTATCAATCTCTCGAGTGCTTTTACTCCACTCCAAAACTCCTTATCGAAGGGCGCTACAAATGAGTGAATTAAATCGGTTACATTTATATTATGTGTAGACATTTTTCCGTTCTCCATTTAAACATTCAACATTATCATTTAATCTTTGGATGACTTACTCTGAAACTCTAACAGTTTAGATTTGTATGAGTAATCCATACCAATTAAGGAACCAGCGAAAGTACACGTTTCACCAAATGCTATAAGTACCGAAGAGTGAATCACGCCCATTGGTGGAACTGTAAATCCAGCGACAAGAAGCAACAGCCCAGCGGTCAATATTACAGAAGCCATGCGAAGCTGAAATCTTAGCTTCCTTTCTTTCTGATTCATATGAAACTTAATTTTTAAAAATTGACATATATCTTGATTGGTTTATATTCTACGCAATAATACTATTATTGTTACATAAAATAGCAGCAATTATGGTACATCTCTTAAAAAAGGGATCCGGCATTCATATAAAAAAATCACATGAGGGAAGATTTACGGAATATTGCGGAGGTAATGTGACGGAAGAATGCATACTGAGAGGGAAGAACTCCCCGGATCCAAAAATACGAAAACAGGCAGTCTTCGCATAGAATGCCAGAAAATTCAAACACCAAGACGGAGGCCCAATTTATGGAGCATCTTAGATATAGACAAATGGAAATCTCTCGCAACAATGGAAATAGCAGCAAGAGATGGCTGTGCAAAATTTCAATCAAAGCATGGAATAGAAAAAACAGCTTGATGAAATGAAGCGCATGCAAGAATCACAGGCTCTTGGTCAAAGTATAGGTCAGACTGTTGGATAGCTTTTTGGTAGAGGTATGCAAGCAGTTGCATAGAACATACGAGAAAAGAAAGATCAGGAAAATAAAGTTGGTATAATAGACGGTGGACAAGAAATCGCGCAAACAACCACTCCACAAGCAACTGCTCCGCAGGATACAACACAATAGTGGCAGCCTTCATTTGCTGGTTTGTCATTTTAGCCAACAGCGCCATGGCAACTTTATGGAAAAACGCCAAGCATGAGAGATGGCGGAAACTTTGAGAATATAATGAATATGAACGAATTGTTTTCTACATATAAATCAGTTGAACCTTTACAAATAGAAAAAGAAGTAGAAATTCCGGATTTTAAATCAAGATATGATTCTTTCCTGGAAAACCTCAATAGATATAAGACTAAAAAAAAAGACAATAAAGAATTGACTGAAGACAATCAAAATTGGTTTGGTAATACATCTATTGCACAAGTATCCAGTAGTACGACACCTAGTAGTGCAACAATCACATAGCAGCCAGACTATACTTCGAAAGATTTATAGACGATGTTGCAGGAATAGGGACTTGATAAGTATATAACAATTACTAGCGGATACCGTGATCATAATATAGGAAAAGCTGGCAGTAAATCAAATCATAGAAAGAAAAACCAGCATGGTTTGTCTATGGCGTATGATATAATACCAGCACAAGGCGAAACTTTTGATTCTATATTTCAAAAGATAAAAGAAAATCCAGCAATGCAGCAATGGCTATCTCAAAACGGTTTTAATATAAACGACGAAACAGATGCTGCAACATTAAGACGTACTGGAGGAACTGGTGCTCATTTCCATATTGGACCTGATAAGTTTAATGTAAGAAAAGCATAGCACGGATTAGATGTTTCTAGTCTGTTTACAAAATATAATTCTGCAGAAATTAATGAGCCAACTGATAAAATTGTTATGCCTAACTAGGAATTGACACAATAGAGTTATTCTTTAAATGCGATATCAGGAAATAATAACAAAGAAGAAGGTAAAAAACAAGGATCAGACCAGGATTGGTTTAATCCGGAAACAATAAACACAAGCAGCAATGCACAAGCACTACGTAGAATAAATAATAGTAATATGGTGTCTAATACTTCATTCGATTAGGATTTTCAAAAATATGGAGTAAATCCAATATTTACAAAACACAAAGAGTTCTGGAGGAAACTCGCACTTTCTGAATCAAGTTTAAATTCACAAGCTTCGAATAAAAGCGGAGCTTTTGGATATTTTCAAATAATGCCACAGTCTAGAACAGGCACTGACGTAGCATCTCAATTTAAAGATGCGGAAAAATTAATGACATCACACATGTCATTAATAAACGACGAAGATCGTAAACTAGCACAACAAAAAAGGATAACAGAAGAAGGACTGATGGCTGGCGTTTGGCTCGGAGGTCCTGGAGGAGTTAAGCGTGCGCTAAGAAATAAAGGAAACGCAAAAGACTCAAACGGTACGTCAGTGATGAGTTACATGAAAAAGTTTTCGTAATAATAGACAAAACGTTTTATGAAATTTCTGAGACGAACCCAGGAAGAAGCTTATAAATAAAATAAAAAAAAGTCCGAGAAATAAAACTCTCGGACTTTTTTTATGTGGCAAATCTATAATCATTATTTTACATACTATCTTTCCAACGTTTTACTGACATCAATTCTTGGTTTCTATAATACAGGAATACTGATTTCATTTCCTTTTGTATCATGAACGACTCTCTCACCAACTTGCTTCCATCCATATTCTGTTTTGAATCTATTAAGTCCATGAACTCCTCCATGGCTTAGATTTCCATATGTAGATAAAAATTCACCTTCTGGGAAATCTTCGGCATAAGTATCGAAAAGAAGTTTCTTCTCATTTGGGCTTAACATCTGTCTCCCATCTACTCCGTGGAATGTATCAGCTGTCTTAAAATGAACGCTATGATATCCTGGCTCAAGATCATCAATCCTTTCGAAGAATGAAGGTTTCCCTTCTAGTCTGTAACGAATCGCAGGATTCCATCCTTTATAATTACGCCATACCTTAATATCTGGCCCTTCTTTTATCACTCTCGTCGCTTCGTATGGATACAATGTTTGACTTACACTTTCTGTAGTCTATGTTCCATGCTACATTCCAGTCTCTGCTGCTTCTAAAGCTCCAGGATTCATCGTCCCAATTGCGGCAGCTCTAACAATAGGGACGGTTGCAGCATCAACTGCAGGTTTTAATATTAACTGATACGTGGCTTTTGCAAGATCACCAGCTGATGAGTTCGGATCGTCCCATACAGCGTTTGCATGATCAACTAAACCATCAGCTCCTGAAAAAGTGTTGTATAATCCAGTCGCACCACTAGCAAATGCCATAGGACCTGGCACGAAAGCCCAACCAAGCAAATTGGCAACAAATGGCCTGCTCCCTCTTTCCATTGCTGCGTTAAAATAACGAGCACCACGCGCCGCTTCAATCTTACGCCTCTCAGCATCAGATAACTCAGCACCCTACGGTATCATATCGTAAGATGTCGCACCTATTCCAGCGCCTTCAGGTGTCACGGTTATCCATTCCAGATTACCAACTCTTCCGAGTGGATTGTCTGGCGTACGCTCAACCTATTTATATTTTATAGATTCCTTTTTCTTACTTATTGCAAAAAAATATTTATTTTGCAATTATAATATAAAAACCCGATGCTCTTTTCTAAGAAAGAACACCGGGCCGAATTAATTATTTAATCGTGAATAAGTTTCCGTTTTAAAGCCCGATGCTTTTTTTCTAAAAACACCAGGCCGAAAGTTTTCATTATCAATTTTTTCACTTATAATATAAAACCTCATGTCCTGTAAGGCTCAGGGTTTCATATATCAACTTGATCGTTTCGGCATTATCATCCTTGGAGATCAATATATCCTTTGGAATCATTATCCTATCGTAATGATTCAGAAACTCAACATCTGGCTACTTAGCCTGTTCAATGTCAAGTGTTACAGTTCTTATGTTTTCCATTATCGTACACTTAAAGCGTTCAGATCATCTTGATAGTCAAGCCACCACTGTCTGTTTGTCCAGCCATTAGCGCGAGCCATCTCGTCAATCTCGGTTGCACGATCAATAACACGACGCGCCTATCTCTTCAGCAACCACTCAATAAACATATAGATTTTACCTCTCATGATACAATCATTGTGTTCGATTCGTACTTGCCACTATTTACAAACTTTGTGGCCTCATCTTCCGTGTCAAATATTCTGACTTGCGTTACAAAATTCTCACCATCGAAAATCTTGCGATACACCTTGTTCTTGTCCTGGGTATACATTAACATTCACATTTTATACATTTAACAAACTTGAAATCATCATGAGAACCAGGAAGATGGCTTAGATCAGGGCGAGTAGATACAATCGTATATACCCCATTAAAAAAATAGTATAACTCAACCGTCCTCCCTACAACGTCCTCCTTACGTTGCCCGTTTGAGTTAAGCTCACAAAAAGCCTTCTCTAAGTCATCTTCCTTTATGTTGTCTCTTATGATTTCTATATCATTCTCATCAAGCTTCAATTTCTTCAGCTTTTTTTTCAAATCGCGACACTGAAACAATTTCTCGCGATATTTGAATATAGTTCCCATTCATTCGCTCATTACTAGTAGGGACGCCAGGATTCGAACCCGGTCCAAGAGGGTTAGAGCCTCCTGTGCAATGAACCACATACACCACATCCCTATTTAGTAATCACATCCTCATATTTTCAAGATTATGAATTTTCTTTCCTATCACCGCATTCACACACTGCTTGAACTCATTGATGCCATGACGAACGGCACCATAGTCTTCAGTAGAATCACAAAGCTCTGCAAGCTTTCTAACACCTCCATCAGTCGTCTTGTTCATAAGATCACAAGCCTCAACAAAAACATCATCATCAAGTCTTGCTATCTGCTCACGAAACTCACGGATGAACTCAGGAACACTTGGCTCCTCGGTGATCTTTACCATGTAGCTGTTGTCGTCAAAATCATACTCAACAACACGATCACCACTTCTAAACTTTCCCTTCTGGTTCTTCTACGCTGCACTAAGCAGCTAACTTATCATATCCTGCATATTGTCATTGTTTATTGGTTACATTGCAATCATAATATAAAAAATGCCAAAACCCAAATTTTTTGTGTTAATTTAGGTTAAGGCATGTGTTAAAAAATGTCACAAAGAATAAAGTATCGCTCCGATCATCATAACCACAGAATTCAAAACTCCACCTAGCGTTGTAAACAATACGTCGATCTTATCTGCTCGATAGTCTACCGCTTCTTTAACAATCCCAGCAACAGCTGCAACAACAACTCCGCCAAGGGAGACAGCAACGACAAGCCAACCAGTCAGTCCTTCTTGCATGGATAGGATGTTTGTTATAATCGATGCTATCACGTAACCAAGCGATACATGTTCCAAAAAGTTTGTGTGCTCTTCAAAGAAAGAGCGCAACCTTTTCTTTAACTTACTCATTATTTATTAAATTATAGTCCAACCTTTCGCGAGGGCTGCGGCTTTCTGTTCGTCGCTAATCGTCCACATCGCGTTTTTCTTTAATGTTGCAGATCTTACAAGGCTTGTGCTCGCATCATCATCGCCTTTTTCTATGGTCAGATCTGTCAAGTTATCAATCAAATATGCTATACTGTCAGCATCCAAAGCTGGAAGCCAAGACGAGAAATCCCAATTGCCATGATTCAATCGCTGAATCCTTACATCTGTCAACTTATCGCAACCATTGAATGTATTTTTTATGTTAATCCCCTCTGGCTTGACATATCGCATATCAAGCACAGGACCTATCTTGACAAGGTTATTGCAAGATTCAAAAGCCTATGGCATAAATTCTACAATAAGCAAATTATCATCAGCAAACCTATCCGTGCCATATTGCGGTATCTCTGTGATCTTAAAGCAATAATCGCAGAACCATCCGATGTTTGTACTCCTATGTGCTCGCGTTTCATCATTCACATACGCAGCACTCCAATGAATACTCGGCAACTCCAAAAGATTATTGCACTGTTCAAAAGCTGCTGATAGATCTCTTGCCCATGCTACCTTGTTCATATGGATATGACGAACCTCATGCATCCCTCCAAACATTCTATGCATAGAAGATACAGGTGACGTATTATTGAATGTCAACTCGTCAATATTGGTCCCACTCCAAGCATAACCGCCAGCCATGAATTCGATATCAAAATTGAATGTCCAGTGGCCTTTCATGTCTGTATTATCCTTAAACCACGCATCATCTGGATTTGCATCTCCGGTAGTAAAAACTGCATAATTACTGAATACCTTAGTCTTGCAATACTCTTTAAGCTACTACACAAATGCATCATTCCACATTCTGCCGGTAAACTGGACATATTCGACAGTCTCTACCTTACTCTCCGTATTATAGGAATACTTAACTAATCCATCCATGTTATCCAAAACGGGCATATAGGATCCGTTGCATTTGTGGATGATACTCTTGACGCCAGTGGGCCAATCTCTAACTACAGTATCAACGATACCGTGATAGATAAGATTATCAAGATCCTTGACTCTATGATATACAAGATTCTCGCCAATGTATGCATTATAGCACTCGCTCTTCGTCTTATCAATAGGTGGCGTGAATTGCTTAGTGTGATAATCTAACCCATCAACGCTAACGAGCACATTTTGCATTTCAAGTCTCACCTGATCTATGGTTCTTATCTTTGGCTTTATAACAACTGCTATATGATTACTGCCTACTCTATGGATAGTGACTGTGCGCTTATCCTGACTTATTTCTGCAATACTTCCATGGCTCGTGTCAACAATAAACTCAGAATCATCAAAGCGACCATCTAAGAAATTTATAACGATGGGATGATCGCCAAAATCAAGGCATGCTTTCCCCTTATCGTCTGTAAAATTGCTTTCATTACCCCATAGTGTGATAGCTTCATCCCATGGCTCATTTTTCCAGCTATTAGCCGCGAAGTTCTTAGTCATCCCTTTTGTTATATTCTTATTGCGACCGTCTTGGATATAACCCCAATAATGTGCTCCATTATTGACATCTTTAAGGGCACCACCAGTAACACCTAAATCCCAAGGCCACCAGTAAATCCAATCGTTATTATAACAAGGAGCAAACCACGAACGTAATATCCGCCAGCATCAGATGCGTATTTGTACCAACTCCATAACGCATCACCATCAGGTTTAGATTCTGGATAAGAGAATCTCAAATGAACGACATCCTGGTCTCCTATTTTTAACCCACTCATTTGATAACATATAAAACATTATCACTTTTTAGATCTAGTGCAACATACTCCTCCTAAGAAAGTATTTGCACCTTATCGCGGGCTGTCTAATCACAAAGATCATAGACCTAGCCCTTTATTGTTATTTTACTTATTTCCATAATGTAAAAAAATAATTCAGCAACAATTATAGTATTATTGTGTATTATTTTATAAATTTATATTAAAATATGGCAAACGAATATAGAGCGAAATCATTCGCAGATGCTTTCCGCCAAGCACGGAGAAATATCGGTATGGGTGGGCAAGCGGTTTGGATCCGACCAAACGGTACACGCATGGTATTCAATACAAACCTCAAAGAAGAGATACCTGTAAATCAAACCGTCTATTCTCCTCTTCTTTCTAGCGAAGATGAAAGATTGGCGGAAAGAAGGTACAAAGAAGCTTTGGAATCATCAAGAAGAGCTTTGGCTTCAGAAATCGGTATTAATTTAGCGCAAGGCAAAAAAGTGCCAACAAAAATGATACCACAGCTTGATGTGCAAAACAAAGAGGTTGGAATATTCCAAATTAATCCAAACGCAAGCTCCGAAGAATCAATATGGATCAAAACACTTCCATAGATAGATGTGATTGCACAACGTACACATCACAAGATGAGAAAAAATTCCCAAACAGGAGAGCTTGAGTCTGCATAGGAGAATTTTTACCCAGTTAAACCTGATTATGAAATTGGAAAAGGAAATAGTGTTCATTATAATTTCAACACAGGTGAATATGAGATGATAGATAAAAACGGAGAAATTCTCGCAACATCACCAGATGGTTCTGTTCTATCTGATCCTTCACTCTGGACTCAATCTCATAATGGAAGAAATGGAGACATCGAATAGTCAAAATAGACATTCGAATAGCAGAAAGCCGCAGAATAGATGGCCAACATGAGAAGAGACGAAGAAAATCACACAATCAATAGTCCATTACATATTCTTACAGATGAAAATGGGAATATAGTTGTAGATAAAAATGGCAAACCTGTATATAACGGATAGCTTACTACAGATCAAGTAGTAGATGGGATGAATTATGGCAAACAAATTTTCGTAGATGCCGTTTAGAATTTTGGACTCGATGGAGTCAATCACGCCATATTAGGCGGACTCAAAATGGCAACAGATGGAGATTATACATCAGACGATTATCTGAACGGATTTTTCGCATCTAAAGATCATGTAGGAGGAGCAGGAGACTTTTTCGAGGTAGAAGGACCAAAATCAAGATTCGCCTTGAATCTTATAAACCCAACATCATTATTCACACTTGGGGCTACAACAAAGTTCAAATTGCCAGTAACAACTAAAGGATAGCCAATTCGTCTCAGTGTTCCAAATGCGCCGGCATCAATGTATAGAAGAGGAATGCGAGCGAATGGAGGGATGGGAACAATAACAAGAAATGTTGGACGAGGAGGACAAAAGTCTTGGGTCTAGCATGGAGGCAAACATGTTGCTGGTACAGGATTAATGTACACTCCTGGCGGGCCACTCACACCAATGACATATGATCTCTATCCAAAGAGGACATGGGAAACAAAACCAATCATACCAGCACTTAACGTGGAATATGAAGGTGGACCAGAATCAACAGGTTATCAGTATGAAAGAATGTTTGGCAATCCTAATGAAGCAAACTCTTCGGCAGCACCAGATGTAGCAATGCCAGGAAATATTACTGTCAATGGATCAAATGACAAGATAAACAGAGGAAGATGACTCTTCAAAAGAACAAAAGCAAGAAAGTCAAAATAGGAAACATCGATATAAGTAATTAACAGTTCGACGATAGAGATAAAGCCGCAGCAGGATTCGATAATGTGTTCGATTATAAAGCAGCAGAGAAGAAGTTGCGGAATTACAACGACAACTAGGATTAAAACCCGATGGACTGTTTGGAATAAATACAGAAAAAGCATACTACGATTATATGAGATCAAATCCACAAGAAGTAGCAGATAGATATATATCTGATGGATGGATACAAGTATAAAAATAAAAGGAGACCAGAAATGGCCTCCTTTTTTATTTAAATCAACTATATCATTTCCCAATATTATCACTAATATTATTAAACACTTGACGTTCTCCCTCAAATCCAGCAGAAGCAATACCAAACGGTCTCCATCTTAATGCCTCAGAATAAGCACTAACAGCCTATCCGTATTTCTACCCTGCTTTGTTTACTGCCTTTCTAGCGGCATCTTCGGCTATATCCTTCTTTATAAAGTTATCGACTAAACGTCCTCTAATCATATTATTTTTTGCAGCCTATTCTATTGTGGTATATTTACCAAGAACACCGGCGCGTGGAGATTGAGCAAATATATTCAATGGTTTGGAGCTCGAAACAAAATTCGCATTTTTGGCTGCCTATGTTGCTTCCTATGCAGCTTTCTTGTAAGCAGAAGTCGCTGCTTGATTACCAACAAATGCAACCCTAGAAAGAGCGTCTTTCTTCGCTTTTGCTTTCGCTGTTGTTTTCAAACCTTTTCTGAGAGCCCGGCTAGCTAAATTGTAAGCATTCAATGATGCATCATGTGCAACTGTTGCAGATCTAAATGCCCCCTATGCAGCATTTGCTGCTCTCTCAGCATTTGATATATGACGTACTACAGCAGCGCCAGGAACTAGTGTTGCTACATCAAAAACTGTATTTATTCCATTTCCTATATCAATACCGTTATTTACAATATCGTTGGCATCAGAAGCAATAGCCGCAGAACTCATTACTGAAGCCGGAAATGCCATAAGTATATGGCGCAGCCATCCATAGACCAGCGTTCGTCAACTGATATGGAGCGCTGTGAGTTAGATCATACAACTCACGACGC